CCCACAATCAAGATAGTTTCTCCCCAGACGGGATAAATCTTTCGTAATCACGCAGTTTATCAGACCGCTTTCAATGTCTTTTATCATATTCTGGAAACTTGGTCTTTGGAAATTTGTACCAGAATAACCATCGTCCACATACGTTTTTGCTATGTGCCATCCCTGCTTTTTCACATAATCCGTGAGGATGGATTTCTGTGTCGCAATGCTCGCACTCTCGTTATCCGTACCATCGTCTTTAGATAAGCGGCAATAAATGCCGACTAAATAGATTTTCTTTTCTTCTTTGATTCCTGCCATACTGTAAAACCTCCGTATCTGTCCTATCTGTTTTCATGTCCCATTGCGTACATTCTAAGCGGACAGCCCCTCATTGTCGAAGGTGTCGCCCTCGGCAATCTTCTTCCGAATATCCTCGGAGATAATCGGGACAAACGCTTCTGTAACGGTCTGTGTGCCGACATATTCACGGCTGATTATCATCTGCACTGGTGCTTTTGGCACGATACGCTTTCTCTTTTTATCTGCTTTCTTATCCTCGCCCATACTTAAATCTTCCTTTCCAGACAGGGCAGGGAAGAGTTTGGAAATGTCCCCGCCCTGCCAATCAGATACCATTAATCCTCGCTGTTTAATTCTTTCTGTAATGCTTTAAGGAGTGCCGCCGCTTCATCAGCGTTCAGCGTGATTCCCTTGCCGCACTTTTCACGGTTCGGGGAAAAGCTGCGGATGTCATACTTCGGCTCTTTCCCATTCCATGAAATGAGATTGATTTCCTTTGTGTAGCCACTGTCGCCCGTAGACAATACTGCGATTTCCTTTACGATTTCATACTGGATTTCTCTCATTCTCCATACCTCAACTCTCTGTATTTACTTCCCGAAAAAAGAAGATTAGCGGCTGTCACGGTTGCGTTTCCTCTGCAACTCACGCTCCAAAAGTTTGATGATGGTTTCCTCCATCTGCTTCGGCGTTGTGTTCTTCGGAAAGTATTTTTTCAGCTTGCTTGTGTTGATTTTCAAGGTTTCTTTCTGGTTGCCCTTTTCCTCCGTCATAATCGCAAATATCGTATCCATGTCAAGCCGCCCGCTCTGGCTTAACTGTTTCATCCGCTGTGCCTGTGAGAGTGAGGGCGTTGCTTCTTCGCTCTCCATCGTGGCAAAGAGGTTTTCCTGCTCGTCTTTCTTCAAGAAGGACAGTTCCACCGCAGGCGTGAGGGCGATTTTCCCCTCGTCCACCATCTGCAAAATCGGCGGTATCAGTTCCGTCAGGCGGATAAAACGCTGCACGGTCATCCTGCCCACGCCGAAGCCCTGTGCCACCTTGTCGTCCGTCCGCAACTTCGTCACAACTTGTGACGAGGTTAAGTCTGTGCGGAAACCCTGCCGCTTCATGGCTTCGGATTTCATCTTGTAAGCAAACGCCCGCTCCGATGGCAGGATATTCTCACGCTGCAAATTGCTGTCTACAAGGGTGATGATGGCTCGGTCACGGTCTAAGGGCAGGACAAACGCAGGCACGGTATTTATCCCTGCAAGTTCAGAAGCACGGACACGCCGCTGTCCTGCAATCACTTCATAACCGTCCCCGTCCTCTTTCGGGCGTGTGATTATCGGCGTGACAATGCCAAATTCCTTGATGCTTTCCGCTAACTCTGACAGTGTTTCATCTTCTGCCACATGAAACGGATTGTCGGGGAACGGGTACAAGTCTTTGGTCTTTAACACCTTAAAATCCTGTTTCTTCATTCACATATCTACCTTTCTTTCGCTCTGCTTCTATGATTTTTCTGCAATTCTTCCAACACTTCGGGCGGTATTTTTGACAGCAGCCGCCCCATCTGCTCGTTGGTTCTCTGCAATTCAAATATCTTCTGATTCGCTTTCTGCACCTTTAGTTCCTGCTCGTACTTTTCATCACGCATACGCCCCGCATAGTCTGATTCCTGCCCAATTCTCTCTTTCAAACTGTCGATATACGCCTGCTGTTTCCCGATTTCCTTAGAGAATTTCTCCACGTCTGGCAGCCATGCAGAGAGTAAATCTAACGCTTTATCCCTTTTCTTCCCTGCGTTAAAGGCGTTGATGTCGGATAGGGCAGACACGATTTCTTCATACTGTTTATCAAGCCTGCCGCCTAATTTATAGAGCCATGTGGGGACGTGTTTCCGCTTGGTTTCCATTGAGGACTGCCCCCGTTCAAGCTGATTCCACCGTGAGGACATCCGCTCATGGTAGGCGGTCTGCCACTCGGATAATGATTTCTGGTTGCCTAAGATAGCTTTCGCTGACAGCTTATTGTCTGGCGTAATCGGCACAAAGCAGAGGTGCATATGGGGCGTTCTCTCGTCCATATGGACGACAGCGGAGAGGATATTCTGCTTTCCAACACGCTCCGAAATGAAGTCAAGAGCCGTCTGGAAATACGCTTTTTGTTCTTCGGGCGGTAACTGGTTCATAAATTCTGGTGAAGCTGTGATGAGCGTTTCCACCATCATCACGCTGTCTTTCCTTGTCCTGCACCCCGCTTCGGCTACCATGCGGTTAATCTCTTTCTTGTAGGTGTACTTTGGTGGTGCTATGAGATGGTAATTGTTTTTAGAGCGTTCCATATCTATATCTGGGTTGCTTTTGTAGGCTTCTTTCTTCCGCTCGTTGTGGCGTTCACAAGCCGCAACGCCGCCCGCTTTTCGTTTCTGGAAACGCAGGATTGCATAAGGCATAGGCGGATTCCTCCTTTCTTTCGGCGGGTGACCGTCCTTTGGGGTGACAGCGGTGACGGTGGTGACAGCAGTTTTGGGATACCCCCTGCCGACTGCCGCAACTGTCACCCTCACCCCCTGCATGACGGTCATGTCGATGATGACGGTGTTTTTGGGATACCCCCCTCGCAAGAGCCGTCACCGTCATGCCGCCATTCTTTTATCCGAAGCCGTAAGGCGTAGGATAGCAGGGCACAGCCCTGCCTTAAGGGAGTCCAGAGGGAACGTCTGGCACACGACTTTGCAGGGCAAAGTGTAGTGTGTTACACCCTGTAAACGCAGTCGGAAAAATCGGAATGATTTTTCTGACCGCAGGGGTGGTTTTACACGACCGAAAAGGGCGAGTAAATCTCACGCCTGCATTTTGCGTTTACGGGGTGTTCTCCCGTAGGGATGACAGCGGCAGGGTATCCTAAAATCACTGTCACCACCGTCACTGCTGTCACCCGCAGGGCAGAGCCGCCAGCTTTACATGGCTTTAAGCGTCAATGACAGTAACAGGGGGGTATCCTAATATCGCTGTCACCACCATCACCGCTGTCACCCGCCCTCCTTGCAAGGGCAATCCGCCTGCCGTCTTTCCTGCGGCTGTACTGGTAGCAGATACGGTTCTCGCTTAAAAATGTGGTGCGGTATTCATTCAGCCATTTCGTAATCACCGTGGGTATGGTTTCCGTTTCCCCCATAGCGGCTAACAGTTCCGTTGCCGTGCCTATCCATTCTTCCTTATCCCTCATAAAATCCACCAACCGAAAAAGGACATCTGGTATCGTTTCTTTCGCAAGCTGCTCCTGCGTTTTCCGCTCCACAAGCTCCCAACGGCAATCACGGAAACGCAGCGTGTATTCCTGATAAGGCGTGTCCCTGCCCGTCACATACAGCTTGGCGGTGTCAGACGCACGTTTCTCCTTTTCCAGAACAAAGGTAGCGTCCGCACTCCCCGTTAATCCTGTCGTCCCAGACACCTTGTTGAACACGTCGCTGTCATTCTGCTTTCGGATGTGGTGTACGACAATGACCGCCAGAGAGTGCCTGTCGGCAAAGTCTTTGATGAGGGAGATGTCCCCATAGTCGCTTGCATAGGCATTGTCTTTTGAAGCTGTACGGACTTTCTGCAAGGTATCAATGACAATGAGCCTGCTGTCTGGGTAATCTTTCAGATAATCTTCAAGCTGCACGATAAGACCGTCTGACAGCTTGCAGCTTGCCACGGCAAAGTGGAGCCGCCCGCTTGCTTCGTCCGTCAAACGAAATAACCTGTCCTGTATGCGGCAGAACGTGTCCTCAAGGCAGAGGTAAAGCACATCGCCCTCCATTGTCGGCATATCCCATAAAGGGATTCCCTGCGACACGCATAAGCATAGCTTCAGCATGAGCCAGCTTTTGCCTATCTTCTGTGAGCCGCAGAACAGCGATAAGCCTGTCGGGATAAGGCTGTCCACCACAAAGGATGGTTTCTCAAGCGGTTCATAAAGGAGCGTTTCGGCGTTGACTGTCTGTAACTTCTGCATGGCTTTCCTCCTTTCGGGCGGTGTCTTTGTTTTCGTTGCACATAGGCGTTGACCTCCTTAAAAATAGATTTACTCCCACGGAAAAAAGTGAGAGTATGTAATGCCGCCAATCCCACACAAATAAAAAACAGATTTCTTTTTCGGGCGGTGTCGGTCACGGTTGGAGATATTTCTTCAATTTCCGCCTTTACTTTCTCCTTTGCAATCGCAACAGATTTCTGTATTGCCGAAGCGGTGCAATGCTCCATAGCGGCGATTTGGTAAAAATTGAACTCATACTCGTAGTAGAGCAGGAAACGCCGCCTTTGTATCTCTGGAAGGCTCCCAACCGCCTTATAGAGCGTTTCATTCCGTTCTTCCTCAACCATGCGTTCATCAAGGCTCTTAGGCACACGCAACGCCCGTCTGTAAAGGGTTTCGTCCCATACCTCGTTAAACTCCCTGTGCCGCTCGTCCCATTAGAAAAGATTCCTGTTCCTGCGCTCCATCTGCCGAAACTCCATAAAGAACTGTTCCGACACTTCCAACTCGTGGGATTTGCCCTGCCCGTCCTTAAAGCTGATAAAATACCTTGTGCCGCTTTCCGTGGATTCCTCCCGAAGCGTGTATGCCTTAACCCTGTATGCCATCCTGTTGTCCTCCTGCAAAAAATGAGTGAGGGGATTTCCATCCCTCACCCAGTAGCCCGCAGGATGGCAGGCTGTTTTAGAAGCTATAAAATTTTCCGCAGCTTCTTCCGCAGATGGTCTAACCTCGCATAGATGGCACCAGTCGTCAAATGCACAAGCGGGGCAATCTCCTTTGTGGAATACCCCTGCATTTTCAGCAGGACGATTTTCAAGGTACGCCCGTCCACCGTGACTAATACTTGATAGAGATTTTCGCTCTCAATCTCTTCCAGTAACTCCGCAACCGTACCCACTTCCGCCTGCCGCTCCCTGCCTGCCATGTCCTCAAGATATTCCGCAACGTCATTCGTCCATCGGTAAAACCGCCTGTTGGAATTGAAGTCTGCCCTGTCCGCCATGCGTATCTGCTCAATGGTCGCTTCATCAACGCCGCACTCACGCAGCAGCTTTTCCTCCGCTTCTTTCCAGATACGCCATTTCCTGTCCTCCCGTCCGTGGTTGTATGCCATTCTTACTTCCTCCAATCAGAATTGATTGAGAGGGCAGAGAAAAGCCCCCTCATCTTCCCAAAGGAAAAAACAAGGGGGCTGAACGCCTTAAATTTTAATTTTCTATTATCTTTCTTAGTTTTATTAGGATTCTGGCTTTGCGTTTGTTTACAACGCTCTGGGTTATGCCCAACCTCGCCCCGACTTCACGCTCGGAAAGTCCGTCAAAAAAGATTGCCTGTATCAGCTCCTGTTCACTATCCGACAGCAAAGGCAGGGCGGCTTTCAGCCTGTCCACCATGACCGCATTGACAACGGTTTCTGCAATGTCCACCGCTTCATCAGTGATAAAGTCCAGAGGATTCCCCTCGCTGTCCGTAAATCCGTCGAGAGATAGCAGTCTATTCTTTGTATCTAATTTTTGCAGATAACGCCACCGTTCCTTGTCACGGTAGAAGTCTGTGTATTGCTCCCTCACGACTTCAAGCAGACAGCCTTGAATGGGGATAAACAGCTTGTCCATATAGGTCTGGTCGGATTCCCTGCAACGGCAGAACTCCGTGTAGGATAATTCCACATAGCCGCCACTTTCTCTGATATATACCTTTCTTGGTGCATATTTCACCATAAATACCTCCCATCTGAATTTTTGAAATGTAAAAAATCCAGATGGAGAGGCGGAGAACGACACCGCATATCAGAAACAGCCCTACGGCACTTTCCAACAAAAATCGACAAAAGAAAAACCGCAAAGGCTCTGTGACCTTTACGGTTATAGGAAATAGTAATTCTATTGTATGGAGATTGTACTTCTACTTTCAAGGTGAGAAGTACCGTTGCACTGGCAGAAATTTTTTTAACTGGTTTCCTGCCGTTCTCTGATATGCTATGTATTGATAAATTTTGCTTCGTATGAGCAGATAGATAACTGCCCGAAAAAAGGACATAAAAAAATCCCTCCAAATTTAAAAACAAATTCAGAGGGTAATTTAGGGTATAACAAAATAACCCACCCGAATATCGTTTTTTTTATTTGGTGAGTTTGTTCTTTCAAATTGAAGTGGTAAACTAAAATTGGACACGGAGGGGGTAATTTTTGGACATACGGTGTATACTGTACGGATAGTACGAAATTAATTATCGGACAGAAATTCTCCCTCACAGGACAGGAGGTTTGCCGTGAAGTACACAAAAGAACAGAGATTGGACATTGGCCGCCGCATTTACGACGGCGAAATCAGCCGGTATGAAGCTGCAGAGGAATACGTTATCAATGAGCAGACGGCACGGAATTACATGAGAATGTACCGGGATGCCAACCAGTTGCCGCCCAAGCAGGGACGAAGAAGCATCTGTGCGCCCTCGTTCAAGAAAGCTCCGGCAGAGCTGGATGAACTGAAGGCGATGACAAAGGAAGAACTTATCCAGGAACTAATCAAGGCCAAGATAACCGAGGCACGGCTAAAAAAAGGCTACGAGGTGAAGGGGGATGGTACTGTAATTCTGTACGGCAACAAGATTATCAAGTAATCATGGAACTATCCGGAGAAATTCCGGTGAAGCTTCTTTGCAAGACAATGGGCATCCAGAGGAGCAGTTTCTACGCTTGGAAAAAACATCTTTCTCAGCCGTCGGGCAAAGAAAAGCGCCTTTTGAGCAACGTCCTGCTGTTCCAGGAGTACCATTGGAAGTATCCATCGCACGGCTATCGCTGGCTGAACGCCAAGATACGGTTGGACAAAGAGATTGTCCTGTCCGATCCCTATGCCCACAAATGCTGTAGGATTGCGGGAATCAAGAGCAAATCCAAGCACTACAGGTACAAGAAGGCTGGCGATCCAGCGCGGATATTTCCCAACCTGCTCATGTCTGAAATGCAGATCGATGGGCCAATGCAGTGCATCGTGAGTGATATGACCGCTTTTTATGTGAAAGGCATCTACCATGAACTGACTCTTTATATGGATCTATGGAACAATGAGATTGTCAGTCATTCCCTCTCTGCAAAACGCGGTGATCGCATGACTTACATCAGCGGACTGGAAAATCTGATTGAGTGGCAAAAACGGCATCCGGAGCACCAAATGGTTCTCCATTCTGACCAGGGATCGGTCTACGCCTCCAAAGCCTACAACGAGCTATTGCCCATGTACGGCATCACCCGATCCATGTCACGTGCCGGGACCCCCACAGACAATGCCGCTATGGAGTCCATCAATGGATGGATCAAGGCGGAGCTGTTCATGGACTTGCATGTGACCGGCGAGAAACCGGTCAAGGAGGAGGTGGATGACTACATTCTTTTCTTCAATGAACAGAGGCCAGCCTATTCCTTAGGCTACCTGACGCCGAAGCAGTATCGGGAACGTCACACGCCCATCTGCTGATCTCGTCTGCATTATCGATGGCATGGTTTGTCTAACAAGCTTGAAGGATGTCAGAAAAGTTGATGAATCTTGTACATCGATTCGTTTTTTATGCCTGATTTTTTTAGTTTTGTGTCCAATTTTTGTTGACAAGTGCAAGTGACTGCATCTTTGATTGTATGAAGTGATGTATTAGTAATGGCAATAAGAGTGCTAATTGCTGATGATCACGCTCTATTGAGCCAATACGACCCGTTGAATTTGGCGGGTCGTTCAACAGATAGTAGGAGGTTATTATGAAGAAATTTTGTTTTTTGTTTTTGATAATCTGTGGCTTGATGGTTTTCTGCCTTCAGGATTGTCAAGCGCGGCAGAAATTAAATCTTGCTGATCTGGAAAATAAATATAACGCCGTGATTGGTGTTTACGCCGTTGACATGGAGAATGGAAAAAAAATTTGCTACAAACCTGATACGCGTTTTTCCTACTGCTCGACACACAAAGTTTTTACGGCTGCAGAATTGCTAAGACAAAAAAATACCTCCGATTTGAATGAAATTCGTAAGTTTTCGGCGGAAGATATTTTGTCCTACGCGCCAATCACCAAAGACCATGTTGCTGATGGCATGACGCTGGCGGAAATTTGTTCGGCATCGCTCAGGTGGAGTGACAACACGGCGGCAAATTTAATTTTGCAGGAGATCGGCGGCGTGGAAAATTTCAAGGTGGCACTTAAAAATATTGGCGACAAAACTACCAAACCTGCGCGAAATGAACCTGAACTTAATCTTTTCAATCCAAAAGATAATCGTGATACTAGCACGCCGAGACAGATGGTAAAAAATTTGCAAGTCTATATATTCGGCGATATTTTGAGCGACGACAAGAAAAAACTGCTGATTGATTGGATGAGCGACAATTCCATAACCGACACGCTTATCAAGGCAGAAACTCCGCAAGGTTGGAAAGTTATCGACAAGAGCGGTTCAGGCGATTATGGGGCGCGGAATGATATTGCCGTGATTTATCCGCCCAATCGCAAACCCATTGTCATGGCGATAATGTCGCGCCGCACGGAAAAAAATGCAAAATCTGACGACGCTATGATTGCGGAGGCGGCAAAACGAATTTTTGATAATTTAGTATTTTAAAGGGGCTTGATAGCATCGGTATTGCCGATGGGCAGAGAGGGCCATCACGCAAAAATATTTCGCCAAACATTTATATCTCACTCAAACTTCGCACACCTGAAACCCTTACTATTATATCATATTCCGATTTTCTTCATCAAAAATACGGCAGAGAATCCTGCGTTTCCTCTTGGATTCTCTGCCGTAATCCTTTTTTCCTGCTTATGCTCTGATTTCCGTCCCGTCCTTGAAGGTCACCCGGATATCGTCTTTGCTGTACACTGTGATGAAATCCACCAGGCTGCCCCACAGCCGGGCATCGAACTCCTTAATGAGATCCTGATTCCTAAGCTCCTTGATGAAGCTGTCCATCTGACGGCTCCGGGCCTTGCGATACTGGATGGCTTCACAGGTCTTGTCGTACTGCGTCTTCGCTGCTTCATACCGACTGACCAGTTCGTTGTAGTTCCGGTCATAATCATCCTGGTTCTGCGCGACCCTGGCGTTCTCGGCTATGAGCTGCTGTATCTTGTCGGCCAGCAGGTTCAAATCTGTGCTTATCCTGTCCCGCTCCTCTTCCAAGTCTTCTGTGTCAGTGAGCCGTTCCTTCAGCAGTGTGATGCTGTCAAGTACGTCCGCTTTGTTTTCGATGAGCTGATTGACGGCCCGGACGAAGGCTTCCTTGATATCATCCTCTGTCAGATGTGGTGTCTTGCAATGGCTCTTGAACTTATCGTTGCATCGGTAGATGGTTCTGCGGTACTTGTCGGTCGAATGCCAGACCTTGGCCCCGTACCAGCCTCCGCACTGGCCGCACTTGATTTTGCTGGAGAAGATGGATACGCCGCTGTAACGTCCCCTGCCTTCACGCCGCCGCTTGATTTCTTCCTGTACCCAGTCGAAGACCTGCGGGCTGATGATGGCTTCGTGGTTATTTTCCACATAGTACTGCGGCACTTCCCCTTCATTCGCTTTCGTTTCTTTGGTCAGGAAGTTGACGGTGAACCGCTTCTGCAGCAGGGCATCGCCCTTGTATTTCTCATTTGTCAGGATGCTCTCTACCGTCCCCGGATACCAGCGTTTCTTTCTTGCCGGAGTTTCCAGCCCTCTGGAAGTCAGCTCCCTGGCAATGGAGTGGAAGGTATACCCGTCCAGGAACAAGCGGTAAATCAGTTTCACCGTCTTGGCCTGTTCCCGGTTGACGACCAGATTCCCGTCCGGTCCCCGGTCATAGCCAAGGAAATGGCCGAACGGCACACACACCTTCCCGTCAGCGAATCGCTTCCGATGGCCCCAGGTGACGTTTTCCGAGATGCTCCTGCTTTCTTCCTGCGCCAGGGAACTCATGATGGTGATGAGGAGTTCGCCCTTGGCATCGAGCGTCCAGATATTTTCCTTCTCGAAATATATCTCGATGCCCTTGTCCTTGAGCTTGCGTACCGTTGTCAGGCTGTCTACGGTATTTCTGGCGAAGCGGCTGACTGATTTTGTGACGATGAGGTCGATTTTCCCATCCATGGCATCCCTGACCATCCGCTTGAAGCCATCGCGGTGACGCGTGTTGGTAGCCGAGATGCCTTCATCGGTGTAGATGCCGACAAATTCCCAGTCATCCCGTTCCCTGATATAGTTCGTATAATAATCGACCTGTGCTTCATAGCTGCTGATCTGGTCATCATGGTCCGTGGAAACCCTGGCATAGCCCGCTACTCTCCGCTTCTTCCGGCTGTTAATCGGAGCCGCCGTATAACGGCTGATGGTGGCCGGGATGGCCCTTACTGTCTTTGCCACTTTTCTCCGCTCTCCTTTCTCCGTGCCTTGGGACGCCGCTTGGATGGCGTAGGCGTATAAGAAATCTCTTCTGTTCTCCCACTCTTGAAATGGACAGTCAAGCAGTCTGGCTTTCCGGCTTCGATAGATTCCACTTTTCCCCGGAATCTATCCTCATCAAAGTCCTCTACCCCCATGGCCTCTGCGGCCACACGCTTCAGGTCATCTTCCCGGATGCTGACCGATTCACATTTGCCGCCTTTGCTGCATCGCCAATAAACAGGCCTGTCATGCTTCGTTTTGCACCTCCGGAAAGAGGATCCGCACAAGGCGCACCGGACACGTGTCGTAAAGGCGGAGAACCGTGTTCCCTTGCCATTGGCCATGTAGTTTTTCATCCATGCCCTCTGGCGATCCTTATACTCATCGGTCCAGCAATCCTTTTTCGCCGTTGATACCCAGTGCCGGATAAGCTTCTGTCCGTTTTTCATACAGAAAACCATCACGTGGTATTCTGGCACTACTATCTTTTCGACCTGGTCAAGGAAGGCCTGCTCATCGAAATCATCCAGGCCTAGGACTTCTGTACTCTCCTTTACAAGGACTGCATGCGGGATACTTCCTTTTGCGCCGCAATTCCGGCCTTTCAGCTTATGGGAGCCACAATCCCAGAATTCTTCAAAGCCCCGGTCTGTGCGGCGATTGTGCATATAACTCCGACCGCAGATGCCGCATTTGATTTTCCCCGTGAAGCAGGTCGTATTCAAGGACTTATTGGCCAGCGCCCCCAGTTCCTTTCGCCGCGCCATCTCCTGCTGCACGTAATCAAAGGTTTCCTTGTCGATGATAGGCTCATGCGTATTTTCAACATAATACCTAGGAAGTTCTCCCCGGTTCTTCTTCCGCTTCTTGAGGATTGGATCCGTCACATATTCCTTCTGGAAAAGCATATTGCCGGTATAGGTAACATTGGTCAGGACAACCCTGATGTTGGAATCCATCCAGCGGCGGCCATTCCGGGTCGTGATGCCTTCGGCAGCAAATTCCCGTTCGGTTTCAAGACGTGACTTGCCATCCAGGAAATTCTGGAAGATGCGTCTGACAACAGCCGCTTCCTTGGGGACTATCACCAGGGTATCCCCTTCCCAACGATACCCGTAAACACGGAACCGCCCGTTAGGATTCCCCTGCTCAAATCGTTTCTTCACTCTCCATCTGACATTTTCGCTGATGGAACGGCTCTCTTCCTGGGCGAAGGAGGCCAGGATGGTCATCATCAGCTCGCCGTCCCCGCTCATGGTATGGATATTCTCTTTTTCAAACCAGACTTCGACGCCTAGCTCTTTCAAATGCCGGACGGTACGCAGAAGGTCTACGGTGTTGCGTGCGAAGCGCTGGATGGACTTGGTCAGGATGATGTCTATCTTCCCGGCTTCGGCATCTTCCAGCATCCGCAGGAATTCCTGCCTCTTCTTCATCCCCGTCCCAGAGATGCCATAGTCGGCATAGACCCCGGCGTATTCCCAGTCCGGGTTCTTCTGGATGAGGCTGCTGTAATAACTGACCTGCGCCGAAAGGGAATGGTGCATCCGCTCCGATTCCATGGATACGCGGGCATAGGCTGCGACTTTCTTTCGCTGCTTCAAATTTGGTATGCGTCGTTCAATCTTACGGATAGTCCGCATAGAATCAGCTCCTTTCGACACTATATATCACTCTGTTTGATACAATTATCAAGTGTATAAGTCCCCGGAAAACGGCGGATAGCGGCGGATCATCTCCTGCACGAAGTCCCGGTACTCCTTCCCGGTGATGAGCTTTTCGGCCAGCATCCGCCTTGCCAGATGCATCACCACCTGGAAGGCTGTTTCATTTTGAAACGACCTCTTATCCATGGCGGACACCTCCGAACCGGTATGCAATATAGCAGGCATGGGAGCAGAACTTCCGATGGCTGTTGCCGTAGACAGTGAATTTCTTCCCGCAAGCCGGACAGGTATAGGTGTAGACTGCTTTCCGCTTCACCAGCTCCAGATGTGCATTCCACCACTTATTCCGGCAGACATCGCAGCAGAACCTTTTCCGCTTCCGTCCCGGATTCTGTTCAATCGGCTTTCCACACTGCTCACAGACTGCCCCCGCTGTACTGGCAGCAAGACTGTGCCGTCGGCAGAACGACTTCACCGTGTTGATGGAAATCTGGAGCCGCGCCGCAATCCTGCCATACCCCGCCCCATCCCGGCGCAGGGCAATGATCTGTTGTTTCTGTTCGTCCGTCATCGAGGACACCTCCTGAAAATTTAGCTTTTAGGAGTAATAGGACAGAACAGCTATCGTTAAGTACTTTGATGGCAAAAAAATACGGATGCCCATGTGAGCATCCGATTTTTCATTACTCGTACTAAATAATAAGTACGGCTGTGCTGTACCTATAGTAGCTGTCGTTTCAGTGTGTTATAATTAAAGAAACTCAATATAAACACACCACGGCTTAGAAAATTTACAGACGGTGTGTACACAAGGAGCTTCTATGGCCGCTATCGTCACCTTGAATCAAGACAGCCCTTCTGTCCAATATTTATGCAAAAAAGATAAACGACTGACAAAAGTCATCAGCATGGTTGGCCCGATTACCTATGAACCACACACTGATAATCCCTTTCCTTTTCTGATCCATGAAATCATCGAGCAGATGCTGTCGATAAAAGCCGGAGCCAAAATCTATGGGCGGTTTGAAGAATTATGTGCTGGTCAGATAACCCCGGAGTCTATTTCAAAGCTCTCCGTTGAGGAAATCAAGGCAATCGGTACTTCTACTGCGAAGGCTAACTATATAAAAAACGCAGCTTCAGCCGTCTTGACAGGAGAACTTGATTTTACGAAGTTTCCTGATATGACAGATGAAGCTGCGCTCAAAGAATTAGTCAGTCTTCGCGGCATTGGTACTTGGACTGCAAAGATGTATTTGATCTTCGTCCTGGACAGACAGGATATCCTGCCATTCGAAGACGTTGCTTTTTTACAAAGCTACAAATGGCTTTATAAAACAGAAGATGTGTCGAGAGCATCCATAGAAAAGAAATGTAAAAAGTGGAAGCCCTACTCCTCCATTGCTGCCCGGTTTCTTTACCGGGCTTTGGACATGGGATTTACAAAAAAAGAATTTCATCTATTTAAAAGGAATGATTAATTATGGGAATGCGAGAAGAAGCAGAAAAAATACTAAAAAAAGCATATGCTGTTGCGAGTTATAATCCAGAGTCAACTTGTACACATGAAGAGTTAATTGATTATGTTATTGACAACACCCATCTGACTTATAAATATGTACTGTTTACAGCTCTTTTATCTAAAGCTACTGATGAAAAAATAAATCCTCTTTGTCTTCAAAAGAAATCAACGCTTCCAGGAGCCTATGACGCAAGAACAATTTGTCATAAAGTAATTGTGCCTTTTGAGATGGAAGTCTTAAAAAAAGCGATGGGTGGCTCTAATGAACCTTTTTTAAACAAACCGGCCCGGTTCCCTGAACTAAGCAAAACCAACGCAGTTCGCAGAGGAAATGACCAAAATATATTAAATGCATTATGTGATAATTTACCTACAATAAAAACATCACAAGATGCATTTGATTGTTTGGTGTACTTACTCTGTAAATTAATCAAATTACGAGATGCACAAAAAAAATCTTTGAATTTCTATGTACGTGAAACTTCGAATACCCCAGCTTTGTTATGGACATACATCATAAAAGCGCTGAAAGAAAGCTTCGAAGGTGAAATTCTTACTTTAATGGTTGCAGGAACGTATCATTTAATTTATAAAGACCGTCCTGGTGCAAGAGTCGAAGTCCATCCCGTTAATCAAAGCGGTGCGTCAGGACGAGAAGTCAGCGATTTAGATATCTACGTCGATAATGAGTTAATTTCTTCTAACGAATTAAAAGATAAAAATTTCTCTGAACCAGATGTTCGACATGCTGCAGATAAAGTTATTACTGCAGGCGGAAATCATATGTTATTTATTTTTGGTCCTCGAGCATGTCCTGAATCAGATTTCATTAATGATATTCAGCAAGAATATCTAAGTAAAAATTTTTTCTTACGTGTAGTACCCTATAACGAATTCTTTTCTAGCTTACTGAACTGTATCGCCGAACCAGACACTAAAGAATTTATGAAGTTCATTCTAAAAGTTGCGCATGACACTAAATTCAAAGAAGAAGTCATCGCATACCTAGACGCCTTAGGTCAACAAATTTTTGGGTTGAAGCATATTTGACTAATAAAGATGGAGAAATATGAGTTCCTTACTCATACTTCTCCATGTACTTCAATGTAGCTTTAGCTACAGCCTCGGCTAGATTGCAAGGTACAGCATTACCAATTTGTGTATATATTTTCCCTTTATTTCCACAAAAAATATAGTCATCAGGGAAAGTCTGTATACGAATAGCTTCATTGATTGTCAAACGACGTAATCGTTTTGGAGCTTCTTCGAATTGGGGAGTTATTGATCCATCAAGTAATCCTTTATGGTATTTTACTACCCAGTCTTCATCAGCCTTTCCGTACAAATATTCTTCATCTACAAAAGGAGTTTTGTTTCCTCCCATAGAAGCTGGCAGCGTATTTGCATATCCATCGATATTGATTGGTCTTCCCTGGCCATTGAAGTACATTCCTGCATATGGTGATTTTCTCATAATTGGATGAGTTGCGAATGTAATTTTGGCCGTACATGTATTTGGGTTTTTATCCGTACCAGCCTTTCCTAAATCTTTTAATAAGTCTCTAATGATAGGGGCTTTTTTCTTTTCCTCATCTAAAAGCTCATTCATATGGTACTCGAAAAAGATGTCTGAATTATCCCTAACCCCAACAAAAAATACACGTTCCCTTTTTTGCGAAACATTAAACTCAGTTGCATTCAAAACAAAGGGTAAGCATTGGTAGCCTAACATTGCGGCTGTATCTAAATATCGTTTTCTGACGTCCCCCCACTTTTCTAACTTTGCCAAAGCTTTTACATTTTCCATCACGAATGCCTTGGGCCGTACTTTTTTTATAACATCCAGAAATGTAAAAATCAATTTACTTCGACTATCATCAGGGTCCATTTTACCCGCTACAGAAAACCCTTGGCAAGGCGGCCCCCCAAAAACAAAATCTACTCCAGAATACTTATCAAGCTCATTAATGACATTGTTGATGTCATCATTAATCATTCTGCTTTCCTGATGATTGGCTTTATAAGTTTCTGATGCTTCTGGCATAATTTCGTTTGCAACAAGAACTTGGATTCCCGCTTTTTCAAAGCCAACATCCATTCCTCCCGCACCTGAAAACAATGAAATCGCAGTTTTTTTCTTATCCATATGAACAACTCTACTTTCTTTATTTATTGGCTTTTATATATTTTCCTGTATGTATTCTTGCATCGATAGGTTTAAGTGCATCAATCGGAATTGCCCACACTCTACTGAAACGAAAAGCGCCTTCAATTCTTCCTTCGCTGCATAACACTTGAATACGTCGCATAGTAATATTCCACTTCTTAGAAGCTTCCTTAACCGTCATATATTCCATGATTACTTATCTCCAGAATTTACGTATGTCTGATTTTATACCATTAAGCGAACAATATCAAGTAAAAACAGGGCTTACGGCTATTCTTAATACCGATTTACAAAGACTTCATAAAAGTCACTACGTTTCTCTTCATCATCGAAATCTGCATCAATGAACATCTGCAGTTCTTTCTTCATTGATTCATACAGAGAAGATGAATCTTTGGCATCAGAATAAGCAGTGTGAACCATTTCGCCGTACACACCACAGGTGATGGCATCGTAACGAATGCATCGTTCTAAGGTAATACGGCATTGTCCTTTATATTCTTCATCTTTTAGAATCTTGCCGCCTTCAGAGCCGATTTGATTTAATTCTTCGGTGAGTACCTTCCACATGTTGCTTTCCTCTCAATCAGCCATTTACAGTCCAGACATTGAAAGTTCTTATTTTTCATTGTAACATAAAAAGCCAGTACAGAACATCCTTCCCGATGTCCCATACCGGCTCTTTTCATGCAATCTTCTGTTTTACATCAGCCACGATGGCTTTGACCGCCTGCTGCATCAAGGTGATATACAGCCTGTTCCGGATCTTCACCCACCAGCTTGTGGTGGTCTGGATTTCGGCTTCCAGCGGGTCTGTGAGGTTCTTCATCTGCGCTTCCACCAGCTTCTGGACATCATCCAGGTCGATGGACTTGATGGCCGCTTCGGCTTCGCTCCTGGCAAAGGATACGACGGCATCGGCGACGGCTTTCTTGATTTCATCACGATTCATAGTCACTTACCTCCTAGAATCAGCTGTTCGTAATCGGTGATGCCCCGTGCCACTGCTCTGGCCAAGGCATCCTGAGCATTGGCCAGGATTTCTTCATCACTAGGATTGGTGATGAAGGCCAGTTCGACCAGGACAGCGGGCATGTCCGTGTTCGTGAGGACATACAGGCCGTTGACGCCGGGCGTGGCAATCTTCACGCCCCGGTCTGTCGTATCCAGGGCATCGACAATCTGGTTCTGGATGCAACTAGCCAGCATGCTGCCACGGTAACTGCCGGCACAGGCCCAGGTTTCCGTGCCGTTGGCTTCTTCGGATTCAGCGGCATTGCAGTGGATGGACACGAAGATGTCCGCATCACTGGCATTGGTGGCCTCGCAGATTTCCTCCAGGCTGTCAGACTGGAGCAGTTCTGTTGCTACTCCTGCCGCATTCAGGTAACTTTCCGCAGATTGACCGACTGCCAAAGCGACATCGCACTCACGCAGACCGCTTTCACTATTGACGGCCCCCGGATCGGGATGGCCGCCCGGCGCATGGCCGGGATTCAGGAATACTTTCATGTTTTTCTTCTCCTTTCTGATGAACGGCGGACTTCACGGTGCCGCCGATGTAACCGAGAAGCCCTGACGCAATGGACATAGCCAGTTCGTTCAGGGCATAAAAAATCGCCAGGATTAGTGCTGTGACCAGACCGATAATGACGATACAGTCGGGGATATTCACTTTCTCAAACAAACTCATCCCACCACCTTAACTGTCAGTATGACTTCTGCATTTGTCTCTGAAGATTCTGCCAGATAAGAATATAAAGCATCTGATATTTCCCCAATCATTATGACCCCCAGATCATTATCTTTCTCATAGAACAATTCTGTGGTATCCGATATTCCTGTCCCTGTCGTAAGTTCAACTTTGCAACCTGCATATCGTTTTTCTTCATCCAACAGGAACAGCAGCCCTTTACGGCTTCCATTTTCCAGAGCCCCCACGCCGACTATCTTAGGGCTTTCCGGGGATTGCTTCGTCGTCATAAGCATATGGCCAGTCAGCCACTGCGTGCCCTGTCCCGTCATCGTAAGGCTTACATCTGTAAAAGGAACAGTGGGAATCGGGGCGGCGTCGGTTGCACTGACAATCATGCCATTACTGATGGGTGCCGATATATAAGCAAGTTGAGGATTGGTACTGCTGTTTTCCTGCTCTTCCCCGTTGATAGTGATTTTCCCCGCATAATAATCGGTATCTGCTTTCAAGTTGATGCTCAAGGTATCCTGATACGTTGTAGCATATACGGTATTTCCATCTGAGTCTGTTTGTGAGGATAACTCCGGATGGTTGCAGGTAAGCGTAATGGTCTGATGCTCTTTTTGAATCAGGGTTATCGTCTTTCGTGCATCTGCCTGTGACAGGTCAGCCGTCCCCGTCACCAGTTCACCCTCTGAAGTATAAAACTTTTTCCCCTTAGCCACATCGGCGGCTTTCGCCGTTGTGTCAGACACTTCGCAGAACCGTGCCCTGCCGCCTTTTTTTAGGGGAATCAGGATGGATGGCACTTCGCTGTAACTGGCTCCGGCTATCGTCACATTTACCTTCATGGCCTTCCCTCCTTACTCGACAGTCAGGATTTTCGTCAGGCTGTCCTGGGAAACGGAAACGGTCGTCAGACTGCCCGTCACCTTGGTACCATTGATGTAGGCCGTCTTACCGCTGACAATCGTCCCCGCGGCGGCGGTGACATCACTGGTATCGACTACGCTGGACTTGCCGCTGATGCCGAGGACCGTCACCCCGGACTTGATGTTCCCGCTGACCAGCTTGGCCTGTTCCTCGCTGCTGATGCGGACTGCCCCTTTGCCGTTATGGAACCCGGCCGGGATGGTATACGTGCCATCGGCCTTGCTGATACTGCCGCTGATGGCTCCGTTATTGGGCATGGAACCCGCGACGAAGCCGTTCCCGATAAAAGCGGATTTTCCCGTCAGGATATCGCCCGATGCCGCCGCAGCCCCGGTCGTATCATAAAAGACAGCTGTCCCCTGCCCTTCTGCCAAAGGGATGGAAACCTGCGGCACTTCCGCATACACGACCGAATTGATTTTTACGTTTTTCGCCATGTTGATTGCTCCTTTACTCGACTTTCAACTCATAGCCATTAAAGCTGATTCTGCCATAGTTCGACGGGATGGCAGCTACCGTCACCCGGGAAAGGGCCGCATGACCGCTGTCAGCGGTGACGACCTGTTCCTCGTCGGATGGGACGATGCATCTTTCCTGAAAGTCCCCGGAAGGGGCCTGGGGCATGGAAAGAATGCCGACAAGGTTGTTCCCCTTATGTGCCATTGTCCGTCACGCCCCTTTCCAGGAAAAAAGGCCGGGGCGGAATAAGGGTATCGGTGTATCCGTTCTCCCGCACCAGCTCCACATCATAGATATAACGGCCGCAGGGAAGGTTCCGGGTATCGTCCGGCCAGAAAACCAGGAAGCACGCCGCCCCTTCCTGCCGGATGCCCTGTTCCAGTGTCTTGGTCAGGACAGGCTTTTCATCGGCAAAGTTTTGTTTCAGCGTGAACGCCAGCTCATCGTGCTTTCCAGGGATGAAAGGTTCCCCCGTCACACGGTCGCAAATGACCAGGCGGATTTCTGCCGAATCACCCCTCACAAGGCGGATCCGGTTCTGCACTACAGAGAAGCTCATTTCCATCCCCCCTGTTCCGGCTGCCGCTGTTCCATGGCATCCAGTCTGCGGTGGGCATGTTCTGCCAGGGCTTCCACCCGGGACAGCCGTTCCGCCATCTTCTGCCGCTTGGCTTCCGTATCCGACAGCTGGCGGCGAAGTTCTGCGATACAGTCCCGGAGGCTCCGCACCGATTCATTCAGCGGCTTGATGACGCTGAAATTAAAGATGACGCCGCAGAGCATCAGGACCGATACCAAGGATGCGGCCATCTGTAACCATTCAGCCATATTCCTCACCTCCTAGCCTGTCCGCTGGAACATGTACACGACGATGGACGGCTGCATGTTGTTGTGCGGCTGGCCACCACCCGTCCGGGAAAGGCTGTGGGAATGATTCCCATCCCAGGAGGTATGCCCGTCCACCTGATTCCCATGCCAGCAACCGTCGCCATAACCTACGGCAACAGGTGCATCATTGCCTTCACAGGCATCCCACTGGAAGTTGCGCGGCAATGACCCGCAGGACCAGTGACGATGATTTCCGCTGTCTCCGACTGTATGGCCATGAGCCGGAGTTTCTGGAATCGTAAGGTTGTGCTTCTCCTCACCCAGCTTGTCCCCGGCCTTGTACATGGTTCCGCTGTCTGCCGTACCGGCACCAATCAGGCAGCGGCCCATGGCAAAGGCCACCCAGGTCGTACCCGGCCAGTACGTTGCCGGATTCTTCCCGTCTGCGGAAATATAGATGGCATTGACAGGGAACGGACAGGCCTGAATCTTAGCCACGGCTTCCTCGTCCATATCGGCGTAGGTGACCTTGCCCCAGCTGCCATTGCTGTGCAGGACGGTATTCAGCTTCCCGGCTGAAGGTGACGGGACCATGCCGCTCTGGCCTGCCGTCTTTTCGCCGCAACCGCTGAAATCTGGCAGGGTGATATCCTTCGTGCCATCAAAGACAACCCGGTGAATCTTCCGCCCCGTCTGCAGCTTCGACGCACTGGCCGCATTGCCGCTGATGCCGCTGGCATGGGCCTTGGCATCGGTCAGATGGGCATTGATGTCGGCTGCCGTAGCGGAAATCCGCTCATAGAGCCGGGCATCATTACTGACCAGCTGGGACACGGTCTTGTTCTGCTGATTGAAGACGACCGGGTCTTCTGAAAGATATTGAGGGAAAAGCACGTCATAATCCAGCGTATTCTCCACAGCTTCTGTGGGCCGGACTTCCTGTCCGGCACGGTCCGGGAAGTCGGCAGACCATTTCTCTTTGCTGTAATCATCCATTTGTCATCACTCCTTTTTGGGATACGATGGTTGCCGTCGAGAAGGTGGCTTCTCCGTTCCAGTGAATCTTGCCATTCCAGGAATAACCCAGGTAGATGGCGTATCCCAGATGGGCCGGCTTGTAGATGTTGAGCTGCGTGATGAGCTTCTGCAAGGTCGTGGTATCTTTGTCGTTCATGATGCAGTACACCTTGAAGTAATACTCCTCATTGACTTCCTCGATATGGCCGGCACTGTAGAGATTAATGATGGAGTTCATGAAATCTTTCGTAGACACATCCACGTGCTGCAGCTTGAAAAGGATCCGCTGCCTGCGGAATTCGTCGCTATCTCCGTCACCGGGCTTGATGCCCAGGAACGATTCATAAAGCGGCAGCGCCCAGGTGGCGGTGTTCACGAAGAAGTTGTCCGCCAGGTCCTGCAGAGCCAGGCGCAGACGGTCATGCTCCTCATTGCAGGTTTCTGCCGCGCAGTGGAACATCGGGTCTTTGGATAAGAAATTCGGCAAATACTTCAGGATATCCATCCGGCTCTGCCGCATCCAGTCATTGGCTGACAAGGTTCAGCACCACCTTCCCTGCCACGGGGATCTGCTCGTTCGTCAGTTCCACGTTGGCCGCTTTTCCATTAAGCTTCAAATCCTTATAATCCGTAATGCCGCTGATGGAAAGGAGGAGTTTCCCCATCTGGGCCAGGCTGACATAAGAAAGCGTGAAGCCCGTCTGCTTGAGATAGGCTGTCATGGCTGCCTTTACGGCATCAGGGCTGGCTGTGCCATAGACATCTGCCGTCAAATCAATGGATAATGGTGCCGGCGAAACGACGGTCACGGTCGCACCGATAGGCCGCTGGCTTTCGATGTAGTTATAGACCTCCTGGATCAGTTCAGCCGATGCCGATTCATTCTCTGCCGTGACGATAATGACCTTCACCGTGCCATTGCCCTGCCAGAGCGGGATGACTTTGCAGTTCTCGACGCCATCGACAGACATGGCCCAGTCACGATAATGATTCGCATTGCCCGAGGTGATAGGCTGGCGCACCCGGAACAGGAGCCGGGCAAGGAGTGCGTCATCCGTTTCTTCATCCGCCCCATCGGTGCATTTCTTATGGTTAACGACTGCCGAGATATTCGGGATGGAATAGGGGATTTCTGTAATCGTTCCTTCGGCCACATTGCCACTCGCCCCGGCATCGGCAGCTTCCACGGGAATCGTAACCTCAGCGGCATCGGCAGGAATGGTGGCCGACTCCAGGGTATAAAATCGCTGGCCGTCTTTTGTCTGGAAGAGACTGCTGCGAATGATGTAGGCTCCTGCCATCCCCGTCACCGTAACTTCTCCTTTGGCCTTGACGGCTTTCTTGCGATCGACGCCAAATTCCGCTGCCCGCAGCGTCAGGTAGTCGCCCCAGGACGTTTCGGCAAAGGCCGCGTCGCGCAACATGGCCAGCTCGGCATAGCTGCTCTCAAATTCCACAGCATTGGCGTCGATCAGGTCGCGGGCAAAGGTGCCTTCCATGGTACTTTGCTCTTTTTCCGTAATGGTGTGCAGGGTCTGGGCCATGCGGCTCTCAATCACATCTTTGGTCTGTGCATCAAATAAATTGCTCATGCCTCGCTCCTTCCTGCCGTCACGGTCAATGATTCGTCACTGTAAATGGAAGTGACGTCAACCGTAATGGCCAAGTCATCCCGTTCCCGCTTCTCCACCTCGATATGGTTAATGCGGGCAATGTACGGATTCACCATCAATCCCTCACGGATATTCTGGCAAATCCTGTCTGCCGTATACTGGCTGTTTGGCGCTCTCCCCTGATACGGCTCGATGGTAATGCCATAGCTGTCATCATAGGCCAAGTAGCGATACCGCTCGGTGAGGATTGCCTTATAAATCCAGACCTTGAGGGCTTCATTTTCTGTCACCATCAGGTTCTGGCCTTTTTCATCGTAGCGGAAGCACTGCTTATCAAAGTCATAGCCGTATTCTACGAAAAGAGGCAGCGACTCATTCCGGTTCGCTGCCTGGATGCTGTTCATTGCTACAAAAGGATCAGCCATGGCCATCAATCCTCACAATCTCATCCAAAATAATGTACTGCTGAATCCGGTCGTTGATGAGCATGGGCATGATGGCCACGTACATGCCGGGCTTCAGCGTATCCGTATAGATGACGGAATCGGTGTAGGCATTATCGATATCATGATTATGGGACTGGTAAGCCGCATCGCCGCTGCCGCCGGCACGGTTCTGTGTCGCCGATACCAGATGGCCTTTAGCCGTGCGGCCATAACCTGCCAGGAGATAATGGGAAATCCACAGCTCCTCTTTCGTCAGGATGATGCCGTTGTAACGGACTTTAATCTCTGGCGGCGAAGCAAGGATCTGCCCGATTTGAATGTCCGGGCTATTGCTGCTGCGGCTGACCTGCTCCATCAGATTCAGCAGGCTGATATACGGATTTTTCTGCATCTCCTGTCACCCCCTCGATGTCTTGATGATGGTCGCCGGATAATAGTCGCTCCCCATATCGATGCTGCCTTCGTAGTGATGAAAACAGCCATAGACATTGGAGCTGTTGCCCCAGCAGCCGCCGCTTCCGTCATAGACGACGACATGCCAGTTCGGGTCCGGCTTGCTGTAGCGGTTGTACATGATGATGTCGCCCTTTTCGAGCTGCGACGGGTCATAAGGGATAGCCATACCCTGCGCTTCGGCATCGGCGCGCAGCTGGTCGCAGCCTTTCACGCCATTGTTATATTCCTGCGCTACAAAAGGGGAATAGCCCGCCGCAGCGATGGTCGCCCGGTCGACACAGCCTTCTGAGCCATAGGGAGAAACGGTACCCTCGAAATTGGCCATGCACGCATCGACCACACTGCTGCCAGCGATAGCGCCACCTGCAGGAACAGAAGATGTCGATTCCGTTTCCGCTGGCGGCACATAGTCTGGGTTGGCATTGTACGATGTACTGTCCAGTTCCTGTTTCTGCTCATCCAGCAGTTTGTTGAATACCAGATGCAGCTCCATCAGGTGCTTGTTGCCTTCGATTTTATGGCTGTCCGACTTGATGAAGAACTGGCCCTTGAGCTGTTCTTCCTGGACTGAGACAGAAAGCCCAGCGATGCACTGGATATGACCGATGGCCCGGATGGACATGTCATGGGCGACGGTCTTCAGCATGGCCCTTGCCTGCGAGGCATCGTCCTGCTTAGGGTCGGCCTTGCAAATGGCCTGGATGAGACCAAATTTCTGGATGTCTGTAGTATTGGGCAGCTCCCCCTTCGTCTGTCCCGTACTGTCAACGACGACCACTTTCGATACCATGTCTTCCACCGATTCAGAAACAGACGCGCCCGTCAGATTCGTCACATCGCTGATCAGGAAGTCCCCCACCACCTGGTCATTCATGCAGACCACGTTGAGCTTCCCTTCGGTCATGTAGATATGGTATCCCTTTCCATCCTGTGCAGACTGATAGGATAATGCCTGCTTGATAGCCTCCGTAGCCGAGATATCATCGGCAATGAAATTGCAGGTGACGGGCAGGTCGGGAATAGTCCCGGCCGGAATAGAAAAGTCATTGATGGTCTGGCGGATGGCGTCGGCCACTGTGACGTTCGTGTACTTCTTGGTCATGCGGGACTTGGCCAGATAGACGATATTGTCAAAGGCTGTAAAATGCATCACGGAAGAGCCGCTCTCCCGGCTGCGGCCAAAAATACGTCCCTGGAACAGGTGGACAGTCTGCTGCGTCTTATCGTCAATGTGGATAAACAGCACCTCGTCCCCCAGTTCCAGTTCCGGATTCTGCCAAGATTTATCCCGTGTCGTATAGGCCAGGTCGAATTCCAGCCTGCGTCCGGCCTGCTCGACGTCCCCGGACCAAGTTGCACAAATCAGCCAGCCCGTAAGGTCTGCGTTCTCGGGCTTTTTCTGGCCTTCCGTCTGAGCATCCTCGGTATTGCTTTTCTTATTGATTCTTTGCAACTGGAACATTTTCATCATTCCTTTTGAGGTTCATCGTCGTCAGGCGGATGATATCCCCGGGCGAAAGACCGCCGTTACGGACGATGCTGCGATAGATCTGGAACTTCGAGAACTGCTCATTGTTGAGCGTCACCGATTTCCCCACGGCCCGGCCGATGACGTTGCCGATGCTGTCACCGGGATAATAGGTGATGTTCTTCTTCATCTTCGACCAGAACGATTCCGGCCGCTTCTTCAGCCCTGTCGCAGCATCGGTCTTTCCCGTCTCCGGTGCTGTGACGTAGCGGTACTCCGTCAGGCCCAGCTCGTAATAGACATCGCCGCTGCCGTCCTTTTCACCAAACTTGAAGGACGAAATCAGGCAGGGCATGGAAAGCGGCGTATCCGACACCGTCAGCTGACAGACGCTGTCACCGGTACGCATCGTTTCCAGTTGGGCGATGTATGTATAAGGCGCAAGGCCCATCATGGCAAAGGGATAATCCTGTGCTGGGAAAAATCCGGAAAGGGTCAGTGTCCTGAGTCCCGTCTTTCCCATCATGAGGTAGTCGCCGAAGTTATTGATGTTCACCGTGCCATGATTCGTATTGACAGATACCATCAGCTCCGAAGGCAGGACGGGAAAGACCACCGCTGCCGATTCAGAAGAGAGAGAAATCGTGAGGGAAGATGCAGCCTGGCCGATGGCGTTCAACAGAGATGCTAAGAAAGAACTCATCAGAGGGTCGCTCCTTTCATGCGGTTCATGCCGTACAGTCTCATTTTTTCGACGAGTTTTTCAGCGACGGCGTCGATGTCCTGCTCGCTGCGGACGTTCATCGTATCAATGCAGATGGTGATGCCGCCGCTGCCGGCGTTCATGGCCTGACGGATGCTTTCATCATGAGGTATGACCGTACTGCCGTTGGGCAGGTGTACCAGCTCGCCCCGGCGGTCTTCATTGATGACGGCAAAGCCGCCACGAAAGTTCTCGACACCGCTTTCAAAGTGGCTGATACTTGGGATATCAAATCCCACATGGGTCGGCGCCCCTCCCGTCAGGGACGGAATGTCGATAGACAGGCCGTTGATGCTGGAAATCAGGCCGTTCACCTGGTCGATGACCCAGTTCACACCGCTGCGAAAGGTGTCCTTGATGCTTTCCCAGATACTGGAGGCCGTCTCGCTGATGCCGTTCATGGCTCCGTCCCAGGCAGAACTGATCCAGTTCATCCCTGCATCGACGGCGTCCGATACAGCCTGTATAGCCTGTTCGATATAATGCGACACGGTATCCCAGTTCCTCCACAGAAGGTACAAGGCAGCAATAATCGCGGCAATGATGATAATGATGGGATTGGCCATGGCTGCGGCGCCTACGGCACGGATGATGGTGATCATCATGCGTCCGGCAGTCAGAAAGGTACTGCCCATGCCCCTGGCCACGATGGCAATGCCCCGGCAGACCGGAATGAGTCCTTTGAACTGGGTCGAGAGATACTTCGAGACACTGCCGGCTTTGCTAATGCCCGTGGCAATAGAGTTGAAAGTACCAAAAGCCCTGCCGCCGACCGTCAGCACCCGCCCCAGGGTGGAACCGAAGAGCTGGAAGGTCACGATGCCAAAAGCCACCTGGCCAATCAGCGTTTTCTGTTCCGGTGTAAGCGCACGAAACCAGGCAGCCAGTTCCTTGACGCGCATCGACATGGCCTTGAAGTACGGCGTAAACGACACTGCTAAATCCATGCCGGCATTCTTCAGCTGGTTCATGGTAATTTGCATCTGCTCCGACGGGGTCAGCATCTTCTCATAGGCTTCCCGGGTCATGCCGGCAGACTGGGCCATCTGGTCCATGACCTTATCGAAGTCCCCGGCTCCCTTGCCCGTCAGGACCAGGATGCTGTTCAGGCCCTCGACAGAGCCAAAGAGCTGGGCCATCTGTTCGGCATCGCCGCCTGTCGCCCGCTTCACTTCGTCCAGGAACTTCACCCAGCCCACGCTCTGCAGATGAGCCGCATTGAACTCAAGGCCAAGGGACTGAGCCAGTTTCGCCGCTTCGGCAGACGGCTTCAGGATGTTGCTGTAAGCCGCCTTGAGTCCGGTAATGGCCTCGCTGGTCCGGATACCGTTCTTGGTCAGGACGGCGATGGAACCGAACAGTTCCTGGGTACTGACATTGAGCTGTGCCGCAATGGGGATGACATTGCCCATGGACTGGGCCATCTCGCCAAAGGATGTCTTGCCGAAGTTCTGTGCCAGGAGCATCTGGTCCGTCACCGCCGTGGCTTCTTCTGCCGATTTTCCATAGGCATTGAGGACCGTGGTCACACCGTTAACGGCAGTCGTCGTGTCGGTGAAGCCGGCTTTCGCAGCAATTGTCATGTCTTTGACAAAGCCCACGGCATGGGCCGCATCGACACCAGCGGAAATGGCCTGGTAGACCGATTCCGAAAGATCAGCGACACCTGCGCCCGTTTCATCGCTGACAGCACGAATCTCATCACTGACCTTCTGCATGGAAACAACCGTCGTGTCGACCAAAGTCGAAATCTTGGCGATACCGTTGGCAAAGTCGCTGTGCAGCTTGAAGCCTGCCGTTGCGGCTGCCAGGATGGGGGCTGACAGCAGGGCTATCTTGTCTGATAAGCCGGAAATCTTGCTTCCCGTCTGCTCGATGCTCTTCGCCGTCCGTTTCTGGATGCGCTCATGCTCCGTCAGCTTGTCCGACAGTCCGCTGACCGATTGTTTCGCCGCCGCCATCTGGGTCTTCATGGTCCCCAGGCTGGCATTGACGCTATGCACGGTCGGCGTGAACAAATCCCGCAGCCGGATGGCGGCATCGATGACATTATTGGCCATGCTGTTTCACCTCTCAATGTTGTTACAGATATTAAAAATATAGTAAGATAAAAGAAATCTATCGTTACGGAGGAATTCCAATGCGCTATTTCAATGAAACAGAAAAAAGATTAGCTGAACGATATCACCATATGGAGCTTGGTACTTGCAAAATCTGTGAAGAATGTCACAAGAAAGAACATTTATCCTTACCGATTGGCTGCTGGTGCGTAGGTTCCGATTTTAATAAAACTTCCAAGAGAATTCTATTTGTCGGTAAAAATGCCAGAAACAATCCCGGCACGATTGAAGACGGCTTCCGCAATCCCTTTCAATATACCCGTGAATCTCTGTGGAACAAAAGCTGGCCATATTGGAGCTATACTCGTGCTATCACTCAGAGAATATTCGGTGACGATTCTATAGAACACATCGCATTTACCAATATTGTCAAATGCAACAATTCCGGAGGAAAGGATACTACCTCAGATTTTGTAAAATCCAACTGTATCCTAAACCTAAAAGTCCTTCAGCAGGAATTAAAGGTAATACATCCTACTCATATCATTTTTTATACATCTTGGTATTATGACGATTACATCCCTAACGTTTTTGACCGTTATAATATTCATTACAACGGTTTTAAAGACATTGGGAAAAGAAAAATGCCCTGGCAGGAAGCCATTTCCACCCTGGGCAATCAAACCTTTCATGTACTACGTGTCGGCCACCCACAATGCAAGAAAAAAAGCGACTTCGTCTATGAAATATCTAAGTGGCTTGAGCCTGCCTTATGACTTTATGGCAGATAGCCGTATTTTCAGCAGTTAATCCGATAATGCTGAAGATACTTTTTTATCGCGTTCTTCCATCTCATAGCGGATGAAAGCATACAGCACCTGCCGTTCGCCGTATCCCAGTTTCATGACCGCTGACGGCAGCAGGTGATGCTCCCGGAACAGGAGATACATTGCCTGCACTTCGCCATCGGTCCGGATCAGTTTTTTACGGCTTTGTCCGCCTTTTCCTGGGTCGTATAGCCGTTGAGTTCTGTGATCTGCGCTGTGAGATCAGCAATCTCACCTGCCAGGAAGAGCTTGCGGATGATGTCACCAGGAAGTACGGCCCCGAATTTTTCCAGCAGATCCTTGTTCTTGAGGTCCGGGTCGGCAATCCCCGCCAGGAGCGTCTGGGTCTGCATCTGATAAATGTCGATGTTATCGGCGCTGCCGTTGGTGAAGTCCACGGCCATCTTCTGGATATCGGCGTAGCGTTCTGGGTCGATAGCCCGGAGCGTGATGATAAAATCGAATCCGAACAACTTCGAGAGCCGTTCCATCTTCACTTTCTTTTCAGGCCGTTCGGCCAGCTTGTTCACTACATCTGCTTTCAGCAGTCGGTCTACCATATTCATGTGCTTGTTCTCCTTATGCTAAATCCAAGAGGTCCCAGTCCGAGAAAGTGAAGCTGTAGCTTTCCTCGCCCATCTTGTCCACTTCCCAGTCGGCCAGAATGAGGCTGTCAAAGGTCGCATCCTTGATGACGATGCGTTCGCTGCCTATGGCATCCTTGTCATCTAGGACGGAGACGATGGTCACGACGGTCTGCTTGCCCGCCTTAATGTTGTCGTTCATCTTCTTGATCATGTAGCTCGAGACTTTATGGAGCTTCAGCTGCCCTTTGCAGTCATAGCCCGTGACCTTGTAGCCCTTGCCGACATGGCGGAGCATCTTCACTTCTTCCTTGGTCAGGGTGACCTCGGCCTTGAAAGCCGTGGCTTCGGCCATGAGGTCGCCGTCGATATAGAGGTCGGCATACTTTCCGTTCATCACCCGTTTGGCTTCCATGCTGTTCACTGTACTTCACCTCCTCAGATATTGACGGCAATCGTGACATCTTCCATGGCATCCAGGAGCGAAGCATCTACGGCGATGAAGACATTGCTGCCGATGTTGGCCAGCTTGATGTCCATTTCCGACATGTCCGCCAGTTCCTCTTTCGTATATTTGCCATTGGATGCCAGCCAAATCTTCGTGGATTCCACATCGATATAAGCCGTGTTCTGCCCCTGTTCCAGCAGGCCCTCCTGGGCCAGCTGGTCAAGATACCCCTGGATAGCCGTCACCAGGAGGCATCGGTTGGCATAGCTGTTGGCATACTTGCCAAGGTAATGATCCTGGGCTGTGGTGCGGATATCGTCATACATCATGTCCATTAAATCGACGAGCTTGATTTTCTGGAACGATACGCCTTTTCCCTGGATTGTCGTGACCAGGGAGTTGATTCCGCGGCCCAGCTTGACCTTTTCCCCGTCAAAGAAAAAGAACAGCTTGCCGGCATCCGTCATGGTATCCATTTCTTCCTTCGTCCAGACGTCACAGCCGATGACTTCCGGCAGCGGCGCATACGTACAGGCAATGGTCATCGGCGTTCCTGCGATGATGCCCGCGATGCGCCCGCAGTACTGGGCCGTCGTGTAGGTCTTCGTTTTCGTACGGATGACTTGATTGACGAAGTTGATGACTCCTTCCGTATCCGCCGTGCAGTCCGGCAGGACGGCCTTGATGCGCTTATTCTTATTCGTCCGCATCCCCTTGATCCAGGTCGCGATAGTGTCGATGTGGTTTTCTTCGATGTCCGGGATGACTAGGTAATCGAAGCGCTTGTTCTCGATGGCCTTGAGGACATCGGTATAATCTTCTGCATCCTTGCTGATGATTTCGGCGATGACCTTCTTCGGACTGTTCACGTAGCCGCGAAGGGTCAGTTCCAGCTGCTCACGGTTGCTGTCTGAGAGTTCTTTGGGAATGTCATCTGCCGTGTACAGGTTCACTTCCGTCTGGGACGGCAGTGTCTCTTCTTTCAGAATCAGAAGGACAATACCGCGTTCGCTGCGTTCGACGGCACTGATGCCTTTTTCTTTGAACGCGATATTAATGGATGGCATTTTCATGGGTTACGTCTCCTTTCCCTGATACCGCTGATGCAGTACCTTCATGATTTCTGCCGTTTCTTCTTTTTCCCGGGCGTCATAGTACTGGAAGGTCAGCGTCAGACGCCCGCCGTCATTGTCCGTCCCCATCAGCTCCTCACTCATAGACACGACAGGGAGATAACGGTTGCCGACTTTCAGTCCGTCCCGGAATAAATTTTCCGCAGCAAAAAGCACGGCGTAGATGGCCGTGCTTTTTTCCTGCTTCTTCGGCAGATACGTAATGTAGAGGTCCGTATCCCGGTAGACCTCGTTTTCTTTCTGCGGCGTCGCTACCGTCATTGTCTTCAGGAAAAAGGCCGGCGGCGCAAAGCCTTCCTTGACTTCCTGCAAATAGACGGGGTACGGGAACCGCTCTTTGAGTTTCTGCTGCACCGCCTGCAAGATATCGATATCATGGATCATGTGCCGCCTGCTTTCTTGAGGAGCTTCTTCGTGAGTCTCTCCAGTCCCGGCTGCAAGTCGCTGGCTTCGAAGACCTTGACGGATTTCTCCGTATAGTGCTGGCCTTCATAATAGCCCACGGTCCTGCCGCCAGGTGTTTTCTTCGCATGGCCGTTATTTAAGAGGTGATGTACGGGATGCTTGTTGATCAGCTCATAGACCAGCTCGGAACCGTTGTAGCCTTCCACCTTATGCTTCCAGCCTTTCTTCAGCTTGCCCGTGCTGCCTTCCGGCGTGTTTTTTACGCACTCCTTCTTGAGCTTGTTGCCAAGCGTCACCAGGCCCTTTTCGGTAGTGCCGGGAAACTCTTCAATAGCAGAAAGCAGTTTTTCTGAAAGGTCATCCAATCCTTTGACCTCAAAGTCACTTCCGCTCATTGTCCGTCCCCCTCACTTCTTCCGTACAGTACAGTTCCAGAGCTTCATGGCGCATATACGGGTCAACTATGGTATCGATGTCGTAGAGGTGATCCTGATACTTCACCTTCATATCGTGGGTGACACCCGGACGCCAGCGAATGGTGATCTTGCTGTACTCCGTGTCCGCCTTGCGTTCCATCTCATAGAACACTTTGCCCCGGGCAGGCTCGATGGATGCCCAGCAGCGGTACACTACGACGTCGGCCTGGGTATCGAAACCATATTCATCCGTCACGGCCTGCTTTCCCAGAATCTCAATCCGTTTATTCAAAAGCCCCGTCTTCATGGGCATCCCCCTTTTCAAAAACAGCTCCGCCGGACCCCGAACAGCAGCCAGCGCAGACGTTTCAAAAGGCCTGCGTAGTCCGCTTCCTCCCGGTGCTCATATAAAAAAGCCGCAGCGAAGAGAATCGCTTCGTGAAAAACCACGGGATTCTCTTCGGCATCGGCTTCCTCGCAACGGGATATATCCAGGCAGAGGGCCTGGGCTGTTTCCAGGGAAGACTGGATGACGTCATCATTACTCGTGTCATCTTCATCAATCCGCAGGTATTCCCTGGCTTCTTCCAGCGTCACAATCATGGCTTATCCCTTCGCTTTCATCTCCAGGGCCTTGACCGCTTCCTTGAGCATCAGCATGCCATCGACGCGCTGGCTGGCAAGGAAGCCGATCTGGCCGTTGGCGGCATACAATTCGTTAAGCCGCTTGAAGGAGCGGTATTCCCTATCGGCAATCCAGTAGTAGCTGAAGTCCCCGAAGAGCATGGGACGGCTGCCCGCCGCCAGTTCCGGTGCAAAGGAAGTGCAGTAGCAGGGACGGTTCAGGATAGTATCCGGCGTACCTGCGGTGACAGACGGCTGCCAGATGTAGTTGCCGTTGTTGTCCTTCACCTTGCGCAAGGCCTTAATGGTTGCATCGTTCAGGAGCCATACGGCCTTGCGGCGGTACGGGATGCGCAGGGAGTGATACAGGTCGATGACATCATCAAAGGTGATGGATGCGCCATTGGCTATCACGCCCAGCTCCGCGGACGGGAACACGCCAGTCGGCTTGTTCTTCCCGTCACCGGTGAGGAAGGCTTCTTCTTCCTTCGTGCCGATACGGCGGGCAAATTCACCGGCAATGTAGCTTTCCAGGTCGAAAGCGCTGTCGTTCAGCAGTTCTTCCGACACACGGATAGCCGTCCCCAGCTTGTACGCCCCGATGGACTGCTGGCCGAAGGTATCCTGGCTGTCCGGGTAGAGGCCGTTCTCTTCCATCCAGGACGCTTCGCCATGACCCGTCACGATGGGAATCTTGCGGTCGCCGCTGGTGTGGATGACCGTGGCCAGGCCGCGGAAGAAATTCTCTTCCTGGAGCTTGTCGATGAGCTGGTGTTCGAATTCGTCCGGTACCAGATAGCCACCATCAGCATCGGTGCCTGCACTCAGGGCGTTCTGTACATCAATGAAGTTCTTATGGCGGATGCTGTCCCAGAAAGCCTTACGATAGGCATCGGACGCACGGCCTCTCTTTTCTGCTCCATTCTGGCCTGCGCCAGGGAGTTCAGTAATCGGCATCGTGGTCGGCTGGGACAGCTGGGCATCGAGCTGCTGCTGGCGTTCCAGGCGGTCGATTTCTTTGCCGAGGTTCACCACATCCGCTTCCATCTTGTCGTAGCGAGCCGCATCTTCTGCAGAGACCATGCCGTTTTCATCACGGACGGTATCCAGAAAATTCTTGGCGGCATCCCACAGATTCTTGCGTTTCTCACGCAGTGCTAAAATCGTATCCATTGTTGTCCTCCTTAATGAATGAGCAATGCCAGCCGGTTCTCCAGGGAAGCGGCTGGCACTTTATTGACAGGTTCACGTGGTTTTAATTTCTGTACTAACGAATTGGTGACAGTAACAGGGGTGTAAATCATGGCTTCCGGCTGCTCCCCATCGTCTTTCTTCTGGTCGAAGAGGATTTCATCGGCAAAGCCAAGTTCCACGGCCTTCTTCGCGTTGAGCCAGGTCTCGTCATCCATCATGTGCGAAATCTTCGTGCGGGCCAGGCCGCTCTTGATTTCGTAAGCGTTGATGATGCTCTCCTTGACTTCGCTCAGCATGCCGATGGTCTTTTCCATCTCTGCCTGATCGCCATAGGCCAGGGTCGCCGGATTATGGATCATCAGCATGGCCACTGGCGACATGCAGACCTTGGTCCCGGCCATAGCGATGACGGACGCAGCCGAAGCGGCCAGGCCGTCAATCTTGACGGTGACGTTCCCCGGATAATCCATGAGCATGTTATAGATTTGGGCAGCGGCAAAACAGTCACCGCCCGGACTGTTGATCCAGAGTGTGATATCGCCGCTGCCCGCATTCAGTTCTTCTTTGAATGCCTTCGGTGTCACTTCATCGCCCCACCAGGTCTCATCCGAAATCTGGCCGTCCAGATACAGCGTCCGTTCACTGCCGAAAGAATCCGGTGCTTCGTTAGTCACCCACTTCCAAAATTTATGTTTCATTCGTATCTCCCTTCTGGGCAAAAGCCCCGGCATCCTTGAGCTTGGTCATGCTGCCATTGACAAGGTATAGATTACCGCCCTCTTCATCCGACACGGGATTCATGTCTTCCATCTCCCGGATATCGTTGGCGGACAGCCAGCCGTTCTGCCGGCCGATGCTGTACCCGGTCATGCGGCTCTCATAGTCGCCGCGCATGAGACCGTTCACGTTGAACTTCAGGAAATACTGTTTCTTCTCTTCCGGCAGGAACAGGGCTTTCTGCATGGCCTGTTCCCAGCGGATGACCCATGGATCCAGCGTGTACTTCACAAATTCCATGGACTGCTGCTCAATATTATTGAAGGAACTTTTCTCCAGGTCGCCAATCATGTGTGGCGGGATGCGGTAGAGCCGGGCAATCTCATCGAGCTGGAACTTCCGTGTTTCCAGGAACTGTGCTTCTTCCGGCGGGATGCCGATCTGCTGGTACTTCATGCCTTCTTCCAGCACAGCCACCTTGTGGGCATTGCCCGTCCCCCGGTAGACGGCATTCCACGAATCCCGGACTTTGGCCGGATCCTTCAGAACGCCTGGATGTTCCAGCACCCCGCTGGGGCTGGCCCCGTTCGCAAAGAAAGAGGCACCGTATTCCTCGCAGGCCATGGTCATGCCCACGGCATTGCGGGCCATGGCAATCGGCGAATAACCGACCAGGCCGTCAAACCCAAGGCCGGGGATATGCAGCACTTCTTCCTTCTGCAGGGCCACCTGCCCGTACGGCTTGATGTTCGGATTCTCGTCTCCCGTCTTGGTATACAGATAAAAAATCTTTCCCCGGTCATCCCGGCAGACGGTCATCTTGTCCGGCCTGAGCGGGTATAGTCCCTGTACCCGCCCTAATCGGTCGCGGATGATCTGGGCGTAAGCATTGCCCCAGATGAGCAGGTGGCTCATGAGCGTTTCCCGGAAGATAAACGAAGTCATCTCCGGATTCGGCTCATCATGGAGCAGATGGTACAGCGGATGGTCATAGACCCGCTCCTTGCCGCCAGGCGTGTAACGGTACAGCTGGAGCGGCAAGGCCGCCAGAGTTTCCGCCAGGATGCGGACGCAGGCATACACTGCCGTCGTCTGCATAGCCGTGAACTCGTTCACCGTCTTGCCACTGGCAGAGGGGCCGAACAGATAACGAAAATCCGTGCCGATATAATAGTTCTGAGGCTTGTCCCGGGTACGGAACAGGCTGGATAAAAAGGGGATTCTCATAAAATACCTCCAAAAACGGGCACAAAAAAGCACCTGCCATTTTTGCAAATGTCTTTAAAATGCAATAACACCTCGTTCGTCATAGACACTGCCACTGCCAGTCCCGTTGCGGATGCAGCGGTCTAGTGCCATGATGGACGCCACGATTCCGTCAATCTTTTCGACGGATTTTTCTTTGTCCGGCTTGATGTTTCCCGCAGGATCTTGGCGCATGACGACGTTGCTGGCCATCCATTTGAGAACGGGATTGCCGCCATGGATGATGTTCCCTTCCATCAGGAGCTTGAACAGCTCCTTCGACGGCGGCGACATATCCTTGAACCCCTGGCCGAAAGGCACCATGGTGAAGCCCATATCTTCCAGGTTCTGCACCATCTGGGTGGCGTTCCAGCGGTCATAGGCGATTTCCCGTATGTGGTACGTTTCCCCCAGGCGTTCGATAAACTTCTCGATGAAGCCGTAATGGATGACGTTCCCTTCCGTCGTCTGGATGAAGCCCTGCTTCTGCCAGACGTCGTAGAGAACATGGTCCCGGCGGCACCGCAGTTCCAGCGTGTCTTCCGGCAGCCAGAAGAAAGGCAACAGGATGTATTTCTCATCATCGCTCCGTGGCGGGAAAGCCAGTACCAGGGCCGTGATATCCGATGTACTGGACAAGTCCAGCCCGCCGTAGCACATCCGTCCCCGCAGGGAATCCAGGTCAATGGGAAGGCTCCCCTTGTCGTAGACCTGTTCCGGTATCCAGCGGATGCTGGCCGAAGTCCAGATATTGAGCCGGAGCTGCTTAAAGACATTCTCTTCCGCCGGATTTTCGACAGCATTCCGATAGGCTTCCCGGACGCGATCAATCTGAATGGTATGCCCCAGAGAAGGATTGGCTTTGTACCAATTGGCTTCATCCGTCCAGTCTTCCTCATGTTCCAGGCCATAGACCACGGGGTAAAAGGTGGAATCTTTCTTTCGGCCCGCCATCAAGTCAAGGGCCTTTGTGTGCAACTCATAGCAGATACTGTTCTTGTCGTTGCCCGCCGTCGTGATGATGAAGAAGAGCGGCTGCTCCCGGGCATCGCCGGAGCCTTTGGTCAGGACATCATAGAGCTTGCGGTTCGGCTGGGCGTGGATTTCGTCAAAGACCAGGCCCGACACATTGAGTCCGTGTTTGGTCCCGGTTTCCGCCGACAGCACCTGGTAGAACCCGGCGTTGCGATAATTGATGATGCGCTTGCCCGCCGTCCGTATCTTGGAGCGGCGCATCAGGGCCGGACTCATCTCGACCATCTGCCGTGCCACATCAAAGACAATGGAAGCCTGGTTGCGGTCACAGGCCGCACCATACACTTCGGCACTCGGCTCGTTATCGGCATAAAGAAGGTACAGGGCGATGGCTGCAGCCAGCTCGCTTTTCCCGTTCTTCTTTGGAATCTCTATATAGGCCGTCAGGAACTGCCGCTTCCCGTTTTCCTTGACGATGCCGAAGAGATCACGCACAATCTGTTCCTGCCACGGCAGGAGCAGGAACGGCTGCCCGGCCCATTTGCCTTTGGTATGACAGAGATGCTCGATGAAGGCAACCGCCCTGTCGGCCTTGTCCTTGTCGTAATGGGAATCCGGCAGCATGAACGCTGACGGCTTATATACAAATGCCAAACTTGTCACCCCCTTAACAGCAGTTCCATTTCATCCGTTTCTTTTTCTGCCCCGTTCTCTTCCCCAACTATGCGGCTCCGGGCTGACGGGGTCAGGCCAAACTGCTCACAGAATTTCAGCATGATCTTGAGGTTCGTCTGGGCAATGGCTACCTGCGGTACCTGCTGCAGGTAGCCGTTCGGCGTCCGCACCATATCCCCATGCTGGGTGATGAACTCTTCCGCTCCTTTCCATCGGGCATATGCCTGGCAGTACCCGGCAAAGGCCATCATATCCAGGTTGGTCAGCATCCCCATCTCAGCAAGGACTTTCCCCAGCCGCTTCCATTCTTTCTTGGCGTCATCTTCCAGCCAGTCCGGGCAGCGAGGGAGCCGTCCCTTTAGCATGGGTTCCTTCTTATTGAGGGGACGATGGCCGGGATTGCCTTCCAGCACCTTGAGCGCCGTCGGCTTCGGTTTTCTTCCTCGTACAGCCAATGGCGCTCACCTCCCAATAAAAAAGCCCTTGCGGGCTGTACGACAGAGGGGACCGCATCTGCGTTCCCCTCGGGTTCTCTTTTTTAATTCTTCATGACCCATTCGATGGCGTGGCCATTGTCTTCGAACAGTTCGACGCTGACTGCCTATCCGATATTTATGCATCTTATTCGATGACTTCCCATTCGTCGGTTCCGGGTATCAGCCCAAGACTGCTGCCTGTATCCCACTGTACATGGATGGTTCCAGCATCATCGACGAACTGGACGGTGCCTTCAGTTCCCTTGGGCGGAGCTTGCCTGTCATCCATGGCGATAAGCCGGAGCCGCGTTCCTTCCATCCGTTCCCGGCTGTGCCGCAGGCCGGCTCGCAGGATAGACAGGTCGAAACCGAACCTGCGGTAATCCCGCTCCATGTTCTGATAATACCAGTCCTCCGGAATACCGAACCGCCGGTCTTCGTGCATGATGTACACAAGACCGCTGATGATGCCGTCATCTGTTTCCACATCCACTTCTTTTTTATAATAGAACCGCGGGAAGCCTTCATAGGCATCGAGCCGCCGTTCATCCGCCGGAGAAATGCGCCAGAAAACAACCGGCACGAAGGCATCCGCCTTCTTCTCGATAGTGGCGTAACATCCTGTCAGAGAACCTTTGAAGAGGAGTTCATAGCCCCGGATTCGGCCCGTCCCTGAAAGAACGGCGTCAGGACACCGTCTTGCCATCTGTACTTCACTCATGTTGCTGCCGTAGGCAATGTAGATTCTTTGTTTCATCGCTCTCATCCTTTCTGAAGGGATTACCCTTCTACCACCCCAAGGGCAGCCGAAGCTGCCCGTAAGGCTATCCCCTTCAAGCGGCGGCATTGCGCCATGCGGAATTGCCCGTGAGGTGTTTCAGGAAGTGGAGCCGGCAGGTCTTGAACTCGTCACCGATGAGTCCGAGCCGGAGCATCCAGCACCGGAAAGCGTATTTCTCATTGTCCGTTTCGGTCTTTCGGGCCGAGGCTTTCTTCTGGGCCAGGGCCTGATGAGCGACGGCCAGGCAGAACTGAATGTATGCCTTGATTTCCCCAGCGTGGAGTGTCCCGTTGAAAAGCCGGAACTCGACGGTTCCTTTGGTGAAGGTGGCATGCAGGTTCAGCCCGTGGTAGCGGGTGCTGTTGTAATGATGGTTCCGTCCGTAGGGTGCTTCCTGATACCAGAGGTCGGCGATGCCGTCCAGCGTGTCCGGCTTTTTCCGGTTGAGATCCTTCAGGAAGGTGGTGTTCGTTTTCCGGCAGTATCGGTTTTCCCGCGAGGGGTTGATCTGGAGGGCGCGGTAAATCATGTCTTCTTTGCTCGCCATAATGTTCACCAGGTTCCGTAGGGTCTTTGCCGTGAAGCGTTCGGCCCCGACGTGAATGTGGATGCCGCAGGATTTATTGGCAAAGGCCCCGGCCTTGCGTAGCATCCGCACCAGTTCCTGCAGCTTCGGGATGTCTTCGTAGGAAAGAATGGGACTGACCACTTCCGTGCGGTAGAAGCTGGAAGCATCTGTAATGTTTCCGTTCACCTTCTTCTGTGGAACCAGGCTGGAGTCGTTCATGGCTTTCCATTTCCGTCCCTGTTCATCCCTTGCGGTGTAGGTATCGTAGGCTCCGCCTTCATGCCGACTTTCCGTCCCGAAGAAGCGGGCCATGAGGCTGGCGGCCCGGCTTCTTGTAATCCCTGTCATTTCCATTTCGATGCCAAAGTGCAGTGTTTTCATAATCCTCTCTGTCCTTTCTATGTGTGCGTGTGTTCTTTTGGTACACTATATATCACTCTAAAGGCACACAATAGCAAGTCATTTTGAGAATAATTATGAATTAAATTGAAAATTTATGGGTTCTGATGCCGGCGTTCCTTCTGCTTTCTGGCATGAGCCTTGGCTTCTTCTTCCGTGCGGAAGGCACTCCATCCCTTCAGGCCTTTCAGCAGGGCCATGCGCGATTCGTGGCTGGCCTTGGTCCCCATGCCGATGCGCAGGAGCCACATCCGCAGGTAGTACTTCTCGTTTTCAGGCTTCCGTGTGTCAGCCTGAACCCGTTTCGCTTTTTTCGCTGCGCTGACCATGAAGGCCGCTAGTTCAATCAGGGCGCGGTTCTTCACAGCATTGCCGGTTGCGGCAATGCAGAATGTCACCGTATCTGCCGCAATCCAGAAGCCCCGCCCTTCCTTGCGATAGTTCTGATAGATGGCAAAGAAGGAAGTCTGGTCGGTACCAGGTTCTTCTTTCAAGTCTTCCACCAGCCTGTCCGGCACATGGATGTTTTCATGTCCTGCCGCCCGGTTCAGCAGGTACTGCTGGGCGTGGAGCATGAAGACCAGGTTGCGGAGCTGCGCACCGTCCATGCCATCAATGGGAACCTTGATTTCCATCCTGTCCGGATGCGGCAGTGCGTCCAATCCTGGCGTTTCATCCTGCTCCAGCGGCTCTTGCGGCACTTCGGGTTCCGTTCCTTCTGCCGGTTCCGGATGCGGAAGGATTCCTGCTTCCTGCAGGAAAGCCGTGATGGCGGCTTCTGTCTTTTCATCATCGCATTCGATATCGCCGCTGCGAAGGATGCGGAACCCCCGCCCTTCGTAGGCAAAGGCCGGCGTCCCCGTATAGCGGAGCTTTTCGTTATGGTTGAAGGGAATCAGCCTTCTGGCCAGTTCCTTGCGGTCGTTCAGGTTCGTCTGGATTGTCATGGTCTATGTACCTCCTTGTTTTGCTAGTACATATATCACTCTGAACGCCGATAATAGCAAATCATTTTTGCATCTTTTTCTCAAAGAAGCAGGCAATGCCGGCCAAGACGAAATACACGCAGGGAAGGGCGACACCGTTGCCCCACATCTTGTATTCCGCAGAATCCCGGTACGGTTCCTTCAGCCATTTGATAATCTGGTTCCGGGTCTTGGGCTTTGTCTTTTTCCCCAGGGCTTTCCGATGGGTCTCAAAGACATCGCTCCAAAAGCGGATGTCTTCTTCAGACGGGTTCCCTGTTTCCAGATGGCTGCACCACCAGTCCGGGAATCCCTGGAGCCTTGCACATTCTGCCGGCATCAGGCGGCGGACACGAGCATGGCTGTTGATGAGCGGCGGATCTTTATAATCCGTAGCTACCAGGGAACTGGCCATTTCCTTCGCCGCCCGTGTGAAGTGGGAATTCTTGCTGGCACTATAGGTCAGCTCCACCACAGCGATGCCGCCCTGGTTGCTCCCCGGTACATTTCCCGAACGGTCGACGGTCCGGCAGGTATCGCTCTCATAGATATGGTTCCGCATATTGCGGGTGCCGTCCGAGGTCTGCCGTACATCATAGGTTTTCTTTTCTCTGTTGCCCCCGCCCTGCAGGATCAGCGGCTGGTTGTTGCCGCCCGTCCCGTACCGCGCCGTGAGTGATGGGTTCACAGAGAGCGGCCCCTTGTACCGGGCATCGGCTCCATGGTTCTCAAACACCGGACCCGGCAGATTGACGATGACCGGAGGATGATGGGCTTCTGCCCGTAAGGTGTTCGTCCGCTCTTCCGTCACATCCATTCGGATGCCGCCCTGGTCATTCAGGCAGATTGTGCCTGCCGTTCCAGGGCCAGGCGCAAGACGTCCGGCAGCACCCTGCCATGCTCGGAAGCCCTGCGCAGAATACCCTGACAGGCCCTCGGACTCAAATAGAACCTTTCCGGCACTTTGTCCATTAAAATCTGCGACAAGGTAGATGCGCTTTCTTCGCTGGGGGACGCCCCAGTATTGGGCATCGAGGACGCGCCAGGCCACAGAGTACCCGTTTCCCAGGATGCATCCCGCAGGCTGCCATCTGGCACAGCCAGCCACTGAAACCGCAGGGTCTTTGATGCGGCAGATTTCTTCAAGGACCGTCCGGAAGTCCTCTCCCTTGTTGCTGGAGAAAGCCCCAGGGACATTCTCCCACACGATATATCTTGGATATTGTCCATTCGTTTCTTCCCTCATTTCCTTCACGATGCGCACTGCCTGATAGAACAGCGAGGACTGCGAACCGCCAAGGCCATCCCTTTTTCCGGCAATCGACATATCCTGGCAGGGACTGCCGAAGGTAATGATGTCTACCGGCTCGATTTGTGCGCCGTTTATGGCACTCACATCGCCGTAATGCTTCACAGATGGCAGCCGTCTCGTCGTCACGCGGATGGGGAACGGCTCGATTTCCGAGTTCCATACAGGACGGATGCCCGCCAGGATGGCGCCCAGTTCAAAACCGCCGCTCCCGGAGAACAGGCTGCCCAGCTTAATCTGTTCCATCATCTGCCACCTCCGCATACGGGATTTTCTCGTCCCCGCGCAGGACAAACACACCCGCGTCCCCATATTCACTGATGTAGCGCCTGACGATGACGTCGACGAACTTCTCGTCCAGCTCGATGCCGTAACAGATGCGGCCCGTCTGCTGGCAGGCCATGAGCGTAGAACCGGAACCGAGGAACGGGTCCAGGATGATGCAGTGGCTCATGGATGAATTCTGTATAGGGTACGCCATCAGGGCTATAGGCTTCATGGTGGGATGCTCTTTGCTGGCTTTCGGCCGGTCGTATTCCCAGATGGTCGTCTGTTTGCGGTCAGAATACCATTGATGCCTGCCGTTCAGCTTCCAGCCAAAAAGGCACGGTTCATGCTGCCATTGATACGGGCTACGTCCCAGTACCAGGGCGTTCTTCTTCCAGATGCAGCAGCCAGACAAGTAGAATCCTGCGTCCTTGAATGCCTTGCGGAAGTTCAGCCCCTGGGTATCTGCGTGGAATACATAGATGGAAGCATCCTGCTCCATGTTCTGTTCCATATTGACAAAGGCCGCGAAAAGGAACTGGTAGAACTTGTCATCCGGCATATTGTCGTTCTTGATCTTGCCGGCTGTTTCTTCCACATCGACGTTATACGGCGGATCCGTCAGCACCATGTTGGCCTTCTTCCCCGCCATCAGCCGTTCATAGGTTTCCGGCAGCGTCGCATCGCCACAGATGACGCGGTGGTCACCCAGGAGCCAGATATCTCCCGCACGGGCGACAGTCGGCTTTGCCAGTTCGCCGTCGACATCAAAGTCATCTTCCTTGATTTTCTTGTTGTACACTTTCGAGAAGAGCTGCTCGACTTCCGGTGCTTCAAAGCCCGTCAGGTCGACGTTGAAGTCGACGCTCTGCAAATCGACGATAAGGTCGGCCAGGAGCTGTTCGTTCCAGGCACCCGTGATTTTGTTGAGCGCAATGTTGAGCGCCTTGACCTTATGCTCATCCTCGATATGGACAACGACACACTGGACTTCTTCGTAGCCCAGGTTCTTCAGTACGGTCAGGCGCTGATGCCCGCCGATGACCGTCATGTCGTAATTGACGATGATGGGTTCCACATAGCCAAACTCCTGAATGGACTTCTTGATTTTCTCGTATTCCTTGTCGCCAGGCTTCAGCTGCTTCCTGGGGTTATATGCCGCAGGCTTCAGCTGGCCGATGGGCAGCATCTTCCATTCCATATCCGATGTCTTCACACGCTTGCTCCTCTCTGAAGGCAGCCGCCACCGCTCTGCCGTAACCGGCGAGGTGGTGCCACCTGCAATAATTCCGTACGCTGTCCCGTGACAGCTTGGTCTTTCTGGCGATGGCCTTGTAGCCCATCCCCTGCTTCCGCATGTCTTCTATCTGCCGGCGCTGGCAGTCGTTCATGACAGGCTCCTTTCACACAACAAAAAAGCTCCGGGCCAAATAGCCTGGAGCAGATGATTCGATTTTAGATGCCGGGTATCCCCCCTTATGAATTTCGCGTTTTTTCACGTTTGAGGGGGCGGCGGTCATGGACGGAAGGGCTGCAGAGATTTGCATCCCCCGCCCTACGGACGGATTCAGTACTTGTACTCGATGTTCCGGTCTTCGGTCATCGTCTTATGGTCATGACAGCTCTTGCAAAGGGGCTGCCAGTTCGTTTCGTCCCAGAACAGTTTCGCATCACCGCGATGCGGTTTGATATGGTCAACGACCGTTGCCGGGACGAGACGGCCTTTTGCTTTGCAGCGGATGCACCAGGGATGACGTTTCAGGAAAAACTTCCTGGCCTTCTGCCACTCCCATCCGTAGCCACGTGTTTCTGCATCAGCCCGGTCGCCCTGGCACTGCCGTTCATGTTCCTCACAATATTTTCTTCCATACGGCACCAGCCTGGGGCAGCCCGGATATTTGCAGGGCGTCTTCGGTCTTCTGGGCATTTACATCATCTCCGGCATCAAAAAAGGACCGATGGCGTTCAAGCCTCGGTCCTTCATTCTTTTCTTGCTGATTATAGTATATCTTACAGAAGCCTGTGACATCAAGTGCTGCTTTAGTGACATTCAGTGACATTCGCCAGGAATCTCGATGTGTTTCAGGGCTTCGTCATGCAGCCGATACACCTGGCGGATATGAAGTCCGAGAGTATCGGCAATGGATGCCCAGTCCTTGAAAGCCAGGTAGCGGAGTTCCAGGACGACCCGTTCCCGGGCATCTGGCACTCGGCTGACAGCCATCATGATGTCTGCCTTGAGTTCGACCAGGACGTCGATGGCTTCATCCACTTCCTGTTCCATATCCATCATACGGGCGATGGTTTCTTCCAGACGGTGCGGATTGGGTGTCCCGCTTGGCGGCACCGGGCTGAGTGTCGATGACGCCTTGATAGCCAGCTGCCGCAAAGACGATACCTGCTCCAGCTTGCTGTCTATCTGTATGTTGATGTTCCGTGCCTGTTCCAGGTACGCCTTGGCTTCCATACGCTTTTCTTCTCCTTCTGTTTCCGGTTTCATAGTATACCCCCATTTTCTGTTTCCGTCATGCCCAGGTCAGCCTTTACGGCTTCAATCAAAGCCGCCTGGGTTCCGTCTTTGTGTTTCAAGACGTTCAGGATGCGTTCATCAATCGTGTCCTTGGCTACGATGTGCTGTATGATGACCGTCTCGTCCGCCTGCCCCTGCCGCCAGAGCCGGGCGTTGGTCTGCTGGTACAGCTCCAGACTCCAAGTCAGGCCAAACCAGATCAAGATGGAACCGCCCTGCTGCAGGTTCAGGCCGTGTCCGGCAGAGGCCGGATGGATGAGGGCCACAGGAATCTTTCCCGCATTCCAGTCGGCGAAATCCTGCGGCTCCTTCAGCTCCCGGGCTTCCATCCGCTGCTGGATACGGTCTTTATCATGCTTGAACCAATAGGCCACCAGGACCGGTTTCCCGTTGGCGCTTTCCACCAGGTCTTCTAAGGCATCCAGTTTCCGGTCATGGATGGCCGCCACGTCCTTGCCATCGGTATAAATCGCGCCATTCGCCATCTGCGAAAGCTTCAGGGTAAGCGATGCGGCATTGGCAGAGGTGACCTCGCCGCCTGGAAGCTCCAGTACCAGGGACTTCTTCAGCTCATCGTACCGTTTCTTTTCCGTTTCACTCAAGCGGACCTCTTTCGCTACGCTCACCAGTTCCGGCATCTCCAGATAATCTGTTGCCTTCATGGACACGGTGATGTCGGAAATCTGGTGATAGATGGCTTCTTCCGCTCCCGGCAGGGGCTTGTAGGAATACACCACCATGCCGTTGCGCTTATCCGGCTTGAAGTATAAGTTACGGTACTGGCTGATATATCTTCCCAGCCGCTCCCCCATATCCAGGATACGGAACTCGGCCCAGAGATCCATCAAGCCGTTCCCGGTTGGTGTCCCCGTCAGCCCTACGATGCGTTTCACCTTCGGCCGCATGGCCTTCATGGCACGGAACCGCTTCGACTGGTGGTTCTTGAAACTCGACAGCTCGTCCAGGACGACCATATCGAAATCCAGGCGGCTGTTCTCATAGAGCCAGGCCAGGTTCTCGCGGTTCACGATATAGATATCCGCATCCTGCTGCAAAGCCCGCCGCCGTTCTGCCACGGTTCCCACGACCACACTGCAGGTCAGCTCTTTCAGGTGATTCCACTTTCTGAGTTCATCCGGCCAGGTGTCTCTCGCCACCCGCAGCGGAGCTACCACCAGCACCCGCTTAACTTCAAAGGCGTCATACATGAGGTCACGGATGGCCGTCAGCGTTGTCACCGTCTTGCCAAGGCCCATGTCTAGGAACAGGGCTGTAATGGGATGGGACTTGATGTATTCGATGGCGTATTTCTGATAATCATGCGGCATGAACTTCATGCACCTCCGCCCCCTTTCCCATCAGGCATGTGGGCGATAGCCTTCAGGACTGCGGGAATATCCTCCATGGCATCCAGGACGAATACCTGGTAGCCCAGCCGTCGCAACATGGCATGGCGCTTCAGCTGCAGCGGCCTTGGCTTCTGCCCCGGCGCCTTTACTTCCACAAAGCCCATCTTCCCATCAGCCAATAGAATCAAGCGGTCCGGCATACCTGCAAATGATGGCGAAACAAGCTTCACTGCCTTACCGCCAGCCTTCTCCGTTTCCATCACCAGGTGGTGTTCGATTACTTTTTCTCGCATATTACTCACCTCTTTTTTATAGGGGTGCAGGTCGGTGAAGGTCGTTTCATAAACTTCCCTTAAAGACATTTTTTCTATTTTTCAGCCCTAAAGGGGGTTTATATATTGACCTGCACCGACCTGCACCCTTCCCTTTTTCTTACAGGAAATCTGTGACTTTCAGCTTCAGCCCATAAATGAAATACCCGGCTTTCCGCTTACGCCTGTCAAACCCAGTTTTCTCTAATGCTCCGTAAAAATCCGTCGTACTGCGGGTATACTCGTTCATCTGCTGGCAGTACAGCCGATAGGCCGTATAAAGTTCCCCGGACTTCTCGCTGAAAGAGGCATCTTCTTCACAGCAGTCATCCAGGAAATGCCGAAGCCAGTCATTCTGCCCGCGGTATTCATTGATGGCAGATGCGACGCAATCAGGCGTATCCAGGTGATAGTTCTTGGCAATGACCCTCTCCGCCCCTTCGATAATCCACTGCAGGATGGCAGGACCGGCTTTCTCCACCAGGTAGTCTGCGTAGTTCTTGATGTCGCTCTTCCCTTCGAACTGGGCCTTGAAGGGCATGACGATAAGACGCCGCCATGTCCCTTCGTCATTGGCTCCCACCCTGGGCAGGTGGTTCGTGTAGAGGACCAGCGTGTGTGTCGGTACGAACTTAAAAGGATCCTTATACTTCTTTTCGCCGCTCACTTCATCCGTCGAGCAGAGCTGTTTCAGGATGGACGTAGAAAGCCGGACGCCTTCTTCCATTTCGGCGGCAATGATCATGCGCTTCCCCTTCAGCTCCGCCATTTCCGGACGGACGTTCCGCTTGCAGCCTGCCGTCAGGGCATCGGCAGAGATGCCGCCGCAGTAGCTGCCAAGGACGCGGGCCAGGGAATTCCAGTAGGTCGACTTGCCGTTGCGGCCGTCGCCGTACGCGATGACCAGGGCTTCTACATAGACTTTGCCGATAGCCATGAGACCGCTGATTTCCTGGGCGTAGTCGATGAGCGCCGTATCGCCGGTAAAGAACTGCCGGACGGCCTGTTCCCAAATAGCTTTCCCTTCGATGCCCGGGTCTACAGAGGTACATTTCGTGATGAAGTCCGTCGCTCGGTGTTCCTGCCGTCCCCGCATCCCTTTCCGCAGATCATATGTATAAGACGGGGTGTTCAGCAGGAATTCATCTGCATCCAGTGCCTGGATAGGCATCTGGACCATGGGTTTCAATGCTTGCAAGGCCGACAGGATATAGCGCATATCGCGGCGTTTCAGGACAAACTTCCGGTACGCTTCTGCGGCAAGGTAGGCGGCGTAGGCTTTGGTCTGCTTTTCCTCAATCATCTTCTCCAGGTTCCGTCCGCCCTTACGGATGATATCTTCCGAAATCCCTGTCCCTGCTAATTCCCTGAGTGCCTGCTCGGACTGTTCATTAGCATCAGCCAGCTGCAAATCCAGGAATTCTTCCGCTGCACCGACCGCTGCCTGCCGCGATTCTTCCCAGCAGATGCCATCGTAGCGGATGAAATCCGTGCTGTCGGTGTAGCGCAGCTCGTTGCCGTATTCTCTGGCGATGACCTTGGCCTGGCCGATATCCGAATAATCCTCCGGCCGCAAGGAGTCCCGGGTGCCGAAATCGTTGTTGTATTCATCCGGGCTGACGTAACCTTCCTGCTTTGCGATGCGCTTGCCGAACCGTACGGCACTGCCCCAGATAGTGTTCAGCTCGGTGTCGGGAAGCGGCGGGTCGCACTTTTCCGCTTCGTCGAGGAAAATCTGGTACGCCTTTTCCGTCGCCCCGTAACGTTTGATGACGCGGCCGGCAAAACGGCTCATAGTGCTGTTCCGGCGTCCGGCCGGGATACTGCGTGACTCGGTATCTCCCACTTTGAGTACCTGGTCGATTGTCGTTTCCCCGTCCTGCCACAATACTTTCTCGACAGGGCAGCCATAGATGAACCGGGCTGCATCGAGAGCCGCTTCATCGAAGAAGGGATACGCCCGGTGGATTGCCCGTTTCAGTTCTGTATAGTGCTGTTCATCCGTAATATCCGGGATCCCGAAATAAGCATGGAAGCGCGGTCTGGCACACTTCCCGTCCTTGGGTTTCATGTGATTCCTTGATGGCACGACGGCCACCGAGACTTTCGGCAGTATGGCCAGGAGCTTTTCCATGGAAATCCAGTCAGCAGGATTCTCCGAGTGGGTGTTGTCACAATCCATGACCAGGACGTCGGCGGAGAGAAAATTCTCCCGCTTCCGATAACAATCTTTGAAGGCTACGCAGACATGATCGAAGGCGGCTGCCGCCTTCAGGTCCTCGGCACAGCTGATTTTCTGCTGCCTGGGATAGCGGCAATTCGCTTCCACGCCAGCAAAGTCTGACCTATAAAGTGTAAAATCCATCTTATTTCACCTCGTTAATATACCGAATTGTTTTTCCTTTTCTTTGGGCGTACTGGATTTCTTTTTCCATTCCCGCCGAAATCACATCGCCAAAGACCCAGAGTTCGACGCAGCGGGACAATAGTGCGATATCCATAAAGAGTGCCAGTTCCCGTTCCGATTCTTCGTCGAGGAACTGCGGTAGATACAGATGCGGTGCCAGAGGGATATATCCCTGGTCTACCGTATAGCGGCAGTAGGCACAGGCTTTCCGGATATTTTCTTCCACATCCCCGGCATAGGGCGAACACACGTACACAACAGGCATGAACGGGAACCTTTGTGGTTCCACGTTCCTGATTGCCTGATACGCTGTCGGGTCCGGATAGTACTCTGCATTACGTTTCGGATTGTTTTCCATGCAGTTCCATCCACCCCTCCGCACATTCATCGCACAATACTGCCGTTCCCACCAGGTCAGCGTCACTGTCTGACAGGACATCCTTCAGATTGACAGGTACTTCCCTGCCACAGACCGGGCAACGGCAGAAAACGTTTTCGTCATTGATTTCGACCGTCACATCGACACCATCCTTAAGTGGTTCTTTTACGTAAAACATGTTTCATCCCTCCAGTTCCGTCTTGTAATAGGTCATGAGCATCTGCTTGCGCTGCTGGAAATCCGGGCAGGAATACAGCAGGCCGTAATCCAGGTGCTGCAGCCGGTCCAGAGCATGGATCTGCTGTGCAGTCAGATAAGGCCGGATGCTCTGCCCTTTTTCGATGCCGTTGGCCAGCCGGAACTGCTTGGCAGACATCCCCAGGACGATGCGGTTCAGCATGTCGGCTTCATTGCTGAAGTGATATGCCTTCGGGCTTTCATGCAGCCGGCAGATCATGTCCGTCAGCATCGGGAATTCCTGCCGGGCAGACAGGAGCGACCGGATGCACTGCTCCATCTCGTTGAAACGCTGGATATAGAGTTCCTTGAAGTGCATCGCCTTCGAGCCTGTGTAGCCCATGACCAGCATGGTGAACCCATCGCGGGTCAGCAGGTAACGTGGCAGTTTTCTTCCCCTGGCATCACGATATGTATTGCCCTCAAAATTGAGTGCAATGAATTCCGGGCTTAATCCAGAATTGGATGCAGTGATTCGTCCGATATCACGCAGAACGTTATAATGCTGTTTTTCAAAAGTCGCTGCAACAAACAGGCTGTCGACCCTTGGTACACCTCTCTGATCAGCAAACACGCCAAATTCATCTTCTGGAATCAAAAACTTCATAGCGAATCCCGCCTTTCTTAAAATAAATATCCGAGGAAATTCCCTCTGATAGTGAAAGGACAGGAATCACTATGTTAAGTACCGGGAAATCAATCTTTTTTATAAAATTCGCACTCATACCCGTCTGCCCGGAGTAATAGCCCTTCAGCCCACGACGGCGTCCGGCCCATCTGCTCACAGATGGCATCGACGCTAGTGTCTTTGGAACACTCGATAATCAGTTCATCATGGACATGGCCGACGATGGCGCAGCATCGCAGCGTCTGCATGGCATAGCAGAGGATGTCCCGGCTGATGCCCTGGACGATGTTCTCCACGAACTTCGGGCCATAGCTTTCGAGCCGTTCCCACTTCTTCGTTGCGCCGATGCCTTCATAGGTGACGGATTCCCCACCGAAGCGGTTCTCGCCTATCCGGGGCTTTATGTAGGAAAGCCGCCGTCCGCTGGGGAGCTGTATGAACAGCATGCCGCTCTGATACAGAAAGCGGATGCAGCCAGTCCGCATGGGGATACGTTCCTTGATGGCTGTCTTCACGGCGGCGTCCACCTGCCACCAGAAATCGACGATGTGCGGATTGGCTGACCGCCAGGACCGCACCAGAGGATACAGCTCATTTTCCGTAAGTCCCATGTCCAGGGCGCCCATGGCCTTCAGCGCTCCTACGGAGCCGCCATAGCCAAGGGCCAGTTCTGCGATTTTCCCTTTCTGCCGGAGATGCCCGTTGACGCCATGCTTTTCTACGGGAACGCCGAACATGGAGCTAGCCGAGGCGCAGTAAATGTCGCCATTCCTGGCAAAGACATCCGAACGCCATGTTTCTCCTGCCAGCCACGAAAGCACCCTGGCTTCAATGGCCGAAAAATCCGCTACGGCAAACTTCAGTCCCTGCCGGGGCACAAAGGCCGTACGGATCAGCTGGGAAAGGACATCGGGGATGGAATCATACAGGAGTTCCATGGCTTCGTAATTTCCCTGGCGTACCAGTTCCCGGGCTTCCGAAAGATCCGGCAGATGATTCTGGGGAAGATTCTGCAGCTGGATGTGCCGGCCGGCAAACCGCCCGGTCCGGTTGGCCCCATAGAACTGGAACATCCCTCTGGCCCGGCCATCCTCGCAGGCCGTCATCCCCATGGCCTGGTATTTCCGGACCGAGGATTTGGCCAGCTTCTGCCGGAGCAGCAACACACTGCGCAGCGGTTCTTCTGCCGTCTTCAGCAGCTTTTCTACCTGCTTTTTGCCCAAGGAATCGGTCTTCATCCCATGCTGTTCCAGCCAGCCGATCATCTGTATGACGGAGTTCGGGTTCTCCAGACCCGTCTTTTCCTTCAGCACAGCCATCAGGCTGTCCCGGCTGCGGGCATCGATGACGATGGCATTTTTAGCCAGCGTCCTGTCGATGGCGATGCCCCGGTCATTGATTTCCTGGTCGAGATGATATTCATCCCATATCGGTTCCGGGACGGGATACTTCTTCAGCCGCTCCTGGATGGCCATTTCCACTTCCACATCCCGTTTGTTGTAGGACTTGAACAGTGTCCATTTGTCCAGCGCATGCTGAGGAAGGTTTCTTGTCCGGCCGCCATTCGATTTTGTTTCCTTGCAGGGAACACAGAAATAGCGGATCAGGTCTTTGCCTTCCTTTATCTTCTGGCTGTCCAGCTTCAGCACGGCTCCTACGCCTTCCAGGGAAAGGGGCAGGCCCATATAGGCCGACCAGACCATGGAGCATTTCCATCCTGCCGGATTGAGGAACCTGGCACAGTCCTGGGAAAGCGGATGATGGTCACGGAACGGGTCCAGGCTCATCCCCAGGTCACACAGGTAGCGCGACAGGCAGACCCGTTCAAAGCTGGCATTGAACGCCCACTTGGTAACGGATTCATCGGTCAGGGCATCCAGGATATCGTCCGGGATGCCCTCTCCCTGCGCCAGGTCAACGACCTGCACTTCGCCGCCGTCCACCGAATATCCAAAGAGAAGGATTTCAAAGGCTGGCGATTCGGCATATTTGTACACACCGCATTTTGCCAGATTGATATCGCTGAATGTTTCAATATCGATACTGATGGTTTTCATACGCTTCACCTCGAAAAAGCGGCGAGGCACAAGGCCCCGCCGCTATTCACTACTACTTATTTCCGGAAGGATTCCATCTGCTTGCGGTGGTACTCTTCTTCCCGTTCATCCCGGTGCCGAGCCATTTCTTCATCCCGCTGGTCTTTTTTGATATCCGTATAGATCATAGCCACGAAGAATCCTCCGGCGCACAGTGCAACCAGGCAGTACAGGCCATCCAGAATCAGTCTCATCATAGTTTCCATAATCACGCCTCCTTATGCCAGGAAATCATCATCGTCAGCCGTAGCGAAGTCATCTTCTGCACGCGGCTTGCCGCCAAGGGGTTCACCATCACGGATTTTCTGCAGGTTGTTCAGGCCGCAGGCGATGCCCTTGTTGCCATTGCTGTTGAAGGCATAGAAGTTGATGGATGCACGGCCATAGACGCCGGAGTAGACTTCAGAGCGTTCCAGGATATGCTGGCAGTCAGCATCAACGATGCCCGGCTTGGTCGCCGAGTTGGCATTGACGAAGAAGCTGTCTTTATAGGCATCATCGCCCGGGCGTTCCAGGTCGCCGTCACGGAGCGGCGTTTTGATGGCTTCGAGAGCCGGTACAGTGCGGCCATTGCCCTTGAGCTTGCTTTCGCCTTCTTCGTAAGCAGCCTTGATGGCAGCGCGGATTTTTTCTACGGTCTTTGTATCCGACTTAGGGATGATCAGGCTGACGCTGTATTTCGGCGTACCGCCGTTGATGGACTTCGGTTCCCAGACGTTGGCGTAAGACCAGCGCGTATTGACTCCGGTGATTACCTTGCACGGATTGACGTAGTTGTTAGACATAGTAGTTTCCTCCTTAATTTGCAGCGTTAAAATCATCAGCCGCCGTATGCATCGCCGGACGCTTGTCCGATTCCGGTACCAGGACCGGTTTTCCCTGCGGCTTTTCGACTAAATTTGACAGCAGTTCTTCGAACCGCTTCTTGCCGAGCTGTTTTGTCATTGCCGTGATGCCGAGCAGCTTCTTTTCATATGGGTCGAAGCCCGCTTCTTCCACTTTGGCGGCGACTGCTTCTTCACTTACGTAGCGGCGGTTCGACCGGCCTTCGACCAGTTTCCATCCGTCCCACTGCTTGCCGGAAAGGGCTTGCTGCAATGCGTATTCCTTGACATCCCCGGCCCAGTTCACCAGTTCATCGGCCCTCTCCAGGACGGCTTCGATTTCTTCATCCTGCAGCGTGGACGGGACGGCAAAATCATACCGGGCCAGTTCCAGATTGTACTCGGCCCGCTTGCGGCAGGTTGCCTTGATCTTGCAGAAGCGGCAGTGGTCACCGGCTTTATATTCGCCCTCACCTTTCGCCGCCAGTTCTGCCGCAGGCTTCAGCACCGTTTCGGCCCACTGGAGCAGTTCTTCCTTGCTCATGGTGCAGGTGCTGACGTTGTCCCGGCGGGGCTGGAAGATCGTCATGGACACCTGGCGGATATCATAGATGCCATCAAACAGGTTCAGCGCACCGAGGGCATAGCACATCATCTGCGGATTCTTCTCGGAATCCACCAGGACTCCCAAGCCATGCTTGTAATCGATGACTGTCAGGGTATCGTCGGCTACGATGAGGCAGTCGCCTGTTCCAAAACCGCCTGGCACCCACTGGGAAAAGTCCAGCCGCTGTTCGATCATGATCATCGGGTCCTTGCAGGATGCTTTGGCTGTGGCCAGGCATTCCATGACGAACTGCGCGTATTCATCAGTGCATTCCGCCATCTCCTCATCAAAGTACGTGAGTCCCTTCGTCGGATCTTCCAGTTTCTGCCCCAGCGCCGTCTTCACCTTGAATTCGCAGAGCGTATGGGCATCCGTTCCCTGGCGGGCGAATTCACTGGAGGTATCCGGCAGCTTGGCACATTCCTTCGCAGACGGCGGGCAGGCCAGCCAGCGGTAGCAAGAAGATGCGGACAGCACCGCATGTTTATCCGGCATGGCCAATCACCTCCAGTTCCTTCAGGAACGCTTCATACTGTGCCGCATCAATGCCGGACAGCTTGTCCGCCCCGTACTTCTGGATAAGGCTGCGAACTTCGTCCGTGAATCCCTTGCGGGCCTTGTCGGCAGCGACTTTGCGGACATCTTCCAGTGTCAGCGGCTTTTCCAATTTCTCTGATTTCGCTTCCGAAGCTGTCGGATTATCTTCTTTCACCGCCATGGCCTCGGAAATCTTCAGCAGTGCCTTGCCGCAATCGCCCAGGGCCGCTGCCAGTTTCTGCAGTTCATCGTTTGTCATACGGATTGACTCCTTTCGCACATCTTTGCATTGATAAGAGATGGATGTTCCTAGCGATACTGCGGGTCGTGGCGCTGATGGTCATCAGCACCGCCGCCAGTTCCCGGTCCAGCTTTTGCTGCTGAGCCAGTTTTTCAGGTGTCTGTGTGTACATCATCTTGGGTTCCTCCTTCCTAAAGGGCTTCTTCGTTCGCCCTCCACCAGTAATAGGACAACCGCATCATCGTTAAGTACCGATTTTCCAAAAAAATCCGGCCGCTTTGTTCGCAGCCGGATTCCCTGGCTGTTTAGCGATAATCCTTGAGACGGTCCTGCAGTAACGCGTAAAGCTTATGTTTCCGCTTGTTGACGGCTTTCTGACTCAGCCCGACTGACTCCCCGACCGCCGCTTCGCTGAAGCCATCGGCAATCATCGTCAGGATGGTCCGGTCAATGTCTTGCAGTGCAACTAGTTCTCGCCGGAGAGCTGTCAGCAACTCTTTTTTCAGGACAATCTCCTCCAAGTTGAAGTCACATTCCGGTTCCAGCTTGAATTCATCATGGAGCTTGTCAGCGGATACTTCATCATCTCCATGTCGCTGTTTTCTTTTGTCTTCACGCCAGATTGGCCGCATGTAAGCGCGATACTGTTCTTCAGTTGCCGGAATCAGGACAGTACGTACCTTACGGCAGCCGATTTTTGACCAGCGGACTTCACAGTCCTTGTACTCCTCGGTGATGACGTTTTCTGAAGTGAGTTCCAGAGGAATGTAGTACTTTTTGTCTTTGTTTGTCTGTAGATTGGCCATGCGCGATCTCCTTCGCATAATGCGAAGCGAGAATCCACGCAGGCAGCCTGTCGAAATTGACCATAAGATGCATCCTCGCTTCTATGGCCAACCATCCCAGTAGGCTGACGTGATTAACTTTCCAGACCGTCTCCCAGTTCTGGGCACATCCGCGTCCGGATGTGAACGTTGAGACGGAAATTTCATTCAAATGTCTTTATAAGCTCATCTAATTCCCCAAGGTATGATAAAATATAAGTAATTCATGGTGTTTCCTTGGTTGTCCAGATGCTTGCTCATTGGTTCTGCCTTAATTCTAGCAATTCACGCTCATTAAAAATCGGACTGGACGGACAGCCTCGGACAATTTCGGACTGGACTACTTTAAAGGTGGTGTAGCACTTGAAATTTTCAGAGTTTACTTCTGGCTTACTTCCTTTTTGCATCGGACAAATGAAGAAAGAACAATATTTTAATGAAATCATCGGGAATTTCATCCAAGATGCTGCTATGGACTCATGTCCTATCCTTCATAAGAAAGCCGATACAAAATATCGATTTTTAAGAGGTACTCGTAAAATCCAACCTGCAGATGCGAAATACCTTTACGCTAATCGTGACAAGGAAAAGTTTTCTCATTGGATTGCTGATAGAACCGAAGAATGTGATTCTTATGATGCGGTAGCAAAATGGCTGCACGATAATGGAATAGGCAATTCTTGTGTCGACGACGCTTGTGCTGATTTACTTGAAAATATTATTTTGTCGCTTATAGACAACTCAGCAACAAATAGTGAGTTTTCTAATGATTCCTCCGGTTTTACTCACGACATATCTTTAATTGAGGATATTGAGAAAAAAATAAAATTGCTTCCTCGTCCGAGTTCTATCCCGGTTCCGAAAGAAGCAACTGAAAACGAAAAAATATATATTGATGAATTATATAGAGCCTATGGTGATGCAGAAGGTCTCCCATCATTTTCAAAAAACGATTTAGGTGATTATCCTGATTATGCCGATGACCTCGATGATCGTCGAGTTGACTATTATTCTGCCGCTTCTATTCAAAGGGGCGTCTTGGAATTAGGTAGCAATAGACTTTCCAATCAGTTTGACGTACTCAAAGAAGAAATTTTTGATGGGGTAAAAGATACAGCCAGAAAATCCCACCCCAATGGATACGAACGAATGCTGTCGGTAATGGAACAAGCCGTAAAAATATCTGCCCCAAATTATCTATTAAGCTCATCCCCTTATTGGATTAGCGGGAAAATAAAAAAGGGAGTATGTCATTATCTTGTCAATGATCATAAATTAAGGTGGGTCAAGAAAAAACATGGATAATACTAAGGCTATTAGCTCTGCCTTTGAAATGGCATTGCGTGTCCTGCTCTTATTAAGCAAAGTTAAAAATCGTTCAATAACGATTATGCAAATATGTGAAGTTGATTTCATTGCCGTATACGCAGCAGATTTTGGATTGCTGGACGAAAATCTGCATGGGTACGGAACTTACAGATTCAGCGAATTTTTAGCACGAAAGTCAATTGTATCGAAAGCCGTGAAAAACCTAGTTCTTAAAAGATGCATAAGGTTTAAGACATCCAAAAAAGGTTATTTATTCCAAATAACTCCTAAGGGTCTTGATTTTGTTAACGAACTTAAAGTTTCATATGCTGAAGAATATCGATTAGCTGTTGAAACTGTAGTAGATGCCTATAGGTTGTCAGAGTCATATATGTTAAAAGAAATCAATCGATATACACTCCAGTCTTTGCAGGAGGATGCTCATGAATAGATTTTATTTGAATAAATTGATAGTTTCTGGTGGACAACACCAAAGTTCCATAATTGAATTTAATCCAGGATTCAACCTTATCATTGGCCCATCCAATACCGGGAAAAGCTTTATAATGGATTGTTTGGACTATGCTCTTGGAGCATCACCAAGCAAAACGCATCCATCTAAAGTTCTTGATGCCAATAATGGATATGAATTAATATCACTGGAACTTACAACTCAAGGAGGGTCCGTAACACTTAATAGAAAAATTGGTGATAGTAAAATAGAAGTAATCAGTTCAGATCCATCTATTAAAAACGGACGTTATAGTGTTTCCAATACAGCTAAAAAAAATATTAATTCTGTATTTCTATCTCTTTTGGGGATTGATTCTGAGCATAAAATCCTATCTTCAGAGAAAGGAACCACCCAAAATTTATCCTGGCGAACCATATTACATTTTTTCTTTCTTCGCCAGGCTGATATTGCCAGAGAAACCTCTCCACTTATCACGCCCGGATGGAACGCACCGACACCGTCAATAGCTACCCTTTTATTTTTATTAACTGGTAAAGACGCTAATAATTTGCAAAAGCAAGAAGATCCGGCTATAAGCAAGGCAAAGAAAAAAGCTCTTCTCACATACATACAAGAGAAATTAGATGATTTAAGTAAGCGACGGGCTGAATTAGAAAAAGCCGCATCTCAATGTGAAATTGTAGATATTCCTAATGCCATAAAAGAATTGAAAAAACAAATTCAACAAATTAAAAATCACATTGATACAGCCGTATCCAAAGGACATTCCATCATGTCTAAGATTTATGATTTAAATGGTAAACTCTCTGAATGCGAAACTGTAATTCACAATTTTTCCATTCTCCATCAACAATATCAATCAGATATACATAGATTAGAACTCATAATAGATGGTAGCTTAGCATCTCAGAAATTTCCTACAGTTGCACACTGTCCGTTTTGCAATTCCAAAATCACCACCCCACCTGATACTAAATACATAGAAGCATCTTCTGTAGAACTGAAAAAAATAAAGACTCATATTGAAGGATTATTCAAAGCTAAAGAAAGCGTCGAAAAAAAGAGACAGGGGGTGCTACTGAATATAAAAAAACTAGAGGAACAAAAAAATAAAATTGATTCATTGATATCGAATGAACTTACTCCCCAGTTATTCAATATTCAACAAGAATTGGAAGAAAAAATGAATTTCATGCGAATTTCTGGCGAACTGGAATGTCTACAGCAAAATGAACTTCAATATAGGAAGGAATTGTTCGATAAAGAAACTGAAGAAGACCCAGTTATCACTAAACGAAAAATAGCCGATTTCTTTGACTATGATCTTATTCACGGATTCGAAGAAAATCTAATAAAGATTCTAACTGCGTCCAAGATTGGTGGCGCCAATACCGCGCGATTAAACATGCAAAATTTCGACATTGAAATAAATGGTAAGAGTAAGCCAGCTACAATGGGCGGTGGCTTTTGTGCACTTCTTAACACAATAACTACTTATGCTATGAGTGAATACATTATCGAGCAAAACGGCTATGCTCCATATTTCTTTGCATCCGACTCATCGTTAACCCAATTATCAGAATCTGAACAAATCCAGAAAGCAAACACTATTAAGCATAATTTCATTCAGTATCTGGTCGAACATGCGTTATCTCGCCAAGTAATCATGATTGAACAAAAAGAACGGATGCCTTTTATTCCTAAGGAAAATCCAGCCAATGGGATTCATATAATTGAGTTCACCGGAAATAAATATGTAGGCCGATACGGTTTTTTAAATGATGTATTTAATATCGAATAAGATTACCCTTTTGTAATATGAAAAAACGGCAGTAACGATAAAAAGCTATCGTTACTGCCGTATTCATATTGCTCCCCACCAGTTTTCATCCTCAACATACGTCAGCTCTATTTTCGGGCATAAAAAAAGCCGGCTTTCTGCCGGGATACATTAAAACCTCGCTAAATATGGAATTTTAGGCTATGCATACCTTCCTTTAAATTGTATCAATCCCAAGCATCTTTGCTCACAGACGGTCATATCATGGCTCGGGCACTGGCTAACACCGACGACGTTTGCTAAGACGCGCGAAACTTCAGCAGGCGTATAGAATTGTCCCTTGCTCTTGCCGCTTTCGGTAGCAAATTTGCGCATCAAGTATTCGTAAGCATCGCCGATGATGTCGTCGTCTTCGGCTCGATTATGGGAAAAGTCTAATTCTGGTTTTTGAAAGATAGAAATCAAGTTGGTCAGCTTATCAATCATTTCTTCATCTTTGCCCAGTTTCTTTTCATCATTAAAATGGGCGATATCGATGATACCCTGTAAGCTTTCATTTTCTTCTGCCAGGCGGGCCACGATTTTATCCATGCCTTCGCCAATATTTTTCGTTCCTTTTAAGGCTACAAAATCATCAAAGGAGCATCCTGTTCTTTTATCAGGGTCTGTTTCCGGATCATGGGCCTTATCGAAAACAATAACATCTTCAAATATCCCTTTATTTTTATACTTGTCTGTAACATACTTCATGAAAAGAAGGGTGAGGATATAGTTCTTATATTCAGATGAATCCATGCCTCCTCGGAGCTGATCACAGCTCGCCCATAATGAAGCATATAATTGTGTTTTCTTAACCGCCATTTCCGGATCTCCTTACTACTCTAAATTGCTATTGAAGGTCTTTCTTTTGACATTCAATCCAAACGCTAATATAACTATTTTATTATACATCACAAACGCTTTTTCCTTCAATATTGATGTTTTCAACGACGCCCCGGACATCCCCATGTCCGGTCTTTTTTTTGCGTAGTTATCACCTTAGCACAGATTTTCCGCATCAAAATATGCTTTTTCACCTTGAAAAACGGACATCCCTATGACCCTACTTTGGGCAATATTTTCGGGCATACTATTACCAGGAAAGAAAACAATGTCCCAGGCAAGACGTTAAAAGGCCTACCGCTATAGGCGTTCACCCAAAGTACACAGGTGGCTCGAGCGGCCATAGTGGTCAAAACTAAATATCTATCCCTGTCTACGAGCATGGCAGGTCCATCGAAACGAGTTTTTCATCCCGTTCCGGACGACCTGTCATGCTCTTTTTTTGTGCCTATCTCCGGTCCGGGATGGATCGGAGGTACAATATGACAAAGAAAGCCAATGAAAAGAAAATCTATGATAAACAGACAAAAAAATGGTATGTAGTGCCAACAGAATGCTTCAAAGCCTACGACCGACTGTGCAACACAGTGAGGAAGCGGATGCAGTATCAAGGACGCTGCTGCTGCCCCAAGGGTAAGTGGTGGCTGTGTGATACCAACTGTCTCGACTGTGAGTTCTATATTTCGCCGACAAAATCATTAAACGAATCCATTTTTAATGATGACGGTTCCAGCAACGGCACACTTTTAGACCACATCGCAGACCCAAGCGCTATTGCAGAAAAGATCACGTCTGACCGCAATTTGTTACAATACCTCTTTGCTAAGCTGCAAGAGCTGGACCCGGATGCAGAAAAACTGATGGCTATCTGGATGGAGCACCCCGAAGGAATTTCAGACCGGAAAGTAGCAAAACTGCTGGGTCGACCACAGCGGACCTTCGCCAACGAAATGAAACGTTTCCGTGAAAAATATCGTCACCTGATTGACGATTAAAATCTTCTGAGCATAGAAAAAAGCCGATATAAGACATCACAACTCGATGCCCTATATCGGCTTTTCTTATCCGCCCCCTTACGGGGATTGTGGTTCTTACCCCGAAGACGCCTACGAAGAAGATGGCAACTATTACTGTTTCCGTCCCCTTACGGGGATTATGGTTCTTATCATTCCCTGGGACTTGTCATATTGTCAAGGTAGCGGCGCAACAGTTTCCGTCCCCTTACGGGGATTATGGTTCTTATCGAAAGTATCGCAACGTCTGAACACAATGGCAGCATGTCAAGGTTTCCGTCCCCTTACGGGGATTATGGTTCTTATCGACACTTCCGATGAGGAAGACCAGGGAGAAATCGTATTGTTTCCGTCCCCTTACGGGGATTATGGTTCTTATCAGCACCCCTTACAGATGGCGTAAGTACGCCATGGATTTTACAATTCGCGAGGCGGATTTTATTTTTCCGCTTTTTTCTTGATTTTACATGAAAATCTCTATCAAAAGTTCTCACAAGCCGCAGTTTCATCACAACGGGGCGGAATGTTAAAAATCTCTGATAAGATGCCTATATTATACCATAAATTTAAAAGCCGGTATAGGACGTTCCCATACTGGCTTCTACATAATGCGTCTGCTATAATGAAAACAATAAATAGCGGGATTTCAAAAAACTAATTTCATCTATATAAGGAGGCTTTTTGAAATGAAAAAGTTCTTTCTAGTAATTATTTCTCTATTTACCTTATTGTTTTCATCATCAGCTTTTGCCGCAGATGACGACTGGATTTATGCCGGACGCTTTGGTTTATTGTGGAGACCACCGATTTCACATAATGTCGATATGTATTTAGTCAATCACTTGACAACATTTAGAGGAAATACTTCTATGAATGATCCAGAAGGTCAGCTACCATATGATGTTTATTATAAGCATGATCATTCAACAGATACGGGCGATAATCAGCATGAATATAATAACCATAGCTTCCGGTTCCAGGTAAAAATTGTTCCATTAAGTATCAAGGGAAACACAATGGGATCTGGTATTACTGCAGGTACAATTGTATGTAGCTATACGGTTGCTGCAAAAGGAGCCTTCTGTGTCATAATGAAAAGCTTCAAGGTCTTCGATACTCAAACTCATCAGCAGCTTTTTAATGCAGAAGGAGATTTTTGGTCAGAACAAATGTACAAAGATTCAGCAGCTGAAGCAATTCTAAAAGAAAGCGCTCCACATCCCGTTTTTCAAAGTACTGCTAATCAGCTAAATGGCGTAGGGTATTACAAATACAGATAACATTAAAAAGCCGGTATAGGATATTCCCATACCGGCTTTTTCTTATGCAATCTTCTGTTTTACGTCTGCTACGATGGTTTTGATTGCCTGCTGCATCAAGGTGATGTAGAAGCGGTTGCGGATTTTGACCCACCAGCTTGTTGTGGTCTGGATTTCGGCTTCCAGCGAATCAGTGAGATTCTTCATCTGCGCTTCGATGAGCTGCTGCAGGTCATCGAAGTCGATGGCTTTGATGGCAGCATCGGCTTCTTCTTTAGCAAAGGATACGACCGTATCGGCTACGGCTTTCTTGATTTCATCACGGTTCATGTTAATTGCCTCCTTCAAGGGTTTGTTCATAATCAGTAATACCACGAGCTACAGCTCTGGCCATGGCGTCTTGAGCATTCGCCAGGAGTTCTTCATCGTCCGGATTGGTGATGAAAGCCAATTCGACGAGGACGGCTGGCATCGCTGTATTGGTCAGGACATAGAGTCCGTTGACGCCAGGAGTAGCAATTTTCACACCACGGTCCGTCGTATCCAGGGCATCAACGAGCTGACTCTGGATGCAGTTGGCCAACATGCTGCCGCGATAACTGCCAGCATAAGCCCATGTTTCTGTGCCATTTGCCGCTTCCGCAGCTGCTGCATTGCAATGGATAGAGACGAAAATATTGGCGTCACTGTTATTCGCCGCTTCACAAATATCGTACAGGCTGTCAGACTGAAGCAGCTCCGTTTCCACACCGGCAGCATTCAGATAGCTTGCCGCAGATTGACCGACCGCCAAGGCGACGTCACATTCGCGCAGCCCTGTTTCATCATTTACGGCACCGGGATCAGGATTGCCATTTGGCGCATGGCCGGGATTCAGGAATACTTTCATTGTTTTTCTTCTCCTTTCTGATGAACGGCGGACTTTACTGTACCGCCAATGTAGCCGAGTAAGCCAGAGGCGATGGACATGGCTAACTCGTTGAGGTTATAAAAAATGGCCATGATCAGGGATGTAACCAGTCCGATAATGACCAAACAATCAGGAATATTAATTTTATCGATAAGCAAAAACTCACGCTCCCTTCGGGGTGACGCTTACGGTGCCATCTTTACGAACGATGTCGAAGTCTTCCATCGGCAGGATGCGGTCGGCCACGGACTTCCAATGGCTGTCTGCCTTATAGGCTTCCAGTGCCGCCTTAGGTACAAGGACTTTCGTTTGAGATGGAATACCCCGCTCATAATTTGTTCCACTCTCGACAACAAAATCAACGTTTTCATTATCCAAAATGAGGTATTCCAATGCGGTACAGGTAGAAAAGGTATGGTACGTATTGATGGTCGTACTGCCGACATTCCTCAGCGTATCGAAATAGACGCATTTAAGGCTCGTGCAGTATGCAAATAAACTGTAGATAGCATCAATGTCCCCAAAACCACTCATATCCGCCGATTCCAGATTGCTGTTACCTAGGAACAGCGATCCCAGGCTTGTGATGAGGCTTTTAGAGATACCGCTCAAATCGACACATTTTTCATCAAAGCCGGTCCCTGCATTATTGCCTTTTGATGGACAAAACAGATAAAGGAGTGAATACGAATTACGGGTAACGTCCATGACGTAAATTCTGCTGTTGGCTTCAATTTGGTCCTTTGAACCCAGTTCTACTGTCAAGCCCTGATCCTGATAGAGCTTGTTTTGCCCTAAGTAAACGGTGGTATACCCTTCCGGGACCGTGATGTCGGTCGGGATTTGAACTGCCTCAGAAGCCGTAATGGTAACGTCACCACAAATCAGGCCATCTTCCAATTTCCCCGATACACTAACCTTGCCGCCAGCCCATCCCGCGTCGGGTGTTATCTTCGTTTTGAAAGCATATGAAATATCAAGAGTGGCTTCAGATTCCAATTCCAGCGTTTCGCTTCCGGATCTTGCCAAAGTATCTATCGTTCCCGCTACTTTCGGTGTAAAAGAAGCAGAAATGGTCTGGTGCGGAACCTGCTGGATGGTCACCTTATAAGGTGTGGCAGTGACAGTGCTGGTGCCGCCGCTTCCCGTATTCGTCCCTGCTGTATAATTTCCATCTGCGTCATAGAAGGTCTTGCCTTTGGCCACATCAGCCGCTTTTGCTGTCGTATCAGACACTTCGCAGAAACGAGCCTTGCCGCCACTTTTCAAAGGAATCAGGACGGCCGGCACTTCACTGTAACTGGCCCCGGCAATCTTCACATCTACTTTCATATCTCTTCCTCCCTACACGACCGTCAGGACTTTCGTCAGGCTGTCTTGGGAAACGGAAACGGTCGTCAGGCTGCCTGTCACCTTGGTGCCGTTGATATAGGCTGTCTTACCGCTGACAATCGTCCCGGCAGCAGCGGTAGCATCACTGGTATCGACCACGCTGGACTTGCCACTGATGCCAAGTACCGTCACACCGGACTTGATGTTGCCGCTGACGAGCTTGGCCTGTTCCTCTTTGCTAATACGCACAGAACCGCTACCATTATGGAAGCCCGCCGGAATGGTATAGGCACCATCGGCCTTTGCGATGCTGCCGCTGACCGCGCCATTGTTGCTCATCGTCCCGGTAACAGCCCCATTTCCAAGAAAGGCCGACTTGCCGCTCAGGATATCGCTGGAAGCAGCAGTAGCGCCAGACGTATCATAAAAGACAGCGGCGCCTTCCCCTTCTGCCAAAGGAATTGAAACCTGCGGTACTTCTGCATAGATAACAGAATTAATTTTTACGTTCTTCGCCATAATGATTGCTCCTTTACTCGACTTTTAACTCATAACCGTTGAAACTGATTCTGCCATAATTCGACGGAATGGCAGCTACCGTCACTTTGGAAAGGGCGGTATACCCGACATCTGCTGTGATGACCTGCTCCTGAGCTTCTGGAATGATACATTTTTCCTGAAAGGCAGAAGAGGGTACCTGCGGCATAGAAAGGATACCGACCAGAGTATTCCGTTCATGTGCCATGCCCCATCACGCTCCTCTCTAGGAAAAAGTCTCTGACCGGGATGATGGTATCGGTATAACCGTTCTTCCGCATAAGTTTCATCTCATAGACGTAACGGCCACAGGCCAGCAGCTGTGTATCTTCCGGCAAAAACTGCAGTACGTAGCGTTTTTGCTCCTGCCGGATGCCTTGTCCCAGTGTTTTTGTAAGAACGGGTTCCTTATCCGTAATGAAGCGTTTCAGCGTAAATGTCAACCGGTCGCCATCGTCCAGGATAAAGACACTGCCCGTCACCCGTTCTCGGATAGTCAGATCGAATTCCGCGGAATCGCCCCGCGTCAGATGAATCCGGTTCTTTACTACAAAAAAGCTCATCTCCCTCACCCCTGTTCATGTTGGCGCTGCTCCATCACATCCAGGCGGTGATGAGCATGTTCTGCCGATTCTTCGACACGGGACAGCCGCTCGGCCATTTTCTGCCGCTTCGCTTCGGTATCTGTCAGCTGCCGGCGCAATTCAACGATGCAGTCCCGAAGGCCCCGCACCGACTCATTCAGCGGCTTGATGACGCTGAAATTAAAGATGATACCGCAGAGCATCAGGACAGAGACCAGAGAGCCTGCGACTTGCATCCATTCCATCATAATTCTCACCTCCTAACCGGTACGCTGGAACATGTAGACCACCAGCGACGGCTGCATGTTGTTGTGTGCCACACCACCTCCGGTGTTGTCTGTCGTAAAGCTGTGAGCATGATTGCCGTCTACCGAAGTTCTGCCAGACCAGGAGCGGGCCGCTTCAAAAGACATGACCGAGGGATAATCATTATGATAGCTGCCGCCTTCATCATTCCAGTTGCCTCGACCACTGATGAAAAAAGCACCGTTGCCGTTGTACCCACTCTGCACATCTCGGCCCCAGAAAGCGCCGGTGATGTTCATATTACCTCGGTCATGATTATGGCTACCGGCGTCTCCCGTTCTTCCTGTATGATTATGGATAGGAATCTCTGCCAGGGTGTTCGCATGTTTTTCTTCGCCCAGCTTATCGCCGGCTTTATACAAGGTACCGCTATCTGCAGCCCCTGCCCCAATCAAACAGCGGCCCATGGCAAAAGCTACCCAGGTGGTCCCTGGCCAATAGGTCGCAGGATTCTTACCGTCTACGGAAATATAGACCGAGCCTGTGGGAAAGGGGCAAGCCTGGATTTTAGCCACTGCTTCTTCATCCATATCGGCATAGGTGACCTTACCCCAGGTACCGTTGCTGTGCAGGACGGTATTCATCTTGCCCACCGCTGGTGCCGGTACAACACCACTCTGACCCGCTGTCTTTTCGCCGCAGCCTGTAAAGTCTGGTAAGGTAATGTCCCGGGTACCGTCAAAGAGCACTCGGTGAATCTTGCGCCCTGTCTGCAGTTTCGTCGCACTGGCGGCATTACCACTGATGCCATTAGCGTGCGCCTTGGCATCGGTCATGTGCGCATTAATATCTGCCGCCGTTGCCGAGATGCGTTCATACAGGCGGGCGTCGTTACTGACGAGCTGCGAGACTGTCCGATTCTGCTGGTTAAAGACAACTGGGTCTTCGGCCAGATACTGCGGAAAGCACACATCGTAATCGAGCCCGTTTTCTACGGCCTCGGTCGGCCGTACTTCCTGGCCGGCACGATCCGGAAAGTCAGCAGACCATTTCGCTTTATTGTATTCATCCATTTGTCGTCACTCCTTTCCCGGATACGATGGTCGCCGTCGAGAAGGTGGCTTCCCCGTTCCAGTAAATCTTGCCATTCCAGGAATAGCCAAGATAAATGGCATAGCCCAGATGAGCCGGTTTATAGATATTGAGCTGCGTGATGAGTTTCTGTAAGGTCGCCGTATCTTTGTCATTCATGATGCAGTAGACCTTGAAGTAGTATTCCTCATTGACCTCTTCGATATGGCCCACACTGTAGAGATTGACGATGGACTCCATGAAGGCTTTCGTCGAGACATCCGTGTGCTGCAGCTTAAAGAGGATGCGCTGGCGGCGGAATTCATCAGTTTCACCATCGCTCGTCCGGATGCCGAGGAAGGATTCGAAGAGCGGCAGTGCCCAAGTGGCCGTACTGACGAAAAAATTATTTGCCAGATCCTGCAGGGCAAGGCGAATACGGTCATGCTCCTCATTGTAGGTTTCCGCCGTGCGGCGAAACATCGGGTCCCTGGATAAGAAATGCGGCAAATACTTCAGGATATCCATCCGGCTCTGCCGCATCCAGTTATTGGCTGACAAGGTTTAGCACCACCTTTCCCGCCACGGGAATCTGCTCGTTTGTCAGTTCCACATTGGCTGATTTGCCGTTAAGCTTCAAATCCTTATAATCCGTAATACCGCTGATGGAAAGAAGAAGCTTTCCCATCTGGGCCAGGCTGACATAAGACAAAGTGAAACCCGTCTGCTTGAGATAGGCTGTCATGGCTGTCTTCACGGCATCAGGATTGGCTGTACCGTAGACGTCTGCCGTAAGATCAATGGAAAGTGGCGCCGGCGAAACGACAGTCACGGTTGCTCCAATGGGCCGCTGGCTTTCAATGTAGTCGTAGACTTCTTGGATTAATTCTTGGGAAGCCGACTCATTTTCTGCCGTGACGATGATTACCTTCACCGTGCCATTGCCTTGCCAGAGCGGGATAACTTTGCAGTTCCCTACACCATCAACAGACATGGCCCAGTCACGGTAGTGATTGGCATTGCCCGAGGTGATGGGCTGGCGCACCCGGAAAAGCAGCCGGGCAAGAAGTGCCGCATCCGTTTCTTCATCCGCCCCATCGGTACATTTTTTACGATTGACGACGGCTGATACATTAGGGATGGAATAGGGAATTTCAGTAATCGTTCCTTCGGCCACATTGCCCACCGTGCCAGCATCGGCCGCTTCCACAGGAATGGTGATTTCTGTGGCATCCGCAGGAATCGTAGCAGACTCCATGGTGTAAAAGCGCTGGCCGTCCTTCGTCTGAAAGAGGCTGCTGCGGATAATGTACGCGCCGGCCATGCCCGTCACGGTCACTTCGCCTTTCGCCTTGACGGCCTTTTTGCGATCGACGCCAAATTCTGCGGCCCGCAAGGTCAGATAATCTCCCCAGGACGTTTCGGCAAAAGCGGCATCTCGAAGCATGGCCATCTCGGCATAGTTACTTTCAAATTCTACGGCATTGGCGTCAATCAGGTCGCGGGCAAAGGTGCCTTCAATAGTACTCTGCTCTTTCTCTGTAATAGTGTGCAGGGTCTGTGCCATACGGCTTTCAATCACATCTTTTGTCTGTGCATCAAATAAATTACTCATGCCTCGCTCCTTCCTGCCGTCACAGTCAGCGATTCTTCGCTATAGATACTCGTCACATCGACCGTGATGATAAGGTCATCGTATTCCCGCTTCTCCACATCGATATGGTTAATGCGGGCAATATACGGATTAATCAGCAGCCCTTCGCGGATGTTTTGTAAAATCTGGTCCGCCGTATAACGGCTATTCGGCGCCCTGCCCTGATACGGCTCGATAGTAATGCCGTAGCTGTCATCATACGCTAAGTAGCGATACTGTTCGGTGAGAATCGCTTTATAGATCCAGACCTTGAGGGCTTCATTTTCTGTCACCATCAGGTTCTGGCCTTTTTCGTCATAACGGAAACACTGCTTTTCAAAGTCATAGCCGTATTCTACGAAAAGAGGCAGCGATTCATTGGAATTCGCTGCCTGAGCATTGCTCATTGCTACAAAAGGATTAGCCATGGCCATCAATCCTCACAATCTCGTCTAAAATAATGTACTGCTGAATCCGGCCATTGATGAGCATGGGCATGATGGCCACGTACATGCCTGGTTTCAGGGTATCCGTGTAGATGACGGAATCGGTATAGTCATTATCGATGTCATGGTTATGGGACTGGTAAGCCGCATCCCCGCTGCCGCCGGCACGGTTCTGAGTGGCTGACACCAGATGGCCTTTGGCTGTACGACCATAACCTGCTAGGAGATAGTGGGAAATCCACAGTTCCTCTTTGGTTAAAATGATGCCGTTATAACGGACCTTGATATCTGGCGGCGAGGACAGAATCTGTCCGATTTGGATATCCGGACTGTTGCTGCTGCGGCTCACCTGCTCCATCAAATTTAGCAGGCTAATATATGGATTTTTCTGCACACGCTCACCCCCTTGAAGTCTTGATAATCGTTGCCGGATAATAATCGCCACCCATGTCGATACTGCCTTCATAATGATGGAAGCAGCCATAGACATTGGAGCTGTTGCCCCAGCAACCGCCGCTGCCATCGTAGACCACGACATGCCAGTTCGGGTCCGGCTTACTGTAGCGGTTGTACATGATGATGTCGCCCTTTTCAAGCTGCGATGGATCATAAGGAATAGCCAGCCTTTTCTCTTCTGCATCAGCCAAAAGCTGGTCGCAGCCTTTGACGCCCTTGTTATATTCCTGAGCTGCAAAAGGTGAATAGCCGGCAGCGGCAATAGTCGCCCGGTCCACACAACCTTCCGAGCCATAGGGCGAAACGGTACCATCGAAATTTGCCATGCATTCATCGACCACACTGCTGCCGGCGATAGCGCCACCTGTAGAAACAGAAGATGTCGATTTCGTTTCCGCTGGCGGCACATAGTCCGGATTGGCATTGTACGATGCACTATCCAGTTCCTGTTTCTGTTCATCCAGTAGCTTATGGAAGACCAGGTGCAGCTCCATCAGGTGTTTGTTGCCTTCAATCTTATGGCTGTCTGACTTGATAAAGAACTGGCCTTTGAGCTGTTCTTCCTGAACCGAGACAGAAAAGCCGGCGATGCACTGGATATGACCGATGGCCCGGATGGACATGTCATGGGCGACGGTCTTTAGCATGGCCCGCGCCTGCGAGGCATCGTCTTGCTTCGGGTCCGCTTTGCAAATAGCCTGGATAAGACCGAAGCGGTCGATGTCCGTCTGATTGGGCAACTCCCCTTTCGTCTGTCCGGCACTGTCGACGACGATGACTTTAGAAACCATGTCTTCGACCGATTCAGACACAGAAGCGCCCGTCAGATTCGTCACATCACTGATCAGGAAGTCCTCCACCATCTGGTCATTCATACAGACCACGTTAAGTTTCCCTTCGGTCATGTAGATGTGGTAGCCCTTCTGGTCTTGGGCGGACTGATAGGATAATGCCTGCTTGATGGCTTCCGTAGCCGAGATATCATCGGCGATGAAATTACAGATAACGGACAAATCCGGGATGGTCCCGGCAGGAATGGAGAAATCATTGATGGTCTGGCGGATGGCATCGGCCACCGTGACATTCGTGTACTTCTTGGTAATGCGTGACTTGGCCAGATAGACGATATTGTCAAAAGCCGTGAAGTGCATCAAAGAAGTGCCGCTTTCCCGGCTACGGCCAAAAATGCGTCCCTGGAACAGGTGAAAGGTCTGCTGCGAGGTATCGTCGATACTGGAAAGCAGCACTTCATCTCCCAACTCCAGTTCTGGATTCTGCCAGGCTTTGTCCCGCGTCGTATAGGCCAGGTCGAATTCCAGCTTGCGGCCGGCCTGCTCAACGTCCCCGGACCAGGTCGCAGAAATCAGCCAGCCTGTAAGATCTGTATTCTCCGTTTTTTTCTGTTCATCCGTCTGAGCGGCATCGGTATTGGTTTGCTTATTGATTTTTTGTAACTGGAACATTTTCATCATTCCTTTTGAGGTTCATCGTCGTCAGGCGGATAATATCCCCGGTCGACAGGCCGCCATTACGGACGATGCTGCGATAAATCTGAAACTTCGAGAACTGCTCATTATTGAGTGTCACTGATTTGCCCACAGCCCGGCCGATGACGTTGCCGATGCTGTCACCGGGATAATAAGTGATGTTTTTCTTCATCTTCGACCAGAACGGTTCCGGCCGCTTCTTCAGACCTGTCGTAGCATCCGTCTTTCCTGTCTCCGGTGCTGTGACGTAGCGGTACTCTGTTAGCCCCAACTCATAGTAGACATCGCCGCTTCCGTCTTTTTCGCCAAACTTGAAGGATGAAATCAGGCAAGGCATGGAAAGCGGCGTATCTGACACTGTCAGCTGACAGACGCTGTCGCCAGTACGCATCGTTTCCAGTTGGGCAACGTATGTATAAGGCGCGAGACCCATCATGGCAAAAGGATAATCCTGGGCCGGGAAAAAGCCGGAAAGGGTCAGTGTCTTAAGGCCCGTCTTCCCTTTCATCAGGTAATCACCGAAGTTGTTGATATTCACGGTGCCGTGATTCGTATTGACCGCAACCATCAGTTCCGAAGGCAGGATGGGAAACACTACCGTTGCCGTTTCAGAAGAGAGGGAAATGGTGATGGAAGATGCAGTCAGGCCGATGGCGTTCAAGATGGATTCTAAGAAGGAACTCATTACATCGTTGCTCCTTTCATGCGGTTCATGCCATACAGTCTCATTTTTTCGACGAGCTTTTCAGCCACGACATCAATATCCTGCTCGCTGCGAACATTCATGGTATCGATGCGAATCGTGATACCGCCACTGCCAGCATTCATGGCCTGGCGGATACTTTCATCATGCGGTACAACCGTACTGCCATTTGGCAGATGGACTAACTCACCACGCTGGTTTTCGTTGATGACAGCAAAACCACCGCGGAAGTTTTCGACGCCTCTTTCAAAATGGCTGAGGCTTGGAATGTTAAAGCCCACATGCGTCGGTGCTCCCCCGGTGATAGAGGGAATGTCGATGGAAAGGCCATTGATGCTAGAAATGAGACCATTCATTTGGTCAATGACCCAGTTCACACCGCTTCGGAAGGTATTCTTGATGCCTTCCCAGATATTCGAGGCCGTTTGGCTGATGGCGTTCATGGCGCTGTCCCAGGCCGAGCTGATCCAGTTCATCCCGGCATCGACGGCTTCCGACACAGCCTGGATAGCTTGTTCGATGTACTGCGACACCGTATCCCAGTTACTCCATAAGAGATACAAGGCGGCAATAATCGCGGCAATGATGATAATGATAGGATTGGCCATGGCTGCAGCCCCCACGGCACGGATGATGGTGATCATCATGCGGCCTGCCGTCAGAAAAGTACTTCCCATGCCCTTGGCCACGATAGCAATGCCCCGGCAGACCGGAATGAGTCCCTTAAACTGGGTCGAGAGGTACTTCGATACGCTGCCGGCTTTGCTGATGCCCGTTGCGATAGAATTAAAAGTGCCAAAGGCCCTGCCACCGACCGTCAGAATCCGGCCCAGGGTCGAACCGAAGAGCTGGAAGGTCACAATGCCAAAAGCCACCTGGCCAATGAGTGCTTTCTGTTCGGGGGTCAAGGCGCGGAACCAGGCAGCCAGCTCTTTTACACGCATCGACATGGCCTTAAAGTACGGCGTAAAGGCTACGGCCAAATCCATGCCGGCATTTTTGAGCTGATTCATGGCGAGCTGCATCTGCTCGGACGGCGTCAGCATCTTTTCATAAGCTTCCCGCGTCATGCCGGCAGATTTCGCCATCTGGTCCATGACCTTATCGAAATCTCCAGCGCCTTTCCCGGTCAGGACTAAGACGCTATTCAAGGCTTCGACGGAGCCGAAGAGTTGTGCCATCTGCTGCGCATCGCCACCGGTCGCCCGCTTCACTTCATCGAGAAATTTGACCCAGCCCACACTCTTGAGATGTGCAGCGTTAAACTCGATGCCCAAGGACTGCGACAATTTCGCCGCTTCTGCTGAGGGTTTCAGAATATTGCTGTAAGCCGCCTTGAGTCCCGTGATAGCTTCACTGGTGCGGATACCATTTTTCGTGAGGACGGCGATGGAACCAAAGAGTTCCTGCGTACTGACATTAAGCTGGGCCGCAATGGGGATGACGTTACCCATAGCTTCGGCCATCTCACCAAAGGAGGTCTTGCCGAAGTTCTGGGCAAGGAGCATCTGGTCCGTAATGGCCGAGGCTTCTTCTGCTGATTTCCCATAGGCATTGAGAACTGTCGTAACCCCGTTAACGGCTGTCGTCGTATCGGTGAAGCCAGCCTTGGCAGCAATCGTCATGTCCTTAACGAAGCCTACCGCATGAGCTGCATCGACACCTGCAGAAATTGCCTGATAGACCGATTCCGAAAGGTCCGCCACACCCGCACCCGTCTCATCACTGACGGCACGAATTTCATCACTGATCTTCTGCATGGAAACGACCGTTGTATCGACAAGAGTCGAAATCTTAGCCACACCATTGGCAAAATCGCTGTGAAGCTTGAAGCCTGCCGTCGCCGCTGCCAAAATAGGTGCCGACAGCAAGGCCATCTTATCCGACAGCCCGGAAATCTTGCTGCCTGTCTGCTCGATGCTCTTGGCCGTCCGCTTCTGGATACGTTCATGTTCTGTCAGCTTATCCGAAAAGCCGCTGATCGATTGCTTGGCTGCCGCCATCTGAGTCTTCATAGAACCCAGGCTGGCATTAACACTCTTCACGGTTGGCGTAAATAAATCCCGCAACCGAATCGCCGCATCGATGACATTATTGGCCATGCTGCTTCACCTTCCTTTCTCAATTTGCTTATATTTGTAAAAAAGTCTATACTTAAAGTAATTTAGGATACCTTTTATTTATAGCATTACGGATGGAGGGTGTTTTATGAAAAAACTCGCAAAATTATTATCAACCGTATTCTTATGTGCTGCCGTATCAGGAAGTGCTTTGGCTATGTCTTCTTCGGAAATGGCAATCGGTGGTATCACACCGGGGAGTTCATTAGATTATGTAGAAAACATCTACGGCGCACCTGATAAAACGCAGAGTGCACGTAACAACCATTCTATTGCTTACTGGGGGCATGGTTTTAATATGACAATCCGGCCTAATGGCTTAGTCAATTATGTAACCACATCTGCAAATAATGGTTTAGGAACTCCTGCCGGTTTAGCCGTTGGGCAAAAAATTCAAGTAATGTATGATTTATATGGTACTCCATCGCATTCATATAATAGCAATGGATACACAAACTACTATTATAAAAATCATTTTGGTGACGGAAATAGCTCGCACTTCATTAATATGGAAGTAAAAGAAAAGAAGGGAAAGATTGCAGAAATCATCTGCTTCGAAAGTTATGAAGGCCCTTACGTCCCAGCAGATTTTTAATCTTTTCTCCCACCATAGTCACAAAGTAAGTTTTAGGATTCTAACGATTAATCGTTAGAATCCTTATTTTTTTCTTCCATTTCATAACGAACAAAAGCGTAGAGCACCTGCCGTTCTCCGTAGCCACATTGCATGACCGCTGACGGTAGCAGGTGATGGTCCCGGAAAAGGAGATACATCGCCTGCACCTCGCCATCGGTCCGGATTAGTTTTTTACGGCTTGATCCACCTTGTCCTGTGTCGTATAGCCGTTGAGTTCTGTAATCTGTGCTGTGAGATCGGCGATTTCACCGGACAGAAAGAGTTTCCGGATGATATCAGCCGGGATAGCGGCACCGAATTTTTCCAGGAGGTCTTTATTCTTGAGGTCCGGGTCGGCGATACCCGCAAGAAGCGTCTGGGTCTGCATCTTGTAGAGGTCGATGTTCTCCGCGCTGCCGTTTGTGAAATCGACGGCCATCTTCTGGATATCGGCGTAGCGTTCCGGGTCGATGGCCTGCAGCGTCACTATGAAATCAAAGCCCAGAAGCTTACTCAAGCGTTCCATCTTTACTTTTTTCGTCGGCTTATTTGCCAGCTTGTTGGCGATGTCTGCCTTCAGCAGTTTGTCTACCATATTCATGTGCGTGTTCTCCTTATGCTAAATCTAAAAAATCCCAGTCCGAGAAGGTGAAGCTATAGCTTTCTTCGCCCATCTTATCGACTTCCCAATCCGCCAGGATAAGGCTATCGAAGGTGGCATCCTTGATGACGATACGTTCACTGCCGATGGCATCTTTATCATCAAGGACGGAAACAATGGTCACGACGGTCTGCTTGCCCGCCTTGATATTATCGTTCATCTTCTTAATCATGTAGCTCGAGACTTTATGGAGCTTCAACTGCCCTTTGCAGTCATAACCCGTAACCTTATAGCCCTTGCCCACATGGCGAAGCATCTTCACTTCTTCTTTGGTTAACGTGACCTCAGCTTTAAAGGCCGTCGCTTCGGCCATCAAATCACCGTCGATATAGAGGTCGGCATACTTGCCGTTCATCACTCGTTTGGCTTCCATGCTGTTCATTGTGCTTCACCTCCCTTAGATATTGACGCCAATCGTAACATCTTCCATGGCATCCAGAAGCGAGGCGTCTACAGAAAGAAAGACATTGCTGCCGATGTTGGCCAGCTTGATTTCCATGTCTGACATATCCGCCAGCTCTTCTTTCGTATATTTGCCATTCGATTCCAGCCAAGTTTTTGTCGCTTCCACATCGATGTAAGCGGTATTCTGCCCTTCTTCCAGCAAGCCTTCCTGGGCCAGCTGATCGAGGTACCCCTGAACTGCCGTCACCAACAAGCAGCGATTGGCATAGCTGTTTGAATATTTGCCAAGGTAATGGTCCTGTGCCGTCGTGCGGATATCGTCGTACATCATGTCCATCAAATCAACGAGCTTGATTTTCTGGAACGATACGCCTTTGCCCTGGACGGTTGTAACCAGGGAGTTAATGCCGCGACCCAGCTTGACCTTTTCCCCATCAAAGAAGAAGAACAGCTTCCCTGCATTAGTCATGGTATCCATTTCTTCCTGCGTCCAGACATCACAGCCAATAACCTCCGGCAGCGGCGCATAAGTGCAAGCAATGGTCATCGGCGTTCCTGCGATAACGCCTGCGATGCGGCCGCAGTACTGAGCTGTCGTGTACGTCTTCGTGCGCGTGCGGATGACTTTATTGACGAAGTTAATGACGCCTTCCGTATCGGCTGTGCAGTCCGGCAAGATGGCCTTGATACGCTTGTTCTTATTTGTCCGCATCCCCTTAATCCAGGTCGCAATCGTGTCGATGTGGTTTTCTTCGATATCCGGAATAACCAGATAATCGAAGCGCTTGTTTTCGATGGTTTTTAAAATGTCAGTATAATCATCTGCGTCCTTACTGATAATCTCGGCAATGACTTTCTTCGGACTGTTTACGTAGCCGCGAAGAGTCAGCTCCAGCTGCTCACGGTTGCTGTCCGAGAGTTCTTTCGGAATGTCATCAGCCGTATAGAGATTCACTTCCGTCTGGGACGGCAGCGTCTCTTCCTTCAAAATCAACAAGACAATGCCGCGGGCACTGCGTGCGATGGCGCTGATACCTTTTTCTTTGAACACGACATTGATAGATGGCATTTTCATTAGTTACGTCTCCTTTCCCTGGTACCGTTGATGCAATACCTTCATGATTTCTGCCGTTTCCACTTTTTCTTGGGCGTCATAGTACTGGAAAGTCATCGTCAGACGCCCGCCATCATTGTCCGTCCCCATCAGTTCCTCAGTGATAGAAACGACAGGAAGATAGCGGTCGCCGACATTTAGTCCATTCCAGAACAAATCCTCCACAGCAAAAAGCACGGCATAGATGGCCGTGCTTTTTTCCTGTTTCTTCGGTAGATACGTAATGTAGAGGTCCGTATCCCGGTAGACCTCGTTTTCTTTTTGTGGCGTCGCCACCGTCATCGTTTTCAGGAAGAAGGCCGGCGGCGTAAAGCCTTCTTTCACTTCCTGCAAATAGACGGGATAAGGAAATTTTTCTCGCAGCGCTTTTTGTGCAGCCTGCAGGATATCGATATCATGAATCATGTGCCGCCTGCTTTCTTGAGGAGTTTCTTCGTGAGTTTCTCCAGTCCCGGCTGCAAGTCACTCGCTTCAAATTGTTTGACGGATTTCTCTGTATAGTACTGCCCTTCGTAATAACCCACCGTCCTGCCACCAGGCGTTTTCTTTACATGGCCGTTGTTCAGCAGGTGATGAACCGGATGCGTATTGCGCAACTCATAGACCAGCTCGGACCCGTTATAGCCTTCTACTTTATGCTTCCAGCCCTTCTTCAGCTTACCCGTACTGCCTTCCGGCGTGTTTTTTACGCACGCCTTCTTGAGTTTATTGCCGATAGTTATCAGGCCTTTTTCGGCAGTCCCCGGGAAATCATCGACGGCAGTCATCAACTTAGAAGACAGCTCGTCCAATCCGGTCATGTCAAAATCGCCTTTACTCATGTATCCGTCCCCCTTATTTCTTCTGTACAGTACAGCTCCAGCGCCTCATGGCGCATGTACGGGTCGACGATGGTGTCGATGTCGTAGAGGTGGTCCTGGTACTTTACTTTCATATCATGGGTGATCTGCGGACGCCAGCGGATGGTAATCAAGGTGTACTCGGTATCGGCCTTACGCTCTAGTTCGTAGAACACTTTACCTCGTGCCGGCTTAATAGACGCCCAACAGCGACAGATGACAGCATCGGTCTGTGTATCAAAGCCGTATTCATCGGTCACGGCTTTCTTGCTCAGGATTTCGATGCGCTTATTCAAAAGCCCCGTCTTCATGGCACACCTCCTTAAAATGCGCTGCGGCGTACCCCGAAAAGAAGCCAGCGCAGGCGCTTTAAAAGGCCTGCATAATCCGCTTCCTCCCGGTGTTCATAAAGAAAGGCCGCTGCGTAGAGAATGGCTTCGTGGAAAACCACGGGATTCTCTTCGGCATCGGCTTCATCGCAGCGGGATATATCCAGGCACAGCGCCTGGGCTGTTTCCAGGGAAGATTGGATGACCTCATCATTCGAAGTATCATCTTCGTCAATCCGCAGGTATTCTCTGGCTTCTTCCAGTGTCACAATCATGGCTTATCCCTTCGCTTTCATCTCCAGGGCCTTGACCGCTTCCTTGAGCATCAGCATGCCGTCGACGCGCTGGCTGGCAAGGAAGCCGATCTGGCCGTTCGCTGCATACAATTCATTGAGTCGCTTAAAGGAGCGGGATTCACGGTCCGCAATCCAGTAATAGCTGAAATCACCAAAGAGCACCGGACGGTTACCTGCTGCCAGTTCCGGTGCAAAGGACGTGCAGTAACAAGGTCGGTTCAAAATGGTATCCGGCGTGCCTGCGGTGACAGACGGCTGCCAGATATAGTTGCCGTTGTTGTCCTTCACTTTACGCAGGGCCTTAATGGTCGCATCGTTCAAGAGCCAGACGGCCTTGCGGCGATACGGGATACGCAGAGAATGATAGAGGTCGATAACGTCGTCAAAGGTGATGGAAACTGTGGTGACCGTAACCCCAACTTCAGCAGACGGAAAGATGCCAGTCGGCTTGTTCTTACCATCGCCAATCAGAAAGGCTTCTTCTTCCTTCGTACCAATACGGCGGGCAAATTCACCAGCAATGTAGCTTTCAAGATTGAAAACGCTGTCGTTCAGCAGTTCTTCCGAAACGCGAATGGCCGTGCCCAGTTTATAGGCTCCGATGGACTGCAGGCCAAACGTATCCTGGCTATCCGGATAGAGTCCATTTTCTTCCATCCAGGCCGCTTCCCCATGACCCGTTACGATAGGGATCTTGCGGTCGCCGCTGGTATGAATAACCGTCGCCAGGCTGCGGAAGAAGTTCTCTTCCTGCAGTTTGTCGATGAGCTGATGTTCAAATTCATCCGGTACCAGATAACCGCCATCGGCATCGGTGCCTACGCTCAGGGAGTTCTGTACATCGATGAAGTTCTTATGGCGGATACTGTCCCAGAAAGCTTTACGGTAAGCATCGGATGCACGGCCAGTCTTTTCAGGCGTTTTATTACCTGCTCCCGGAAATTCGGTAATCGGTGTCGTTGTCGGCTGGGCAAGTTGTGCATCGAGCTGTTGCTGGCGTTCCAGGCGGTCGATTTCTTTACCAAGGTTCACGACATCCGCTTCCATCTTATCGTAGCGGGCTGCGTCTTCTGCGGAGACCATGCCGTTTTCATCGCGAACAGTATCCAGGAAGGATTTTGCTGCATCCCAGAGATTTTTGCGCTTTTCGCGCAGTGCTAAAATCGTATCCATTGTTGTCCTCCTTAATGAATAAGCAATGCCAGCCGTTTTTCTAAGGAAGCGGCTGGCACTTTATGAATAGGTTCATGAGGTTTTAGTTTTTGTACTAACGAATTGGTGACAGTGACAGGAGTATAAATCATGGCTTCTGGTTGCTCCCCATCGTCCTTCTTCTGATCGAAAAGGATTTCATCAGCAAAGCCAAGTTCCACGGCCTTTTTGGCATTAAGCCAGGTCTCGTTATCCATCATGTGAGAAATCTTTGTGCGGGCCAAACCGCTCTTGATTTCGTAAGCATTGATGATGCTTTCCTTGACCTCGCTCAACATGCCGATGGTCTTTTCCATTTCTGCCTGGTCGCCATAAGCCAGGGTCGCCGGATTGTGGATCATCAGCATGGCCACCGGCGACATACATACCTTGGTCCCTGCCATGGCGATGACGGAAGCTGCCGATGCCGCCAGGCCGTCGATCTTGACGGTGACGTTGCCCGGATAATCCATGAGCAGGTTATAAATCTGTGCGGCTGCAAAGCAGTCTCCGCCTGGGCTGTTAATCCAGAGCGTGATATCGCCGCTTCCTGCATTCAGTTCATCTTTGAATGCCTTCGGTGTCACTTCATCACCCCACCAGGTTTCGTCGGAAATCTGGCCGTCGAGATAAAGTGTTCGGTCACTGCCGAAGGTATCCGGTGCTTCATTTGTCACCCACTTCCAAAATTTATGTTTCATTCGTTCCTCCCTTCTGGGCAAAAGCCCCGGCATCCTTGAGTTTTGTCATGCTGCCGTTGACAAGGTACAGATTGCCGCCTTCTTCATCGGGCACAGGGTTCATGTCTTCCATTTCCCGGATGTCATTCGCCGACAGCCAGCCATTTTGCCGGCCTATGCTGTAACCCGTCATGCGGCTCTCGTAGTCACCGCGCATTAGGCCGTTAACATTGAACTTGAGGAAAAACTGCTTCTTTTCTTCTGGCAGGAACAAGGCTTTCTGCATAGCTTGTTCCCAGCGGATGACCCACGGGTCCAGGGTGTACTTTACAAATTCCATGGACTGCTGCTCGATGTTGTTGAAGGAGCTTTTCTCCAGGTCGCCAATCATGTGCGGTGGGATGCGGTAGAGCCTTGCGATTTCATTGAGCTGAAATTTTCGCGTTTCCAAAAACTGTGCTTCTTCCGGCGGGATGCCGATCTGCTGGTACTTCATCCCTTCTTCTAACACGGCCACTTTGTGTGCATTGGCGCTGCCCTGATAAACGGCATTCCAAGAATCTCTTACTTTCGCTGGGTCCTTGAGAACTCCAGGATGCTCTAACACACCGCTGGGGCTGGCACCGTTTGCAAAAAAAGAGGCACCGTATTCTTCACAAGCCATGGTCATGCCTACGGCATTCCGCGCCATGGCAATTGGTGAATAACCGACCAATCCATCAAAGCCAAGACCGGGAATGTGCAGCACTTCATCTTTTCGAAGCGGCACCTGACCATAGGGCTTGATGGCTGGATTCTCATCGGTCGTCTTGGTGTAGATATAGTAAATCTGACCATTCTCATCGCGGCAGACAGTCATCTTGTCCGGCCGCAGCGGGTAGAGTCCCTGCACACGCCCCAGCTTATCACGAATGATCTGTGCATAGGCATTACCCCAAATCAGGAGATGACTCATCAGCGTTTCACGGAAGATGAACGACGTCATCTCTGGATTCGGCTCATCGTGTAAGAGATGATAGAGCGGATGATCATAGACTCGCTCTTTGCCGCCCGGTGTATAGCGGTAAAGCTGCAGCGGCAGGGCTGCCAGGGTCTCCGACAAAATACGAACACAGGCATAAACCGCCGTTGTCTGCATGGCCGTAAACTCATTGACGTTCTTTCCACTCGTCGATGGTCCAAAGAGATAGCGGAAATCCGTACCGAGATAATAGTCCTGCGGTTTATCCCGCGATTTGAAAAGCTGAGAGAGAAATGGAATATGCATAATTACCTCCTGATTTCAGGCATAAAGAAAGCACCTGTAATTTCTCACAGATACTGAGGAGCAATATACTTTCAATTAGGTAAATCGTTATGTAATATAATTGTGATAAAAAATCATAATTTATGTTATAATAAATCTATCATATACATTAGAAATAAACTCCATAATTGAAAGGCCGTGATTTAATGAAGAAATTTTTTCTTTCTTTACTAGTTATAGTTTGCTTAAGTTCCCCCGCTTTTGCAGCAAGTTGGTATTATGTAGGTAGAGCAACCCCAAGTAACACTTTATTCTATATCGATAACGCTTCGGTTTATAAAAATACAAATGCTGCCATCATCTGGATTAAACGGGTAATGCCAGATGGCAGCCATGGTATAGCACGAGAGTATTTTACCCATACTCCACCAACAGCTACGCTTTTATCAATAATAGACTACGCACCAAATGGTACAGTAATTCGTAGTGTGGAATTTCCAGCAAATAGAAGACGTACCATGTCCATTCCCCCAGACACAATACTAGATGATATTTGGCACCTCATTTGGAGTTACTAGAATTTGAAAGCAGAACCGAAAATTTATTAAAACGAAATAACGCCTCGTTCATCATAGACGCTGCCGCTGCCTGTTCCGTTACGGATGCAGCGGTCCAGCGCCATGATGGATGCCACAATCCCGTCGATTTTTTCGACGGATTTTTCTTTATCCGGCTTAATGTTCCCGGCAGGATCTTGGCGCATGACGACGTTTCCAGCCATCCATTTGAGAACGGGGTTGCCGCCATGGACGATGTTCCCTTCCATCAGCAGTTTGAACATTTCTTTCGACGGAGGCGACATATCTTTGAAGCCCTGGCCAAAGGGTACCATGGTGAAGCCCATGTCTTCGAGATTCTGCACCATTTGTGTGGCATTCCAGCGGTCATAGGCGATTTCCCGGATATTGTAGGTTTCGCCCAAGTGCTCGATGAATTTCTCGATAAAACCGTAATGAATGACGTTTCCTTCGGTCGTCTGGATGAAGCCTTGTTTCTGCCAGACATCATAAAGCACATGGTCGCGCCGGCAGCGCAGTTCTAATGTGTCTTCCGGCAGCCAGAAGAATGGCAGCAGAATATATTTTTCATCCTCGGACCGCGGTGGAAAGACCAGTACCAAGGCCGTAATGTCTGAGGTACTGGAAAGGTCAAGTCCGCCGTAACACAGCCGTCCCCGCAGGGCATCGCAGTCAATCGGGAGATTTCCTTTATCATAGACGTGCTCTGGAATCCAGCGAATGCTAGCCGAGGTCCAGATGTTGAGTCTCAGCTGCTTGAAGACGTTTTCTTCAGCAGGGTTTTCAATGGCGTTTTGATAGGCTTCACGAACTCGGTCGATTTGGATGGTATGGCCAAGGGAGGGATTGGCTTTGTACCAGTTGGCTTCATCTGTCCAGTCCGCTTCCCCTTCCAGGCCATAGACAACGGGGTAAAAGGTGTAGTCCCTCTTTCGCCCGGCCATCAAGTCCAGCGCCTTCGTGTGCAGTTCGTAGCAGATAGAGTTCTTATCATTGCCCGCCGTTGTGATAATAAAGAAGAGCGGCTGCTCTCGGGCATCGCCGGAACCTTTCGTCAAGACATCGTAAAGCTTACGGTTTGGCTGCGCGTGGATTTCGTCGAAGACCAAGCCCGACACATTCAGGCCGTGCTTGGTACCCGTTTCCGCGGACAACACCTGATAAAAGCCAGCATTACGATAATTGATGATGCGCTTCCCTGCCGTCCTGATTTTGGAGCGGCGCATCAGGGCGGGGCTCATTTCAACCATCTGACGAGCTACGTCAAAAACAATAGATGCCTGGTTCCGATCGCAGGCAGCACCGTACACTTCAGCACTCGGCTCGTTATCGGCATACAAAAGGTAGAGCGCAATGGCCGCCGCCAGTTCCGACTTTCCATTTTTCTTTGGAATCTCTATATAAGCCGTCAGGAACTGCCGCTTCCCGTTTTCCTTGACGATGCCGAAGAGATCACGCACAATCTGTTCCTGCCACGGCAGGAGTAGGAACGGCTGCCCGGCCCATTTTCCTTTTGTATGACAGAGATTTTCGATAAAAGCAACCGCCCTGTCGGCCTTGTTTTTGTCGTAATGGGAATCCGGCAGCATGAACGCTGACGGCCTATATACAAACGCCAAACCACTCACCCCCTTAGAATCAATTCCATTTCATCCACTTCTCGTTCGCCGCTCGTTTCTTCCCCAATCATGCGGCTCCGGGCAGACGGCGTCAGGCCGAACTGCTCGCAAAACTTCAGCATGATCTTGAGGTTCGTCTGGGCAATGGACACCTGCGGCACCTGCTGCAGGTAGCCGTTCGGCGTCCGTACCATGTCGCCGTGCTGAGTAATGAATTCCTCAGCGCCTTTCCAGCGGGCGTAGGCCTGACAATAACCTGCAAAGGCGGCACGGTCGATTTCGGTTAGCATCCCCATCTCGGCAAGGACTTTTCCGAGCCGCTTCCATTCCTTTTTGGCGTCGTCTTCCAGCCACTCCGGGCAGCGCGGCAGTTTGCCCTTGGGCATGGGTTCTTTCTTATTAAGCGGCCGATGACCGGGATTGCCCTCGAGTACCTTGAGGGCCGTTGGTTTCGTTTTTCTTCCGCGTATCGCCAAACCATACACCTCCTTTCGGTAACGCAAAACAGCCCCGCAGGGCTGCTTCTTGTTTTAGAATTCGTTCAGTTCATCTGTCACGCTTTCGAGCCATGGCTCAATTTTTTCAAGGCTTTGGAATTCGGCCCGGGGAGATCCCCAGGGGTCGTTCCGCTTGCCGCTTCCATATTCCGTAAGCCAGAGGCTTTCGTCGGTGATGATGTACTTTCCAAGGTAATGGAAAAGGTAAGCGGTATCATCCAAGTAGTCCAAAGCTTCCCTTGCTTTTTCGGAAAGGCCTTCCGGCCAATCCAGAGCTACCGCTGTGGCTCCGTATGCTCCGTCCAGGTTCTGTTTGTCGATTGCGTTCAATTTTTTCATGTTTTTTCCTCGCTTTCATGTGCTTTTTCTTTTGGGGTGTTCCCCTTTGGTCATGTATATATATCACTCTAAAGGCGCATAATAGCAAGCTTTATATTGAGAATTTATGCATTTTATTAGGAATACGGATGGAGAAAAGAGGGCTGAGCCCCAGCCCTCTTTTGGTTCCTGCTTCTTAGCGGAAGCTGATGGTCAGCATCCCTTTTCCCATCCACCAGCTGTTTTCTACATAGGGGTCTTCCCTAAAGATCTGCTTTGCTTCCTTAATCTTTCTTTCCATGTCTTCTTTGCCGAACTGTTCGCAGGCGGCTTTCTTGCTGATTTTCTTTCCATCCAAGGTAATGATTGTTCTCATGGTTATTTCCTCGCTTTCTTATGCTTTGGTGTTTTCCCTTTTGGTATGTATATATATCACTCTAAACGCATACTATAGCAAGTCATTTCTGATGGATTATTTGAGGATTTTCCATTCATCTACCCCCGGCACCAGACCTAGACTGCAGCCCGTATCCCATGACACATGGATGGTTCCCAAGTCATCAATGTACTGCACCGTACCTTCTGTTCCCTGCGCCGGTGCCTGCGGGTCTTCCATGTAGATCAACTTCACCCGCATCCCCGCCATACGTTCTTTACTAATGGCCAGCGCTTTTTTCAGGATGGTGCGGTCGAATCCGAACTTCTGATAATCTCGGTCCATCTGTTCATAATACCAAGGGAAAGGCATGCCGCAGTGGCGGTCTTCATGCATGATGTAGGCCAGGCCCGTAATCGTCCCATTCCCCGTTTGCACTTCGACATCTTTCTTGTAGTAGAAGGTCGGGAAGCCCTCGCAGCGATCCAGCCGCTTTTCATCGGCCTTAGAAATGGCCCAGATGGTGACAGGAACCATGCTTTCTTCCTTGGTTTCAATAGTGGCATAGCAGCCCGTCAGCGAGCCTTTAAAAAGCAGCTCGTATCCCTGAATGATTCCCGTCCCCACCAGGACAGCCTCGCGGCACCGCGTGGCCATTTGCCGTTCATCCATGTTGCTTCCATAAGCGATGTAATATTTTTTCATTGTGCTCATCCTTTCTGAAGGGAATACCCTTCTACCCCCTTAAGGGCAGCCGAGGCTGCCCCGTATGCGGTTGTCATTCTCTTCAGGCGGCGTGTCTCCAGGCGGCATCGCCTGTCAAATTCTTAAGCAGGTGATGGCGGCAAGTTTTGAATTCGTCACCAATCAAGCCGAGGCGAAGCATCCAGCAGCGGAAGGCGTATTTTTCATTGTCCGTTTCCGTTTTCCGTGCTGAGGCTTTCTTCTGTGTCAGCGCCTGATGCGTAACGGCCAGGCAGAACTGGATGTAGGCTTTGATTTCGCCGGCGTGGAGGGTGCCGTTGAAAAGGCGGAACTCGACGGTGCCTTTGGTGAAGGTGGCGTGGAGGTTCAGGCCGTGGTAGCGGCTGCTGTTGTAATGCATGTTCCGTCCGTAAGGTGCCTCCATGTACCAAAGATCCGCGAATTTTTCCATCGTCGTCGGCCGCTTCTTATTCAGTTCTTCGAGGAACTGGGCATTTGTCTTGCGGCAGTAGCGGCGTTCCCGGCTCGGGTCGATGTGCAAAGCCCGGTAGATCAGGTCTTCCTTGCTGTAAAAGACATTCACCAAATTCCGCAGGGTTTTCGGTGTAAAGCGTTCCGCGCCAACATGGATGTGGATGCCGCAGGAGCTGTTGGCAAAAGCACCGGCTTTGCGCAGGGTGCGGATGAGTTCCTGCAGTTTCGGGATGTCGTCGTAGGAAAGGATGGGGCTGACCACTTCCGTGCGGTAATTCGTCGAGGCATTCATAGTGCGGCCACCGACTTTCTTTTCAGGAATCAGGCTGGAGTCATTCATGGCTTTCCATTTCCGTCCCTGTTCATCTTCTGCAATGTAGGTATCGTAGGCTCCGCCTGCGTGGTATTTGCTTCTGGTCCCAAAGAAGGTGGCCATCAAGGTGGCCGCCTTGCTGCGGGTAATTCCTGTCATTTCGATTTCGATGCCAAAGTGCTGTGTTTTCATAATTCTCTCTGTCCTTTCTGTATGTGCGTGTGTTCTTTCGGTACACTATATATCACTCTAAAGGCACATAATAGCAAGGGTTTTTTGAGAATAATTATGAATTAATTTGTATGGTGTCGGCGCGCTTTCACCCGTGCGGCATGGCGCTTGGCTTCTTCTTCCGTGCGGAAGGCACTCCAGCCGTTGAGGTCTTTCATCAAGGCCATGCGGGATTCATGGCTGGCTTTAGTTCCCATACCGATGCGCAGGAGCCAGCTCCGGAAGTAGTATTTTTCATTTTCCGGTTTCTTCACCGCAGGCTGTACCCGTTTTGCCTTGCGAGCTGCGCCTGTCAGAAAGGCAAAGAGTTCAACCATGGCGCGGTTCTTTGCAGGGTTTCCTGTGTCGGCAATACAGAAGGTTACCGTGTCTTCATTCAGGCAAAGACCTTTATTACCCTTCTGGCAGGCACTGTACACCTTGAAAAAGGAAGCGGCGTCCGTCAGTGTAGCTTCTTTCAAGGCTGTCACGCAGTCTTCGGTAATCTGAAAGTTATCGCAGCCGGCAGCGCGATTCAGCAAATACTGCTGAGCGCTAAGCGTGAAGACCAGGTTGCGGAGGTGGACGCCGTCCATCCCGTTAATGGGATGGCTGACTTCAATGGTATCCAGTTCCGGGTCCACCAATTTTTCTTCTTCAAGGAAGCGGCGCAGGGCCTGCTGTGTTTTTTCGTCGTCGCATTCAATTTCTCCGCTGCGGAGGATGCGGAAGCCGTGTCCTTCATAAGAAAATGTCGGTGTGCCCGTGTAATGAAGTTTTTCGTTATGGTTAAAGGGAATCAGGCGTTTCGCCAGTTCCTTGCGGTCGTCCAGATTGGTTTTGATGGTCATGGTAATGTACCTCCTTGTTTTGTTAGTACATATATCACTCTGAACGCCGATAATAGCAAGTTATTTCTGCATCTTTTTGAGAAATTATTCATCCGTTTGCTGGGCAATATCACCATAGGGAATTTTCTCATCCCCACGCAGGACAAACACACTTCTGTCCCCGCATTCGCTGATATAGCGTTTCACGATAACGTCGACGAATTTTTCATCGAGCTCAATGCCGTAACAGATGCGATTCGTCTGCTGGCAAGCCATGAGCGTCGAACCGGAACCAAGGAAGGGGTCCAGTATGATGCAGTGACTCATGGATGAGTTTTGTATAGGGTATGCCATCAGGGCAATGGGCTTCATGGTCGGATGGTCCTTACTGGCCTTCGGTCGATCATATTCCCAAATGGTTGTCTGCTTGCGATCGGAATACCATTGATGCTTACCGTTCAGCTTCCAGCCAAAAAGACATGGTTCATGCTGCCATTGGTACGGGCTGCGCCCAAGCACCAGTGCGTTCTTCTTCCAGATGCAGCAGCCCGATAAGTAAAAGCCCGCGTCTTTGAAAGCCTTGCGGAAGTTCAGCCCCTGGGTATCGGCATGAAATACATAGATGGACGCGTCCTGCTCCATGTTTTGTTCCATATTAACGAAGGACGCAAAGAGGAACTGGTAGAACTTATCGTCTGGCATATTATCGTTTTTAATCTTGCCGGCCGTTTCTTCGACATCGACATTATACGGCGGGTCTGTCAGCACCATGTTGGCTTTTTTCCCATCCATCAGCCGTTCATAGGTTTCCGGCAAAGTCGCATCACCGCATATGACACGGTGATCACCGAGGAGCCAGATATCTCCCGCTCTGGCGACGGTTGGCTTTTCTAATTCTCCTTCCACATCGAAGTCATCTTCTTTGATTTTCTTGTTGTACACTTTCGAGAAGAGCTGTTCGACCTCTGGTGCTTCAAAGCCTGTCAGGTCGACGTTAAAGTCGACGCTCTGCAAATCGACAATGAGGTCTGCCAGAAGCTGTTCGTTCCAGGCACCTGTGATTTTATTGAGCGCAATATTGAGCGCCTTGACCTTATGCTCATCCTCGATATGGACAACAACACACTGGACTTCTTCGTAGCCCAGGTTCTTCAGCACCGTCAAACGCTGATGTCCGCCAATGACGATCATATCGTAGTTGACGATAATCGGTTCTACGTAGCCGAACTCCTCGATGGACTTTTTAATTTTTTCGTATTCCTTATCCCCTGGCTTCAGTTGCTTTCTGGGATTATAGGCTGCCGGCTTCAGCGAACCGATGGGCAGCATCTTCCATTCCATATCTGATGTCTTCACACGCTTGCTCCTCTCTAAAGACAGCCGCCACTGCCCGGCCATAGCCGGCAAGGTGATGCCACCTGCAATAATTTCGTACACTGTCCCTTGACAGTTTTGTCTTCCGGGCAATGGCCTTGTAGCCCATCCCCTGCTTCCGCATGGCTTCTATCTGCCGACGCTGGTAGTCCTTCATACGCGGCTCCCTTCTTTCTGACAATAAAAAAGCCCCGGGCCAATCGGCCTGGAGCAGAATTATGTAATTTTCGATATTTATATTCTCAAAATCATCGATAATGTAATATTTTTGTGATTAAATCTTGTTCAACACAATTCAACTATAGTATAATAAATGTATAATATTTCCATAACAAAGGAAGCGATATATATGAAAATCAGTGTAAAAGCGCTCTTATCTTCCATAGTCCTGGGTGGACTGTTACTGTTTGGAATCCCGAATCAGGCAGCGGCACAGGACGTCTATTCCTATACGGCTTCAAATGGCGTCAAAGTTTATGTCGATACCGATTCCATTGAATGGATCACCTTGAATGATACGACCTTCAACGTTGATGTGCATCTTAGCAATGGGGTAAAAGACAGCCTGCATTATTATAAAGATTATCACGATGGCGTATGGAAATGTCAGTTAAGAGATATGACTATACTACCCGTTTACAAATATCAAATGCTGCAGGCAATATTCGACACCGTCTGCACCCTTCATTACCAATAGAATCAAGTAATTGATTGCTCTAAAAGCGCGAAAATCATAGGGTATCCCCCCTTATGAATTTCGCGTTTTTTCACGTTTGAGGGGGCGGCGGTCATGTTCGAAAGGATCACAGAGATTTGCATCCCCCGCCTTTACAACACAACTCGTTCAATTTATGGTATGATATAAATAACTTATGTATATCATCAAACAAAGATATTATGAAAGGATGTGTTGTGATGAAAAAATACCTGCTTGCCTTACTGTTCATGCTTTGTACGGTTTCACAATCATTTGCATCTGATTGGTATTTTGCTGGAAGCTCTTATCGAGTACAAGCTTATATTGATAACGCCTCAGTTCGCAAAAATGAAAGTGAAGCAATCGTATGGGTTAAGTATATAAAACTAAATGGAGATTACGATCTATACGAAACGCGTTTTACTCGCACTCCACCCACAACCTCCATTTTATATGCTGTATCTTATACAGCGAACGGAGAATTAATATCATCTTTTAGCACTTCGCCTGATGATAGGACGCCTGACCCAATCGCTCCTGATTCTCTTGATGATAGTATGTGGCATCTCATCTGGTCTTATTAATACTTATACTCGACGTTCCGGTCTTCCGTCATCGTCTTATGATCATGGCAGCTCTTGCAAAGGGGCTGCCAGTTTTTTTCGTCCCAGAATAGCTTTGCATCACCACGATGAGGTGTGATATGGTCGACGACCGTCGCGGGGACGAATCGCCCCTTTGCTTTGCAGCGAACGCACCAGGGATGACGTTTCAAGAAGAACTTCCTGGCCTTCTGCCATTTCCGACCGTAACCGCGTGTCTCTGCACTGGCCCGGTCGCCCTGGCACTGCCGTTCGTGTTCGTCACAATATTTTCTTCCATAGGGTACCAGTCTGGGGCAGCCCGGATACTTGCAGGGCGTCTTTGGTCTTTTTGGCATCTTTCATCATCTCCGGTATCAAAAAAGGACCGCTGGCATTTCGCCACGGTCCTTCATTCTTTTTATAAACAGGTCAATAAAACATCATGTCCATCGCCGCTTCGTCCAGGACAGCTTCCGTTACCTTTTTTGATATGAAGTCATAGCATCGGGGTATATAATGCAACCCTAACTCTCTGTCACTCGAATCCATAATGTACAACCGCCTTGCCAGGCTGTTCCCTAACTTTTTAGTATACTCGCCACCCGCTTCAAATGTCTCAGCGATTACAGGATAGCAGAACTCTTTTCTTACCCATTCTGCATAACGCGGTACATCATGATCATGCCCAAGCTGCATCTGGAAGCACAGTGCTTCCCACTCATTATGGATTTCAAAAGGTGGTTCATAGCCTATCTTATCGGTCCGCGCTTTCATTCGTTCGATGCTTTCAGAAACGAACCCGTTCAGCATCCTGGTTGCCAGGGAAGTGGATACTGTCTTAAACAGCTTCCGCTGCATAGCCAGTTCATGAAGAATCGACAGCACCAGCATGCTGCATGCATCCACCTTTTCCTTTTCTGTTTCCAGTTTCTTTGGAAAAGGCTTCTGATGCTTCATAAACACAGCCCGTATAGCATCTGTTTTTTCTGGCATTTCAACAATGTCCCTGATACACTCCCGGAGCCATTGCTGATGTAACTGATCCTTCTTACACCACTTTTTTCGGTTGCGTTCTCTTTCCCAGGCATCCACCTCATCGACAGGCAGTTGTTCCAGGTAGCAGTAACAATCCCAATCATTCCGGCGGAGCCGTACATATTCACTGCGTAACAAAGGAAAGGTCCTGGTATGATACATTTTACTCTTCATCTTTTTTGCACATGCCTTCAGCTGGCTGGCCAGATGTCGTTCCTCTTTTGTCAAAGATACACACCTTCTTCAGTCCGTTTTTTCTATGGATTTATTATATCATATTTTTGTCTTATTCTTTAAATTTTATTGAACATTCAAAATATTTTAAAGTGTATCTTTATGGTTCGCCCCGGCTGCTGCTTACAGGTGCTTTCCTTTATTTTCATATATCAAAAAAGGACCGATGGCTCATAACCACGGTCCTTCATCCTTTTCGTGCTGATTATAGTATATCCTACAGAACACCCTGACATCAAGTGCTGTTCAACTGACATTTAGTGACATTCATCGGGAATCTCGATGTTTTTCAAGGCGTCTTCGTGAAGCCGGTACACCTGCCGGACATGCAGTCCCAGCGTTTCAGCAATAGCGGCCCAATCCTTAAAGGCCAGATACCGCAGTTCCAGGACAACGCGTTCCCTTTCATCCGGCACCCGGTTAATGGCTTTCATGATGTTGCCCTTGAGTTCTACCAGGCCATCGATGGCTTCATCGACTTCATGCTCCATGTCCATCATCCTGGCAATCGTTTCTTCCAAGCGGTGCGGATTCGGTGTACCACTCGGCGGCACGGGACTCAGTGCCGATGAGGCTTTGGTCGCCAGTCGCCGCAAGGCGGATACCTGCTCCAGTTTGCTGTCGATTTGCAGATTAATATTTCTTGCTTGTTCCAGATATGCTTTGGCTTCCATGTACTGATTGACTCCTTCTCTTTCCTCTTTCATAGTATACCCCCATTTCACACATTCGTCATTTTCAAGTCCGCTCGAACGGCATCAATCAATGCCGCCTGGGTTCCATCCTTATGCTCCAGCACCTTCAGGATGCGTTCATCGATGGTGCCTTTGGCCACGATGTGCTGAACGACGACGGTCTGTTCCGTCTGTCCCTGCCGCCAGAGCCGGGCCACGGTCTGCTGATACAGTTCCAAACTCCAAGTCAGGGTGAACCAGATCATGATGGAACCGCCACGCTGTAGGTTGAGTCCATGGCCGGCTGAGGCGGGATGGATAAGGGCTACTGGAATTTTCCCCGCGTTCCAATCGGCAAAGTCCTTTGAAGACTTCAGCTCCCGTGCCGTCATCCGCTTCTGGATACGTTCCTTATCGTGCTTGAACCAGTATGCCACCAGGACCGGCTTCCCGTTCGCGCTTTCCACCAGGTCTTCCAGGGCATCCAGCTTCCGGTCATGGATGGTCACGATGCCTTTGTCATCGGTGTAGATAGCACCGCTTGCTATCTGGCAGAGTTTCAAGGTAAGGGAAGCGGCATTGGCGGCGGTGACCTCGCCGTCTGGTAGTTCCAGGACGAGAGACTTCTTCAGCCCATCATACCGCTTCCTTTCTTCGTCACTGAGATGGACTTCCTTGGTCACGCTCACCAGTTCCGGCATCTTCAAGTAGTCTCTGGCTTTCATGGACACGGTGATGTCCGAAATCTGATGATAGATAGCTTCTGCCGCGCCCGGAAGCGGCTTATACGAATAGACAATCGGACCATTATACCGGTCCGGTTTGAAGTACAAGTTCCGGTACTGACTGATGAAGCGGCCGAGTCGTTCGCCCATATCCAGGAGCCGGAACTCGGCCCAGAGGTCCATCAATCCGTTTCCGGTTGGCGTCCCCGTCAATCCTACGATGCGCTTCACTTTCGGCCGCATATCCTTCATGGCTTTGAAACGCTTAGACTGATGGTTCTTAAAACTCGACAGCTCATCCAGTACGACCATGTCAAAATATAGCTTACAGTGTTCATGGAGCCAGATTAAGTTTTCTCGGTTCACGATATAGATATCGGCCTGTTTCTGTAAAGCCCTTCTTCGTTCTGCCGCGCTGCCTACGACAACGGAACAGGTCAAGTCTTTCAGGTGATCCCATTTCCTGATTTCTTCCGGCCATGTATCCCGGGCAACCCGAAGCGGCGCTACGACCAGTACCCGTTTCACTTCAAAGGTATCATACATCAGGTCACGGATGGCCGTCAGCGTCGTTACCGTTTTGCCAAGCCCCATATCCAGCAGCAAAGCCGTAATGGGATGTGATTTGATATAGTTGATGGCGTACTGCTGATACGCATGAGGGACAAACTTCATGCACCCTCGCCTCCTTTCCCATCAGGTGTGTGGGCGATGGTTTCCAGCACTCCCGGGATTTCCTCAATGGCATCCAGGACGAATACCTGATAGCCCAGTTTCCGCAGCATGGCATGACGTTTTAGCTGCAGCGGCCGCGGTTTCTGCCCCGGCGCCTTGACTTCTACAAAGCCACATTTCCCATCAGCCAATAGAATTAAACGGTCCGGCATACCGGCGAATGACGGCGAAACAAACTTCACTGCCTTACCGCCAATCTTCTCCGTTTCCATCACCAGATGGTGTTCGATTGCTTTTTCCCTCATGATTTCCCCTTTCTGTGACGGCCAGTGACGCCCTAAACCTAAACTTTCCTATAGGGATTTTTTCTAAAAAAACAGCCCTAAAGGGGGTTTTATATTCGGGCGTCACCGTCCGTCACACTCATTCATTTAAAAACTCAGAAGCCTTGAGACGAATGCCGATGATGAAGCGGCCATTCCGCTTTTTCACACGTTCATAGCCCCGTTGCTCCAGAGTACGAGTAAACTCTGTCGCATTACGTATGAAATCACCGGTCCGCAAACAAAAACTTCGATACTCTTCGTACAATCTTCCAGAAGCTTCATATCCTGCCGGGTCATTTTCACAGCACTCTTCTAAGAAATGCGTCATCCAGTCATTATCTGCACGGTACTTCCCAATAGCTTCTTTGACGCAGGCCGGCTGCGGGAAACGGAACTGACTGCAGATGGCTTTCTCTGCACCTTCCATTACCCACTTCAACACATACGGCGCAGCATGATCTAAGAGGTACTTCGAATAATTTTTAATATCCTGCTTCTTATCAATCGTCGCCATGAAAGGAATCACAATGAGACGGCGCCAGATACCCGTATCCATTGCTCCCACACGCGGCAGATGATTCGTGTAGAGGACCAGAGTATGAGACGGTGTAAAATCTGACGGATCCTTATATTTCTTCTCGGCAGAAATTCGGTCCGTGGAACAAAGCTGTTTTACCACCGATGTGGACAACCGCATCCCTTCCTCTAATTCAGCCGCGATAAGGAGCCGCTTCCCTTTCGCTTCTGCCAGTTCTGGTTTCACATTTCGTTTGCAATTGGCCGTTAGGGCATCGGCAGAAATCGTGCCACTATAGCTACCGAGAACCCCGGCAATGGTATTCCAGAAAGTCGACTTGCCATTTGAGCCCTCGCCATAGGAAATAATCATCGCTTCCAGCTCGACCTGGCCAATAGCGGCGAGCCCTGTAATCTGCTGTACGTACTCGATAAGTTCTTCATCACCCAAGAACGTTTGATAAATCGCATCGAGCCAGAGCGCTTTCCCTTCTTCTCCCGGCGAGACCGAAGTGACCTTGGTGATGAAATCCAGCGCCTCATGTTCCTTGCGTTCGGCTGCCCCAAAATTCAAGTCATACGTACCATCCGGGCAATTGAGGACGAAAGGGTCACTGTCGAGGTCATCATAGCTAATTTCGAGCATCGGTTTGGCCGCCTGAAGTGCTGAGACGACGTACTTCATATCTCGACGTTTCATGACGAATTTCTCATAGCTAACGGCAGAAAGGTAAGCCAGATACGATTCCATTTGCTTTTCGCCGATCTTTTTCTCCAGCGCTTTGCCGCCGCTGCGAATGTCCTCCGCGTCAATCCCACACTCCTGCAGCGCCTTCACCGCAGCCGCTAGGGAATCCTTCGCATCAGCTAGCTGTAGGTCGAGGAATTCCTCCATGGCTCCAATCGCTCGGTGTTTTGATTCTACCCAGCGTATGCCGTCGTAGCGGAGATAATCCGTCGCCGGTGTAAATTTCAACTCATTGCCATACTCGCGTACTAACACCTTCGCCTGGCCGATATCTGAAAAATCACTTGGTTTCAATGACTGCCCCGTACCGAAATCATTATTATATTCATCCGGGCTAACGTACCCTTCTTGCTTTGCAATCTTCTCACCAAAACGTACAGCACTGCCCCAGATGGTGTTGAGCTCTGAATCAGGGAGCGGCGGATCACATTTTTCTGCTTCATCTAGGAAAATCTGGTAGGACTTTTCGTTCGCCCCATAGCGCTTGATGACGCGGCCGGCAAAACGACTCATGGTGTTATTCCGGCGTCCGGCAGGAATACTGCGTGAGGTCTGTTTTCGTGCTTGGAGCACTTGGTCAATCGTCACTTCACCATCCTGCCATAATACCTTCTCGACAGGGCAGCCATAGATGAAGCGGGCCGCATCGAGAGCGGCATTATCGAAAAAAGGATAGGCTTCAAAGATTTCATGTTTTAGCTTCGTATAAGCAGCTTCGTCCTTAATCGCCTGAATCTTGAAATACGCATGAAAGCGCGGCCTGGCACATTTTCCATCCTTTGGCTTCATGTGATTTCGTGATGGCACGATGGCCACCGCAACGTTCGGCAGCAGGGTAAGGAATTTTTCCATGGATATCCATTCGGCTGGATTTTCCGAGTGCGTGTTGTCACAATCCATGACCAGGACATCAGCGGAGCGAAAATTATCCCGCTTCCGATAACAATTTTTGAAGGCTACGCAGACATGATCAAAAGCCACCGCCGCTTTAAGGTCCTCAGCGCGACTGATTTTCCGTTTCTCTTGGTAGCGGCAGTTTGCCTCTACGCCAACAAAATCTGACGTGTAAAGTGTAAAATTCATTCATATCACCCCACTAATATACTGAATAGGTTTTCCCTTTCTCTGAGCATACTGGATTTCTTTTTCCATTCCCGCCGAAATCACATCGCCAAAGACCCAGATTTCTGCACAGCGGGACAGCAAAGCAATATCCATAAAGAGCGCCAGTTCTCGTTCCGATTCTTCATTGAGGAACTTTGGCAAATATAGATGTGGTGCCAGGGGAATACACCCCTGGTCTACCACGTAACGACAATAGTTATAGGCTTTCCGGATATTTTCTTCCACATCCCCGGCATATGGCGAACAAATGTACACAATAGGCATGAACGGGAACCTTTGAGGTTCCACGTTCTTAATCGCCTGATAAGCTGTCGGATCTGGATAGTATTCGGCATTACGCCTAGGGTTTCTGTCCATGTTTCTTCATCCATTCTTCTACACATTCCTCACAAAGGACCACCGTGCCCATTAAGTCGGTGTCTTCTTCGGCAAGTATTTCTTGCAAATCAACCGCGACTTCCCTGCCGCAAAGTGGGCAGCGGCAGAATACATTGTCATCCGTAATTTCGACCGTTACTTCGGCCCGATCTGTAAGTGCTTGTTTTACGTAAAACAAGGATATCCCTCCTCTTCTAAAAAATAGATACGCGTAAAGGCTCTCCCCCACTTCTCTTATGGAGATGATGGAAGAAATTGAGCAAAATTTTTTTACTCTTTCTGGTAAAAACTACATTCGTAGCCATCAGCTCGTAAAAGAAGCCCTTTGGCCCAGGGTGGCGTCCGTCCCATCTGCTCACAAATAGCTGCCACACTGGCGTCTTTGCGGCATTCAATGATCAGTTCATCATGGACATGGCCAACGATGTCCATACAGCTCAGCGTCTGCATAGCATAACAGAGAATATCGCGGCTGATGGCCTGAACGATATTTTCCACAAACTTTGGCCCATAGCTTTCGAGGCGTTCCCATTTTTTGGTAACACCAATGCCTTCATAGGTAACAGACTCACCACCGAATTTATTCTGGCCAATTTTGGGTTTCACGTAGGAAAGACGGCGTCCACTCGGCAGACCAATAAACAACATGCCGCTCTGCCACTGGAAACGTAGGCCTTGAATTTCCTGCGGGACATGGGTTTTGATAGCCTGCTTGACGCAGCGGTCAACGCCCCACCAGAATTGGACGATATGCGGATTTGCCGAGCGCCAGGAATTGACCAAGGGCTGCAGTTCTTCTTCGGCAAGACCCATGTCGAGGGCGCCCATGGCTTTCAAAGCACCAACTGAGCCACCATAGCCAAGAGCGAGTTCTGCAATCTTGCCTTTCTGGCGCAGATGCCCATTGACACCATGTTTGACGACCGGGACGCCAAACATCGAACTGGCTGACGCGCAATAAATATCTCCGTTCTGGGCAAAGACGTCAGAGCGCCATGTTTCCTGGGCCAACCAGGAAAGAACACGAGCCTCAATGGCAGAAAAGTCCGAAACGACAAACTTCATCCCTTCCCTTGGTATGAAGGCGGTTCTGATGAGCTGCGATAAGACATCCGGCACCGAATCATACAGAAGCATCAGAGCTGCGTAGTTTCCCTGACGCACCAGCGCCCTGGCTTCTGCAAGATCAGGCATATGGTTCTGGGGGAGATTCTGGAGCTGAATATGACGACCGGCGAAGCGCCCGGTCCGGTTGGCACCATAAAACTGGAACATACCGTGTGCCCGGCTGTCATCACAACAAGTCATCTCCATGGCCTGATATTTCTTCACGGACGATTTTGCCAACTGCTGTCGTAAGAGCAGTACTGAGCGCAGCGGTTCCTTCGCCGTTTTCAGCAGTTCCTGTACTTGCTTCTTCCCAAGCGACTCGGTCTCCATCCCTTGTTCTTTCAGCCAGGCACGCATCTGCAAGACAGAATTCGGATTCTCTAAGCCCGTCTTCTCTTGTAAAGCAGCCATCAGATGATCCCGTGACACAGCATCTATAGCTACGGCCTGCTGTACCAGTTCCTTATCGACGGCAATGCCCCGGTCATTGATTTCTTGGTCGATGTGATATTCATCCCAGACCTGTTCAGGTACTGGGTAGTGATGGAGTCGCTGTTGAATGGCCATTTCCACTTCCACATCCCGCTTGTTGTAGGATTTGAACAGCGTCCACTTCTCGACTGCCTGCGACGGCAAATTTCTCATCCTGCCGCCATTGGTTTTGGTCGGCTTACAAGGAGTGCAAAAATAACGAATGAGGTCCTTGCCTTCTTTCATCTTTTGGCTGTCTAGCTTAAGGACCGCCCCCACACCTTCTAAAGATAAGGGCAGCCCCATGTAGGCCGACCAAATCATGGAGCATTGCCAGCCTGCCGGATTTAGGAAATGCGCACGTTCCGTTGAGAGTGGATGATGATCATAAAAAGGGTCTACACTCATGCCTAGATCACGAAGATACCGCGACAGGCAGACTCGTTCAAAGCTGGCATTGAAAGCCCATTTGGTAATGACTTCATCCGTCAGGGCATCCAGAATTTCTTCAGGAATCGTTTCTCCCTGGGCTAAATCAACGACTTGCACTTCGCCTCCATCGACAGCATAACCAAAGAGGAGAATTTCAAAAGCCGGTGATTCAGCGTACTTGTACACGCCACACTTGGCCAAATTGACGTCACTAAAGGTTTCGATATCAATGCTAATGTTTTTCATGTCTTCCCTCCTCGAGAAAAAGCGACGAGGCATCCGCCCCGCCGCTAACATTCACCACTTATTGTTTTTTATAGAATTCCATCTGTCTAAGGTGCTCTTCTTCTTCCCATTCTTCGCGGCGCTTATCCAGCTTGGCTTCACGCTGTTCCCGCTTAAAATCAGTATAGATAATGGCGAGAAACATGCCAAAGGCACTCAGAGCTACCAAGCAGCACAGTACTTCCAGAATCAATTTCATCATGTTGCTTCCTCCTTACGCCAGAAAATCATCATCATCAGCCGTTGCGAAATCGTCTTCTGCCCGCGGTTTACCACCGAGCGGTTCACCGTCACGGATTTTCTGCAGGTTGTTCAGACCGCAGGCAATGCCTTTGTTGCCGTTAGAATTGAAGGCGTAGAAACTGATGGAGGCGCGGCCATACACACCCGAGTAGACTTCTGAACGTTCGATGATATGCTGGCAATCAGCATCCACAATACCCGGTTTTGTCGCCGAGTTAGCATTAACGAAGTAGCTGTCCTTATAAGCATCATCACCCGGGCGTTCCAGGTCGCCATCGCGCAGCGGCGTCTTGATAGCTTCGAGCGCCGGTACAACGCGGCCATTGCCCTTGAGTTTACCTTCCCCTTCTTCATAAGCGGCCTTGATGGCGGCTTCGATTTTCTTGATAGTCTTCGTGTCCGACTTGGGGATGATCAGGCTGACGCTGTACTTTGGCGTACTACCATTGATGGATTTTGGCTCCCAAATATTTGCATAAGACCAGCGCGTATTGACTCCTGTAATTACCTTGCACGGATTGACATAAGTTTTCGACATATTATTTTTCCTCCTTGGTTACTTTCTGAAAATCATCAGCCGCCGTATGCATCGCCGGACGCTTGTCCGATTCCGGTACCAGGACCGGCTTGCCTTGCGGCTTTTCAACTAAGTTTGACAGCAGTTCTTCGAACTGCTTCTTGCCAAGCTTTTTCGTCATGGCCGTAATGCCGAGCAGCTTTTTTTCATAGGGATCAAAGCCTGCATTTTCTACGGCAGCTGCTACGGCTTCTTCATTCACATAGCGGCGATTCGAGCAGCCTTCAACAAGTTTCCAGCCACTCCAACTTTTACCGCTGATGGCTTGCTGCAGCGCATAGTCTTTCACATCGCCAGCCCAATTGACCATCTCATCGACTTTGGCCAGGACAGCCTCGATTTCCTCATCCTGCAATGTAGATGGGACGGCGAAATCGTAACGTGCCAGCTCCAGGTTGTATTCAGCCCGCTTACGGCAGGTCGCCTTGATTTTACAGAAGCGACAATGGTCCCCAGCCTGGTACTCCCCTTCGCCTTTCGCCGCTAATTCTGCTGTGGGCTTGAGTACCGTTTCGGCCCAATGGAGCAGTTCATCCTTGCTCATGGTATAGGTGCTGACATTGTCACGCCTTGGCTGGAAGATGGTCATCGACACATGATTGATATCGTAGATGCCATCAAAGAGCTGGAGCGCCCCAAGAGCATAACACATCATCTGGCTATTCTTTTCAGCATCGACGAGGACACCAAGACCATGTTTGTAGTCGATAACGGTGAGCGTATCATCCGCTACGATGACGCAGTCGCCGGTACCAAAGCCACCGGGCACCCACTTAGAAAAATCCAGCCGTTGCTCAATCAGAACCAGTGGATCTTTGCAGACATTCTTGGCGGCTTCAACTTGCTCTATCACGAACTGTGCATATTCATCAGTACACTCGGCCATTTCTTCATCAAAGAACGTGAGGCTCTTTGTCGGATCTGTCACATCACGACCCAAAGCTGACAAGACTTTATACTCGCAAAGGCTGTGAGCATCGGTTCCCTGCAGGGCAAAGTCACTAGGTACATCTTTGACTTTAGCGCATTCCTGTGCGGATGGCGGGCAGGCCAGCCAGCGATAGCTAGAGGAAGCGGACAGTACTGCGTGCTTAGTCGGCATGGCCTATCGCCTCCAGTTTTGCCATCAAGGCCGGATACTTAGCCGCATCGACACCGGAAAGCTTATCGGCACCAAATTTCTGAATAAGTTGCCGTACTTCTTCTGTGTGTCCCTGGCGCGCCTTATCGGCAGCTACTTTGCGAACTTCTTCTAAGGTCAGCGTCTTTTCTTCCTTTGCTGAAGTTGTCGTCTTTTCTGCCGTACCGGCTACTTCCGGTTTCGGAATGTTCTGCCCAGCCAGTTGATTAGCCGCTTCATCCAGCGTCTTCGCAGCACTATGCAGGGCTTCAATAACCCGTTCCATGGCTTCTGCATTTGTCATGTTTTGACACTCCTTTCTTCATTTGTCTGTGTGTAGCCAGGACGAAAAGATTTCTTGCCATCCTGGCGGATACCTGGCTGATGGCACGGAGGACTTCGATTTCTTCCGCCGTTCTGCACACCACGGTGCCGGCATCAAGATAGTTTCGATTCATTGACTACTCCTTTCCGGAGGCCTTATCACACCTCCTACTTACTATTGGAGAAGAAGTCGACATTTGAGCAAGATTTCTTTTTCTTACTGCCGAGTTTGTTTCCCCTCCTACTATCAAATGGAGAAAGAGTTTTCTATTGAGCAAAAAAGCCGCAGACCTTCTTAGAAAAGAAAGCCTGCGGCTTTTTGCTCAAACCACCCCCTCTTCTCCATTAAGGAAATAGAGGTGGTATCACCTCCAGTACAGTAAGGAGGTATGGTGCTAGCATATAAATAGGACAAGTCAAACTGAGGGTTTCCATAAAGTGATACAATAAAAGTATATATAGGGGGTCTTAGTATGACGAAGTTCGACAAACAATTTAAAATGGATGCTGTCCAATATTACCATGATCATCGTGACTTAGGACTGATTGGGTGTGCCCATAATTTAGGAATTTCCCAACAGATACTGTCCCGATGGCAAAAGCAATTACGGGATAATGGGGAAATGCCATATCGCGGATCCGGAAACTATGCATCT